TGAAAGATGTTTATGTGATGGGAGAGAAGCTAAAAAAGGTTTGTGTGATGAGGGATATGAAAGATGTTTATGTGATGGGAGAGAGGGGGTACCTATCACGAACCTCCCGCCCCCGAAACGCGTTTTCTCCCCCACACCCCCTTCGCTGGAAAACCGGAAACGCGTTTTTACCTCAAACCTACAAACTCGCTGATTATCAACAGTTTATTTAAATTATTGATAATCAATGTATTATTATAACATATTGATTATAAGCCACTTAAATAAGCATATATCCTACATATTAATGTACGCGTATAATACCGCTCTTGTGTGTTTTGTAAATTGCTGATAATCAGATGATAGAATCGAAATTAATACAAGTTAACAAAAAAAAGATAGCATATATATTTGTAGTATTGATAAATGTCGTATATTTGCGTCGTGATCGAGAGAGATTACGAGTTAACATAGTGAATCTATATAGTGTACCCGTTGGGTGAATTATATATGTATCTGTAATTGCCTGCGTTGTGGGTCATTAAATTGAATATCATTTGTTTAACAATTAAAATATATTGGATATGATTACGAAAAAAAATGTAAACAAACTACAGAATGCTGTTATTAAAGAAAATGCTGCAAATTTGGTAGGTGCTGTTAAACTGTACAACGCTCTATTTGCTAATGGAGCTGATCTAAAGGCTATTTGCAAGGCTTTGGAAATACCAGCAGAATACGCTGTAAAGGTAGCAGCCCTCGCCAAGGATAAAAAACGCCTGGTAGCTGTGTGTAGCCAAATGTTACCGAAAGTTGACGATACATTTGTTAAATTTGCTTTATACTCTAAAGTGTATAAGGATACCAATGCAGACAAAGAGAAAGGCGTTGAGGCTAAAACGGCTGATTGGTGCGCTGATAATGTGGTTTACGGTAGCGAATATAAATCATTTGGTTTTACTACTGCCGAATCATTGGAGACCAAAAAAAGCACTAAATGGTTGATAAAAGAAAACGACGAGTATAAAGCTACTTATGTGGCTGTTAAGATCAAATCTTATTCTATTCGCACTGTGGCAAAGTGTGTAAGTGAATACCTCGCACATGAAAGCAACCAGCAGTAACAAGGCACGGAGAGCGCCGTTAAGCTCTCCAAAGGTTTGACGCGTACCGTTAAACGCGCTTGTACGCCGTTGTCAGTGGGTGCACGTCCCGCGTATGCTTTAGACTGAAGCTGACAAAACAGAGAGTTATTTTACATATTGGAGATAGATATACCGTTGCCCTTGCCGTTGGCAATTAAAGGGCTGGTATTACTGCATGGACTATCCGAATAGGTATGGTTTATGTTAGGTATGTGATTACAGTTTGGAAAACATGCCGTTGTACGAGGTTTATCTCCAGATCGAAACGTGTCTTACTTGCTTACACGAAAAATAGAACAAGGCTGTAGATTAAATTACAGGGTACAAGCATGTAGCCTACCATGTAGGGACGTGCCGTATCAAAACGCAAGGACACTATGCCGTTATGTGTGGCGAAATAGTGTAGCAGACGGAAAATATAATAACAACATAGTACGAGCCTGTACGCAAGAACTACGTACTAATTACGGGCTGTTGGTTGTAGCATAAAATCTCTATAGGATAGGAATGCGTGTCCGGTTCGATTCCGGAGCAACCTCTAAATTATAAACAATATAATAACATGGAAAGGAAATTTAAATCTCATATGGTAGACGTCCGCGGTCTGTCCAGGAAAGAAGCTAAAGAAAAGCGAAAAAGAGCGTATCGTGAATTTATGTTGTATCGTGATCTCAAAGAAGCGTATCATGCCGATACAGGAAAGGACAAATGCAAACGCAAAGTCCATACATCACGAACATACGTGAAGGAAAACATAAACAGTATTTAAATAGGGATAGGGTTGTTCCGAATATCGGAGCAGCCCTATTTTTGTATCCTACTCTTTCCATTTACGGGTAGGATATTCTGAGAGTGAACGGCGGATGTGAGCTATATTGGTCTAAAACGAAACTAAAATATGAGAGTTTGGATACAATGCCGGTATTTTGTCTATATCATGTCGTTAAAATTGGTCTAAAACGAAACTTTAGGCGGTTTTCTGACCCAAAATAGGGTGCCGGATGCCGCCTTTTTCGTCTCTATGGATTGAAAATTGGGCTTATTGTATTTTTCTTAAAAATTAGGTATGCTTGATTATCAATTAGTTATGTTTTATAATACCCGTATTTTCGGACATACTTATTGTATTTTTTTTGTTTTATGTGGTGGTTTTTATTAGTAGCTGATCTTTATTTTCTGTCGGTTGGTATTCGCTCTATGTTGGAGTACGGACCGGATCAGTATAATATTGTAATGGTCTTTTGCTTTTCTTTATTGGCTTTGATTATAGGCTTAAATATCTATCTGGATAGGAGGAGCAGACGGTAGGGCGTGGGCTGAAGGCTCTCTATTCTCTCTATGGAATGATATTATCTCTAAACACCCCATATCCCATGCCATAGTATAAGCTTGTAACGCTCTCCGTATGCCTGTAGTGAGGCCGAGAGCGCAGGTTCTATGCGGAAAGCCGGAGGATTAGCCGGGGTTGGAGAGGGGGAGAGGGGGAGAGGGAGGGCACTCTCTTCCAATAAAATTAAGACTTACAGCGTTTAAAATTAAGACTTACAGCGTTTAAAATTAAGACTTACAGCGTTTTAAAACAGCATTTTGTAGTTTCTACCAACAAAATTCAACAGATCAACGTTTTAAAACAGCATTGTATAGGATTTTCCAACAAAATTAAGACTTACAGCGTTTTTAAAACAGTATTCTGTAGGTAAGAGTTAAGGACTGCATTATGTGAGTATTTTTTTTTCAATCGGAATGTATAACAATTAAAACATAAACAACATGAACGTATATGACTTTGCGCCTGACTTAGATTTGAGTAAGGAGAGAGAAGGTTCTATTTTTGGGGTGAAAGGAATAGAAGGTAGTGATGGTATAGTATATGCTAAGGTAGTTAGCTGTGCAGAAGTTAAGGATTACAGTTGTGATAGGTGTATTTTTTATGATTGTTATAAGGATAAATGTTTGTTATCACATAGCAATAGTTGTATAGATAGAGACTGGTGTTGTAGGTACGAACAGGCTGCCATAGAGGGGGAGTAGGCGGCGCCTTGGGCTAAGGCCTGCGGTTGTCGGGCAGGACGTAGGTCGGAGCGGAGCCGGAACAGTTTATTGTGGAACGTGAAAATAAAAAGGAGGAGATAGCGATATGAAAAAGACATTTAAGATATTTTCTATCATGCTCGTTATTGAAATGGTATTGATATCTATTTTAGACGCTATGGCGTGAGAAGAATTTTCTTCATTAATTTTCTTATGCTTTAGACAGAGTGCTCCCGTCTGCGAAGATCGGAGCATTTGCTTTATGGGATTCATGGTGCAACAGGTCGGTTCGATTCCGACGATCTCACACAATATTAAAAATAAAGGAGGAAAGAAAAATGAAAGACGGAATTGTATTACACCCAGAGTATGGAGTTAATCCATCCATAGAAATATGTATAGTATGCGGTGAAGAGATGGGGATTGCTTTATTAGGAAATAATATCAAAGGACAGGCGCCGCATCATATATGCACGGGCGAAATATGTGACAATTGCAAAAAGATAATAGATGACGGAGGTTGTTTTATTATCGAAGTTGAGGATGGATCAGATCAAAAGAATCCGTATCGTACAGGGAGATATTGCGCGATAAAGAAAGAAGCAGCAAAGAAAATACTTGGACAGGAACATAGTATTGTGTACATGGAAAAGTCTGCGTACAGTCAAATAATACCACAAAAATAAAGAAAGATATGTTTACAAAAGAAGAGCGATTATTCATATGGAAAAAGGTATATGAGATGATTGATAGGTTAGAGGATGGGGAATACATATGTGTTGCGTTAAGAAATGTAGTGTTTATGTATTTCAAAACACATAAAAATATCTATGAGTTTCGTTCAGACGAAATGGTGAGAATATATTTCCCGGAATTGGAGGAGAAGATAAGTATGGCCACAGAACCAGAGGAAACAAGAACGTTTTATGGGTGGTTTGGTTGTCTTAGTCCAGAAACGAAGGAGGTAAGGCTGAATATTGTGAAAGATATTATAAAAGAATTAGAATAGTATTTTTGTTAATCTATTTTATTCATCAAATTAAGTTTTGGGTTTTGGCATGTCGGTTCGTGAGGATAGGCATGCCTATTTCTGCATCATAGAGGGGATGACGCGGCGTGCCGGTGCGTATGTGCCGGTCCTGGTTCGATTCTGGGCATCTCACAAACAATAAAACAAAAAAGTTATGAGAATATATAAGAATGATATTATAAAGGCGTCAGCAATAAGCACCGGAGCCGACAGAGGCGTGTTGCTGTGTTCAATAACAGATTCAGGCTTTACGTCTATAGCGGGCGTAATATCGGCTGTTAAGGATAGGTTACCAAACGAAGATCACAAGAAGATGGTTTTTGAAATCTTGAATGATACGAAAAAAGAGTACGGAAGATATAATAATTGCGGAACAAAAGTATTGTAATAAAGAGTAGAAAACAATATGTTTATGTAATATTAGTTTTTTCATTTTTATTGAAAGGAGCGCCGGCCTGTGAAGGTATGCGCTCTTTGTATTTGTATAATGCATAAAACAATAATAATATGACAGAGAATAGTATAGACGTAAATATCGTACCTGTAAAGAATGGTATGAAACGTGTTGTGGTATCATATTACCATTATTCACGCAAGGAGAAAGATCGCATGAGTTCCCAAACGGATTACGTTTGGGAAACAAAGAATGAAGAAATGTTTAAATACTTTGAGGCCAGGAGGACAAAAGTATTTTATAGTCAGATTCGTGCCATGTGTAGATTCTATGGCAAGAAAAATGTACGTAAATACAAAAAGTTATGATATTAAAAACGACAACCAACGAGTTTTGTTTCATTAACGTAAGTTTCTACGAAACAATAGCAGATCCTCGTCATTTCTTTGAACAGGATTATGAAGAGATGCCAGAATATGAGGAGGAATCGGATTTTGATTTTGATTCTTATTACAATAAGTTTATTCCTTTTGTACAGGAATGGGCGAATGAGGTGGGCGAACGCCTTTACGGATATGGCGTGAATAGTATAAAGGTAACATCGGTCGGATATCCGAAAGAATATAATTATGGTACTGATTGGATGAACGTAGAGGTAGAGTTTTGTGATGAATGGAGGCAAAAGATGTTATCTAACATTAGTAAGATTGTCAATGATGATAAATGCAAGAAGTATGCGGAGACTAATTACCGGTCGGTATCAGGATACATCTTTTTAGGACCTGAAGATTTAAAGGAATTTGAAAAGGAAATAATAGAAAGAAAGTCAGATTCGGAATATGATGTAACAATATTATTAAATATGTATCTAACTTTGGCTTTTGTAAAAGAATTTGGATTTAAAGCCGGAGAAGCATGGAGTGAAATAACAGAATATGCTTACGGATGTTTATCGTATTCCGATTTTGCAACAACAGAGATGCTTATACCGGAAGGTTCGGAGCATTTATTCAAAGACATTTACACGGCAAAGGCCGACGAATTATATCATCATGTCCTGGATAAATTCGGATGGGCGTGGCGTGATCCGAAATATAAGTCAGAAACAGAATTATGCGCGATGCTAAAGTGGGCAAAAGAAAAAGGCTTGACCATTGAAGAGTTAAGTATTTAATTGTTAAACATAAGGCAGTAGTGGTGCGTGAGTATAGGTGCTGCCGTTAAAATATTTTATAAGATGAAAAAAGAAGAGATTCAAACTATTTTATACACAATCAAAGAAGGAGACAGTATTAAGATCAAAGTACAAGACAAAAGTGAAGAGATAAGACTGCGGGATCATGTAAGAAGAGTACAGAAATACGGATACAGGTTTTGTTTGTCTCATTTGCATGATGGAATTTTCTATCTGGAGAAGTTAGAAGAAGGGGATAAGGATAAATACTATAGAGTAATAAACAGAGGAAATGGAAAGACCGGAGTATAACAAGCTACGTAAAATGGCTAAGACTACTCCAGGTCTGATAGTGGACGAGGCGCAAAACATGATGCGTGTATCGCTATACGATAATGGGGAACTTAAGAAGGTGGTAGTAGTAATGAAATGCGATTCTTTTTTACAGTCAAAAAGTAACATAGAAAAGATAATGTTATTATCATCTTCTATAGAAGATAGAAAAAACAAGGAAAAAAATAAAACAAAATCAGAAAATGAACAGAATAACAAAAATAAGAGAAGAAATAGGAGGAAAACAGGTTGATTTGACCTTTTACGGGCGCTTTTGCAGCCTTATCGAAGGTGATAGAAAGATAATACTAAGGGCGATAAAAAACGGTCGTAAAAAAGGCGTAATCGGAGCCATTCAGCCTGGGAGACATGATAGAATTTGGACCACATGGTCTATTGCTTTTGATGATCTGAAGGTAGGGGATACGGTAGAGTTCAGTACATCTGGAAAATACAATCCCGGATTTCATGCTACGGAAAAGTATGTAGGGTGTGTAGAATGGATAAAAGGATCGGAATGTGCGATAAAAACCGGCAATGGAATGGCGGTAGTATTAATTAAACACATAGAAAGGGTAGTAAAATGATGGATTTAAGGATGTTTATAGACCTATTTCAGGAGATTGAGGTAGAAAACTTGTTTAAAGCGTTAGATTTATGTATGGAATATGTAAGATTAGATTTACATGTGTTTAATGTAGGAGCTCATGTAACGTGTTCATACAGCAATGATCTTGAATCTCTTTCACAGGCAGAAGGTTGTAATGTGAATATGATAATAGAGGTACCCTACTTATTCGAAGCATTCATGGAATATGCTTCACCGGAAATGAAGTTGTATTATGTAAAACTAACAGAGATAGTATAATATGAAAGAAGAAGTAGAACGGATAAAGAAGTTGGTAGGCATAGATCATAACAGATGGGAGCAACCTTGTACATGTGATAAATGTAAAAACATGTGTAAAGTTCCTTGTATTGGTACGCCAAAAGACATAGAGGCTATCATAGATGCCGGATACGCTGACAGGTTAAAAGAAACAATGTGGATGGTAGGGTATCTTGCAGTGAAAGAAAAACCAATAGCGATGATCCAGCCAACAAAGAAAGACGGGTGGTGCGCATTCCGCCAGCCGGGCGGTCTCTGCGAGCTGCATGACCTCGGACTAAAGCCGACTGAAGGAGTTCTGGCTTCTTGTAAGGTGGTTGAAGAAGACGATATTCCGACATACGAAACATCCGTACTTAGAGCAGTAGCTCACGAGTGGGTTAAGGTGGAGAACTTTGGAAATGTAATGAAGGTTGTTTTTAAATTTTTGCATGAAAATGAACGTAGAAAATAAATTAAATAAAGTGGTTAAGATCCTAAAAGAAAAAGGATTCGTAGTATATAGAAAGGGCGGGAAGGAGCCAGGTGTATTTTATGCCAAAGAAGGTGACAGCCGGATAGGATTCGTTTATCCAAACAACGGATATATATACGACAGGATAAAAATGTGGTCTTTTTCAAGGGTGTATAAACCACATAAGAAAACCGGATCTTCGTGTTTAATGTGTGTCAGCGACGAATTTACTATAGAAAATGCGATTAAGAGCATAGAAGATAGACTGTGGGTAAATTATATAAAAGACGGTAACAGAAAACGACCAGAAGAATATAAAAATATAAGAGAATTTGTTGGTAGCTTCACTAAATTCTACAGCTCTGTAGAATTAGTTGAAGTAAAATAGTTTTCCATGTAAGTTAGTTACCGGCACTGGTCTGCGAAGATAGGTGCCGTTTTTTTTATTCAAGAAAGGAGGACAAAGATGGAGAAAAGAGGCAAGAAGATGCCTTACGAGGTAGTCATACAGGAAAGAAAAAGAGTGGATTTGTACGGTAACGTAGTGTATTATATCCATTGGTTTGATAAATATGGGTACAATATCACAAACGAATGGAAATTCTGGAGCAAGGGTCCGAAAAAGAAATACGATAGAGTTAATCGTTATCTAACGGATAGTTGGTTGAAGGAATACTGTGGGAATAACGATTTAAAGATAAGGAGAATAAAGGAATGAAAAAGATAAAAGTAGACAAAGTGATATTATACTATATGGATCGGGTAGACCCTGACGGGAACCCATACCGGTTCTATGTGTATAAAGGAATGGCATCTGAAATAGAATACTTTTGCACGGAAGAGGCAGGTAATATGACTATACCAATCGGAGAAGGAGAGTATGTCAAGATTGTACCAAAAGAAATAGAGAAAATACCGGTAAGGGGATATAGGAAGCTTACTGGAATATGGAATCGTGAAACATGTAACGGAAAGGGATGGTATAGGCTTTTTAATTATTTCAAATACAAGCCGACCCTATGTTATTTTAAAAAAGCTGGACATGATGTAAATGGGAATACAAGATACGAAATATCATTATTTAACAACATTATAAATGTGACAAGGTATTTCAATCTGTGGAGAATGAAGCCAGGAAAGTATGCTATGGTAACAAACGAGTGTGGCGCCTTGGATGTTATAAAAGAAAAATTTGACAACATAAATATAGTGGAATATGGATCTGAATGAATTGTACAAAGAAATAGAAAAAGCGGAGGTTGATCTGAATGCAAAAAGATTAAAGTACATCAAAGAAGCATTAGCAGAAAACAATGGAATTATAAAGCTAAAATTTAAAGAGTTTAAAGAAACTAAAGAAACTAATGATGTATTTGACTTTGACGATCAGTTTCCGGTGATAATAGAAATTGCTGGGATTCCTATGTATTTAACGGAAGTGTATGTCAAAAAAAACGATTTTCGTATAGTTCTGCTGGATTATGATGATATGACTTTAGGTGATTATGATAATACAGGGGAAAATGAACAGGTTGCTTATTTTATTAACTATTGCTTAAATCAAGACAAAGATGGGAAAGAGTAGAAAAGATTATGAGAAGTATCTTAACTCAATATCTCCAGATAGAGACGATGAGAGATGGATCATTGGAGGAAAGAACAGGTATTGCGGTAGAGAGAATTATGGCACTATGATCAAAAGGTATGATCCTATTGGTTTTAATGTAGGATACAGGGAGTGGGTAGAACAGCCAGAGTAAGGCGGCGCCTGCCCTGCCATGAGGTCGGCCTGGCTGTCTGTGGCCAGGACCGTACATTAGTCAGATAGTGAACGACGAAAACAATAAATGCAGATTAATGTTGGCAGCATAACTTACATCTAAAGAGATAAATCATGAAGCTATTATATTTAGTAGAGTCAGGAGAATCGAAGTTCCTTGTCTTTGACGAAATGCCTGATAAAATTAGCACAAAGTACGGAGATGATACCATTATTGGAAGGATAGGAGGTATATTCTATGATTTCCTTGCAAAGAGAAATGAGCGAAGAGAAGCTTTCGGAGGTAGAAAGTTCGATATCGTACTTGACAACGGGGAGATAGAGAAGTGTGAAGGGCAATGGTGGGATGCGGCGACAGACAGAGCAAGAGAAGAATTGGAAAAAGAGGGAAATCCACTTTCTAAAATGGTACTGATTGGTGTTTCTTCAGTAGATAGATTATTGGATTGCTATGTGTATTATGGGTTATGGGCATCCGAAAGTAAGATTGAAGAAATGATAGCTGACTACAAAGGTCGTATATATGAGTATTACGAATTTAAGGAAGAGGTTATTAATAAGATAAATGAGACCCGTAGAAAATCATATATTCAATCTTGGAAAGAACAGATAATACGGTCTGGGATGAGGCAGAAAAGAAAAGACGTATTTGAATCACCGGATGGATTGCATATTGAGATGGTATATGAGAACAAAGCGTTTGTGCCATATAGACCTATAAAAGAAACCCAGGATTTACCTATAGATGCAAAGTACATACCGCTTCTTACAAGGATATTTGGAAAGAACATGCTTGCGGAGATGCAAGATGTGTGCGATTGGAGAGAAGTGTTTGGTAAATACGGAGATAGTCGACACTCACTTATAGATGCACTACATAAACTTATTAGTGAATATGTTAAATGGAAAGACTTGCTGAATTATTTTAAGAAAGGCAAGATTGACGGTTATCGACTGAGATATGATAACCATGATAAAATGTGGTATTTTAAAGAAATTTTTAGCATTTCTCCATCAGATCTTTACACGTATGATTATACGTATGAATTTATAGAAGACTTAGGATGTGAAGAATTAATTCAGATTCTTTCAGACTTAGGCAAGGATATATTTGTCAAAGAATGGTCCACAACAGGACACAGTCAAGGGGATTATGTTAAAGGTATAGCTTTCTGTACAAAGGAGAGGTACACAAAAATGGTTAGTAATAATACTTCCGATTGGAAAACCCAAATTGACAAATTGATTGATGATGAAGTGAAATCCATAGGTATGTGGATATGGGGAGATGTAAAGGGGTACGTGCTTGAAAAGAAAGTGAAATTTGTCAAGAAATACAAAGATAAATCCAGGGAGGATGAAGAGGGAGAAGAATGGGAAGAGGTTGATTCCTGTTGGGATTATTATATGGAAACAGACGAATTGATAGAAGAAATAATGAAAGAACATAATCTGAAAAAATAAGGAGATGGGGGGGGGATCATGAGGGTGTATTATCAGAAAGAACACCAAAGAATTACAAATAATACTGATTCAGGTCAACGGCTGATAGTGACGGACGCCACAGGAGACAGGTGGGGTAAAGTGCGAAGAGCTCCGGTTCAGGGGAGACGCGGGCTGCATCACATGGCGTAAGGTTACAGTAGATGAAATTATTGAACATTTTAAAAGAAGATAATTATGGGATATATATGTACAAGATGTGGTGGAACAAAGGTTGCTTGTGAAGCCATAGTAAATCCGAATACCAGAGAAATAATAGATTATTTTGATGGATCTTTCGCGCATGCTATTTGCGGGGATTGTGAAAATGAGGTAATAATATCTAACGTTGAAGAAGTCAAACATGAAATTGATTTAAGATTTCATGAATTTGTAGAAAGAACAGGTAAGGAGCCTGAATACGTAGAATGTCAGATTGTATGGAAGGAGACAGGAGACGATAAAAGAGCGACAATCAAACTATCGCTGAGTATCAACGATGATGATAATGATGATGTTTTTTATTATTGTAATGGGATAGAATCATTTAAGCAACTTGCTGAATACGGGATGGGAGAATTTATCGTAACATTTTGTTGGAGTTTCTTTTAAGAAATACATTCAGTTATCATTTTTTAATAACATATCTTATGAAAACACAAGAAGAATATGCCCATGAAATTGACGAAATCGTTCGCCGGGATGTAGAGAGCTGCCAGAGTGACTGGTTTATAATCGACAAGGAGATATTTATGCAGCCAGAGAATAAGAACAAGGCATTTATTTTGGGAACAAGAAAGACCGGGTGCGATATAATCGTACTTGGGGGGTACTAATTGCAGTGGATCCAATATGGATTGGCTTTTCGGTTGCCTTGGCAATGAAAATTTCTATGTATGCCAGCCAGCATCTTTCTATAAATCACAAAAAGAAATCCAGAAAGTAAATCCGCTTTATGCTTTCAAGGTGGCCACTGCTTATTTTAGAGAACAAGGGAAGGTTCCGATATTTGAAGATAGTAACTGTAGATTAATAAAACTATGAGCATAAAAGTAATAAGATACAGGTTGCCATCTTATTGGGCTTGTCCGTTAATCAATGATGATTACACTGGATTAACGGATGAAGAATGTGAGGAAATCCATAAAATACAAGATATGGAAAGATTGAATTTTGAAACATTGTTTCGTATCGTAAGATGGGATTACAACCGTTGCTTTAAGGACGAATCACTGGACAAGGATTTGTTCGTAGAAAAATACGGACGGGTAATGGGTGAGCATTATTATAACAAGTTTGTTCATGAATTTGACGGAAATATTCTGAAGATGGTTGGTTACTTTAGAGGTTCCGAAAAAGAGGGGCAAGTCTTCTGCGATATGATAACCGAACGTATTGAAAAATACGAAAAGAGAATGTCATATGATAAAGGTAAGTTAAACAATTAAAAAGATATTTATATGAACAATTCAATGGTCGCTCACTTGTGGGCTCATGAACAAGAAGAATCAGCATCAGGGAGCAATTTCTTCTTTGAAGGTACAAGTATTTATTCTTATGGGCATCACTTTGAAGTCGGGAGAATAGTAAAAAACAAACAAGGGAAGAAAGCATACCTGATAAATGAAGATTATTATTCTGCTACTACGAGCAAACATCAATGCTATGTTCGTAATGCGATACCAACTTGGGCAATGGTTTTCAGTGTAGGGGATAATATATCGGATACTGGTAATATGAGGTTTGTTGCCAGCAAACTGGAATCAATTAAGAAGTCTATTGAAAAATACAAAAGAGCTAAAACAGAATTATCTTATACAGATATTTGGGGCGCTTTTGGGAATATGATGGATTACATTCAGTTCTTTAACATGGGGACTGCTAAGAGTATCCTTAAAAAGAGTGCTAATGATTGGCTTGGAACCAATCATGAATTATCCAAGAGCGGAGATAGTATCAAGCGTAAGCACGTACATGAATTAAAACGCATCTTTCAAATTTTATTAGATCATCAAGGATTAAAAGTGTTAGGGACCGTAAATGTGATTGTTGATGAAGTTTGCGGGGAAGGTACATGGATTAAGTATTCAGAAAGATCTGAAAGATGGAGAAAGGGTGAGGAAGAAAGAGAAAGAATAAAATTAGAGAGATTAAGAAAGGAAGAAGAAGCCCGTTACAAGGATTTTGATGAAAAACTGGAAGAGTGGAAGTCAGGAGAAATCAATTTCTTGAATACACCTTTCTATATTCCTGGTGAAAAACCTAACGCCTGGATTCGTATAAAAGGAAATATTATTGAGACAAGTAAACAGATAAAGATTGGAATAGCAGAAGCCAGAAAACTGTGGCGGGCTGTGTCGGCAATGCACCGGGGCGCCGAGTTTCGGCACGGTCTGGTGGAGGACGTCACCGGCCACCAGTGGAGTCTAAATCGGTACGAAAACGATTTGTTAACCGCTGGATGCCACCGGATTGCATATAGCGAGATGGAAAGTATTGCGAAACAACTGGGATGGGCGTAAGTAACCCATCCTGTTTTATAACAATTAAAAACGAAAAGATATGGAAAATTCAATTATTGTTCCGTTTGATTTAAATACGGCGAGAAAAATTAAAAGCGGAGAAATAGAAGGTTCGGTATTAATTGATAATATTGAAATAGAATTTGTATATGAGTCGAAAGACTGTGCAGGTCCTTATAATTTGCTTTTTGTAAAAAAAGAAGGATATGGGATAAGTGCTATATATGCCAACACGGAAGGTTGTAGTATTGGCGGCACCACTCTGGAATTGAAAGTAGAGGCTGGAGCGTATTTTAAGAAAGGAGATGTATTAACAAGCACTAATGGATATCAATTCATATATGATGGAATTATTACCAAAGGGGTAATGGGATGTATATGCGGAATGGCATCATTTGGAGATATTGGGTTTGATTACAAATTATGGACTGATGTGTATGACGAATATAGAAAACGGCATGTAAGAAAGGCTATAGAGGAAGAGAAGAAATTTTTAGCAGAAAAGATTATAAAAGCCGAAGACAGTAGAAAAATAGATATAATAAAACGATATTTAAGTGAATATGAGTATCTATTAGATGAGATGCCGAAACGCGACTTCAAACCATTTGAACGAGTGCTGGTGAGAAGAACTAACCAAGAGAGGTGGAAATTGCATTTATTTTCCAGAGAATCAGTAGGAGATAATAAATACGAATGCTTAGGAGGGGTAGGATTTAGTCAATGTATCCCATACGAAGGGAATGAACATCTTTTAGGAACTAACAAACATTTTTAGGAACTAAGGTGATTATACACCATTTTATATCAAAGATGAAAAATGATATACATTTGTACGAAGCATCATACTGGGTATCACCAATACCCTCTACCGGTTGCTCGAAAGTGAGATCGCCGGATTCTTTTACTAAAAAACGTTTTTGATTTTACCCATCTTACGTTTTCAAGACGGAACCTTATATCAAAGACCTCTTTTACTCAACCGTCTTGTCCGAAACAAGGGACTTATTGATTCGATTGAGTAAAACAAAGTTAGAGAAGAAAAATATGAAATTAAATAACATCCGTATGTTTTATAACATAGCCAGTATAAAATGATATATAAAGTAAAAATAAAAGACAATACAAAAACTCCATTTGAATATGCTTCGGACATAGAAGCGTTTGAAAATGGTAAAGAATTTATTTTCAAGCCAGGAGTGAATGTAATTATAGGTAAAAACGGTAGTGGAAAAACAACTTTGCTTAACATCATATCAATGTATGCGTTATGCGAGAAGTCCATGTGCTCTGAAATGCCGGCTGAGGCGCTGGATTTTCCACCTATATTTGATGATGATGACAAGGTTCTTGATGGGATTGACATATCATCTGATTATGCAGGGAAAGTATTCCGTTTATTGCCATCGGCGGAGATGAATCGAGATAGCGTATTGAAAAACATCAGCAATTTCGATTTGTATGTGAATAATATTCGAAGATCTTATGGAGAGAAAGTGGTGTTATCATTGGAATCACTCTTCAATTTAATGTTCGGTCAAAAGGATTATACATTTCCAATACAAGATCTTGTAGAATACAAGAAAAAATCAAATGCGTTTTGGATTAAAAGAATTGATAACCTGTTGAAGTATTATGGAAGAAACCGCATAACATTAACAGAAAGCAGTTTTGAATACACGGTTCTCATGGATGAGCCAGACAGAAATCTTGACATTGACAATATAATGCAAATTTATAATGTATTGTCATTCCATAAACCACAAACGCAAATTATAGCCATAGTACACAATCCGGCATTGATTTACAAGTTAAGCAAATTAGATTGTGTGAATTTCATAGAGATGACAGAAGGATATCTAAACAAAATTAGCATATTTGCATCTAATTAATTGAAGTAATTATATACCATTTTTTTATAAACTTATCACAATGAGCTATTTTATATTAATGGGAAGAAGAATCCCCAAGCAAGCCATAACAGGCTTCAAATTTCAAAATGAAACAGATAACATTCGTCCTTTCTTGTCAATCAGGATAAGGGGAAAGGACGAAATTATACCTTTCAAAGATAAAAAGGAGATACAGTCTGTAAAAGCGCATCTGTGTTCTATCTTTTCTGGGTTTGTAAAAATAGGTGACTGGTATCTCAAGATGTCGGAAGTTAAGGAATATAAGCCGGTGACTGCCGAAGATATGAACCCCTACATCTTGTTTAAGACATCTAAGTTTGGAAATATAAAAGTTCGTTTCCCGAAAGATGAAGATATGAATGCGGAATTGTTGGTGTTAGATCAGCTTTTTGATGTAGAATAAACTATTAATCATCTTTTAAAAATCATGACCTGGAAAGAATTAAAAGACAAAATATCCCTTATGACGGAAGAAGAGCAACGACAAGAAGTTGCAGTATGGGGAGAAAATATGAATCTAATGAAAGATTGTTCCTTGGAGAAAACAGACGAGGATATGTACTACAACTCTGAATGGGATTATACTTGTGAAGAGAGTGAATTGGAACCGGAAGACAAGAATGACCCTGATGTACATAAGGTATATGAAGCAGGAATGTATTATATTTATTCGAATTGATTTTAAAAAGATCTGATTATGGCAGCATTAACAACACTAAATATAACGGAAAAGAACGCTAATAACAGTTTGTCTGTAACTGCTAAAGTGAATGTCACCAAAGAAGGAGTGTTTACCACTACCTTGTCAAAAGAAGATGTGGATAAGATTCATTCTTATGGGATCAAATTACCTACAAACAGATTAGGCAACGAAGGATATTTCAATAGTATAGCACTTTCTGATTTGGAAAGTCAAATCAGGGAAGTTCTGAAGAGATGTTTGAGTTATAAAATAGTAGAAGAAGTGCCTGTTATTAAGTATCAACTGGAAACGAATTGCACGTTTTCATATGACAAAAACGGAAATATTGTCCCTAACCCCTCTAAGGAATGGACAGGAGGCGATGAAAATGGAGAATGGAGGGATGGAACTTCCCGTTTAGATGCCTTAAACGCCCAACCTTTCGGTTTTAGTGTTTATGCAAAACCATTTCTAAAAAGAGTAATTGAATATGGAAATGGAGAGACAAAAGTAGAATACAGCAGGTTAAATACAGAAAAAGGAACCTATGCGCACTGGCTGAATTGTGTAGTAAGTATATCATACAATAGACATAAACAGGTAATGGAAGTGGAGTGTAACGAATGTACCTCGAAATTATTCGTTGATATGATCAAGTCCATTTGTAATATAAGCGAACAAGTTAAGAGTTTTATCAATCCAGAACAAATAAAAGCAATTGCGGGGTCAAATGAACCGATTTTGCTTTTATCTAACAACTAAAAAATCATGAGGTGTGTATGTGTTTTTATCCGCTTTCTGTTATGGCTTATTTTTACGTTGTTATTATCATTCACTGTCATAGGATTGGTTATAAGCGTGAGTGATGAATGGCAGGAAATGGGTGACAAAATAATAGATAAACTTTAATAAAATATGAATAAGAATATAATCAACAACGCTCAACTTTTAGAGATTAAAACTAAGATTAGACAGCTTGGAGCAATGATGAATGCATATCAATGCAGGTTTGTGGTTTCTTCGGGTCAATTGTTTTTTGTGGATGATGAATATGCTGGAACGGTTAAACTGACTAATCTTGATAATGGAGAATCTAACATATCATTCCCTTCATGTGACGATGGATTGATAATCAATCCAGCCGATAAGCATATTAAATAATTTCAAAACTAAAAATATTTAAATTAATTAAACAATAATAAGACATGAAACAAGATATAGAATATGCTGTTCCTCTTTTTAAAGCTGGTGCAGAGTGGCGCATTAACAGCGTATGGCATTCTATAACAGTAATTCCAGATTGCCACCGTTTTATTGTGTTTCTCCCTAAGAAATCAACAATAGGATCAAAGAATCCAATTATGGGTATATTGGAAGAGAACAAAACTTTTATATCCAGCCGTCCAGGATGTATTTTATGCAGATTAGATGAAATGGAATCATGGGCTTATTTGGATGATCTATTACCTTAGGTAATTATATACTCAATTAATTATTCATTTTTAAAAGTTAGAGTTATGAGACAAAAAAGGAAAAACACTTCATCCAATTTGGAGAAACAAAAAAAATGTACTGATAAGTATGAATACATATATTTGCCAAAAGATCCGTTTAAGAAGCATCCTAATAAAAAAGGAGAATGTTATTTAATTCGTAGAGGCGAGGTCTAATACCGGAATGCAAAACGTTTTAGGACTTGACGATCCTAATGATAGATCGGGTACAAAATTAGTAAAAATACTATCCTCTAAAGCTATAAGCGACTGTATTCAAGATGGTTATTTATCGGTAAAAGATAAGCCATTTCCTTGTTTTAAAGAAAATAGAAGAATGAATAAATTAAGAAGAAAATTTGAAAGGTTATGACCGACAGAGAGCTTCTTGAAGAAAACAATAAGATGTTAAAGGAAATCCTAAGTTTTGTGAGAAAAGTCGATTCTGTTGAATACAGGGATCATCATGACTTTATGGAATTTCTTAGAAATGTGGCAGCCGATATATGGGTAGAATATACGGAGCCTGAACAAAGAGGTAGATTGTTTAATTTAATAAATAAAAAGAAATGAAAACAGTTTTTGATTTAAGCAGAGATGAGATTGTGGCATTGACAGACGAAGAGATAAGTCTGTATATAGACAAAGAGCTTGCTGGTAAGGGTATTCCAATTGAAGCTAAAAATTGGAATATAAAGAACGAAAAGGAAGTTGTGTACCCGGATTGCGGGGTTCCGATATTTGTCATTAAAGACATAGGTGTAGGATTTAGAAAGATAGAGGACGCTACAGAGGTGGCGAATTTACTGGTCAGGTCCAGGGCTTTTAAAGTGAATTCAAAGTATTTAAACCGATCTTATGAGAGGTTAAACGTCATAAACGAGGGCGTCGTGCCGGCAGTAGAGGGTTGCGTAGGATACACCAATGAAGAATTTGAAAGAGTTAACAAAGAAAACAATGATCCTGAATCAGAAAAAATAGGATCATTTAATAAGACGGTAGAGGAAGCCAACAACATAAGAAGCCGAGTGTTGAAATACGTGGACAAGATAAAACAGGAGCGTGCGTACAACATCGACCTTTGCATGACTTTCGAGAGATATATTGAGATAGCAGATAAAGATGCGGAGCGGGCTATGGCTTTCTTGAAAGAAGCCTACCCGTTTAATGAAGAAACAGAAGTCTTTATCAGGAAAAGATACAATATGTCTATCGGTGTTGACCCGGAAGAAAATTAATTTACATTAAATCATTTTGTTTCTTATTAAGCAACAAAAGACATATCTTTGTCCGAAAAGTAAGAAACATGAAAGAGGAAGAAGAAAAGATTAAAGAGGCTATGGCTGAAGCCTTGATACATTTAGAAGGTTGCAAATATTTTGTGGTCACGATAGTAAACGAAGAAGAATGTAGGTTTGATATGAGTCAGCGTATGTCTCCTCGTCAACTGGCTTTGGTTATAAAAGGTGTATTATCAAATAATAATATGATGATGATGGATGTACTACAATGGTGCTCAGCCAGGCTTCAAACAGAAATAGAAAAAGGAAAGAAATCAACTAATTAAATATTAATGCAATGAATCGCTGGTTTGAAATTACGGTAAAAGCCGAGATTGATAATATCGAGAACGGCAAAAAAAAGAAAGTAACTGAAAAGTATTTAGTGGATGCCTTGTCTTACACAGAGGCAGAATCAAGATCGTTGGAGATCTTCAAGGATTTGTACAATTCTTTCGAGGTTGTAAAAATTAATCCTATTAAAGTGTCGGAAATCTTCTTCAACGGAGAAGCTGAGTACTGGTATAAGTGTAAGGTGAATTACATTACACTGGATGAAAAGAAAGGTAAAGAAAAGAAAACTCCATGCTATATGTATATCCAGGCCGGCAATCCTAAGGATGCCGAAGCTGTGTTGACTAAAGGTATGCAGGGTACGTTAGGAGACTGGAATTGCGAGTCTATTGTGGAAACGAAAATCATTGAAGTGTTTAAATACGATCTTCAGAAGGGAGCTGAAAAATTAGGCGAGAAGAAGAGTGAAGAGTAAGGCTGATGTAGTTTCCAACATAGCGCTTGTTGTGGCGATAATATCATTGCTTTCAGCAGGCGCTTTCCTTCTGATAGTGATTAAGACAGACGAGGTATCTAAATTATTAATGAACGTACCTTATCTACTGGCTTCAGCGGGATTGTTCTTTTCAATAATATCATTATTATTCGAATGGAAAGCAAGGAAAAGAAGCTATACGTCTGCGAACGATGTGGACGAAAAGTGATGATAAGAAGTCATGGCTTATGCCAGGCTTGCAGGAGCAAAGAGTTGACTCCGAAGAAAAAAAACAGAATTACATCCATTAAAAACAGCAGCAAGAAGAAAAAGTTAGAGAACCCGGATTTATCCGGGTTTTTTCGTCTTATGTTGGAGGAGTTGAGTACTATTCGAATGTCTATGACTGGTAAAGCTATTCATTTTCCTACAGTATGTAACGTCTGTCACATACTTCCGAAAAGGTTATATAAGTCGGTTGCCACTTGCAGGGATAATATAGTTTTCCTTCATGAATCAGAGCATACGGTATTCGACATGTATCTTGACCGGATGGAATTTGATAAACTTGAAACAGAATTTCCTTTTGTGTGGAAGTATGCGGTAAAGAAGGTGCTGGATATGGAAAGCAGGGGAATGATTAAAGAAAGAGGTAGATTAATTATTGAAATAATTGACAGATATGAGAAAACTTTATAAAATAAGAATAGAAGCTGACGATGAAACTATCTTTTATGCTCACATACAGAGAGAAAGTTATGGTAAGGATATAGCTATCGCAGTGAAAGATAGAGATAAAGATGAAGTGGAAACAGTGTTACATTGTATTAAAGAAGAATTGATTAGAGGAAGATCATGAAAGAGAAAATAAAAATATTGACAGATTTAGGATTTGTCCCTATGGTGGAAGGAGAAGGAAATACGTTGTTTAGAATGAACGATGTTGTGATGTCGGTGTCAGATCCTAACCAAACACCAGAGCAGTTGAAGAAGGAGGTTATGTCTTTAATAAAGAACAGAGACATAGCAGAAAGAGGCGGACAGGTTCCAGTAGTTGAAGAGCCGGCGCCTGAGCCAGAGCCGGTCCAGGAAGAGGAACCGGAAGCTCCGGCGGAGGAAGCCGCTCCTAACCCTGGAGAAGAAGATTTGAATCCGTTTACAGAAAATCAGGAAACGTTAGAGCCATTTTATATCTGTGATGAATTGAAGAAGATTGAGACTCCCAAATTCGTAAGATTGACATTAGACGATAATCGTTTTTATGTAAGAAAGATGGATGATGGGACGGCTAAGATATATGCTTCGGTAACAACTTTAATCAAAGATGGGTATGTAGATGATAAGACAGCACTTCAGGAATGGAAGCAAGAGATAAAGATGCTTGGTCGCAATCCGGAAGAGGTGGCGCAGTATGAAGCTGATAAGGGAACGATCATGCACTACTTATACGGATTGTACCTAACAGGTAGAGATATGGTCTTAAATCGAAGTTTTATAGTTAAGACCGTACAAGAAGGTAAGCTGAAGATATCGAAGAAAAATCTTGACCGATTCTTTAACAGCATAGATGATCTTGACGATATGATTGTCAGAGTTATGAAGTTTGCCAAATTTTGTTCGGAGTATAAGGTTAAGCCGATGATGATTGAAAGAATATTGTCATTAGAGGACTATTTGGTAGCTACGCCGATAGATGCGATGGTTAAAATGACATTCAAATACAAAGAAGAAGGTTATTTTGGAGCCGTGTATCAAAGGGCCACAGGGCAGTTTAAGAAAGGTGATCCGAAGAAGGAGGTAAGAGAAGTGGAGAAGGAAGAAGTGGTTATTCTCGACTTTAAATCAGGGGGAATATGGGAATCATACGCATTTCAATTAGAAGCTGAAAGAAGAATGGTTAAAGCATGGTATGGGATTGATGCGCGTATTATGAACTTTTCTCCAAAAAGCACGAGTAGCAAAGGATATACGCTGAAAGAATGGACAGAAGACAGTATAGCACTTGAAAAGGCGGACTGCGTATTCCAACAAGGTATGTTGAATCACCTTAGAAAAGATAAGAAGTTCAAAGTGAGAAAAGGAGTATTAAATATCAATAAACCATACAATGAAGAGGATCATACGGTTGTATATGATATTGCAGAGGAAATGTCTAAAAGATTCGTAATATGAGTGATATTGTTATTCCTAAAGGAGATTATGTGGAAATTGTAAAACCGATATGTATCAATCCTTTTGGTGGTTATTTTATTAACATCAAAAGGGGGGTCAAGATTAAGATTATCGAAAGATTTGAAAATAGGGGATAAGTATGCAATATGCATACTCATATCTTATGAGAAATATGGCAAGAATGTTAATGTAACAATGCCTATACTGGTTAGAAACACAAGAAGAGTATGAAGAGAAAAATTAGAAGAACAGGAGAGATAATAGACGTAATCACCTTTAGTAGCTCAACTACAAGAAGCGACCATGACAGAATACAGTTCTATGGTGATAATGGGAATGTGATAAGTGAGAGTTTAAATTTTTATCTCGATACCCTTCCTGTAAATGACGAAAACAAAGATGTAGACTGGGAACAACGTAGATTCGATCTTGTTAAGGCTTATTCTATTGAGTTTGTTAAAGCACAAAATAGAAAAGGTGAAATAGATTGCGGAGTATATGTACCAGATGTGGTGTCATGGTCTATAACTATAGCAGATAGAATCATAGAGGCGATGAGAGGAGTTAAAAATGCTTGATTTTAGAAAATACGAAAACGTACCTCGGTTTCAACTTGACCGCAGACCTGGCAGGAGCCGACTAAAGCTGACCTGCCCGGCTTGCGGGAAAAGCCGGTGCCTCACCCCTTATATTGATGTGGCAACAGGTCAGGTTGTTGGCAACGAGTTCGGGAGATGCGATCATGAACGGACTTGTGGTTACGATAAACGACCTACCGGTAAGGATGTAGGTGACAAAGATCTTTGGATTTCAGGAAACAAGTGTATAAGAGCTTATCGTCCTCCTGTAAATCCTGACGTTGTAAATTACATACCTTTTAGCGAGTTTGAGAGGACTGTGGTTCCAGATGATAGAAATACTGTATTTAGATTTTTATCGTCTCTATGGGGAAAAGAAAGGGTATCTGACGTATTTAGAAGATATCATGTCGGAACAATGGACTTATGGGGATGGAAAGGGTGTTGTATATTCTGGCAGATAGATAAGGACTTTGTATGTAGAACTGGCAAGATCATGGACTTTTATATAAAGACCGACAGCCAGGGGAATGAGATTGATGTAAAAAGAGTGAAAGAAAAAGACGGTGACAATGAGCGGCCTCATGTTATGTTTTATCACTCGTTGCATGCAAGGGACTTCTTGTTTAGACAATGCCTGTTCGGAGAGCATCTTCTAAGCCAGTATCCGGATAAGGTGGTTAATCTGGTGGAATCAGAAAAGACGGCTATTATATGCGCTGTGAATAAACCAGATGAATTATTTGTGGCCACCGGAGGGTTGCAGAATCTAAGGCCGGAAGTGATAGATGTTTTAAAAGATAGAAAGACTGTAGCTTTTCCGGACAAAGGACAAGCATTTGAGACATGGAGTAAAAAGATAGATGGGATGATGATGAAGTCAAGGATAAAAGTATCGGACTATCTTCAAAATGTTGAAAATGTAGGAGACGGAGATGATGTGGCAGATTTGATAATTAGTAACAAGATAAAAGAAAAATATCATGAGCCTGGATGTTTATATTAAGAACAAGAAGAAAGAAGAGGATCGTGAATGGGTTGCAAACATCACCCACAACATGAACAAGATGGCACAAAGAATATTCGTATCGGAAAATAAAGAAACGCTGTACGATTATGTTTGGAGACCAGAAGAATTGTATAAAGAAATATATACCAATGAGATGAAGAATGTACTTACAAAAGGTATATGTGTTATGATCTCTAAGAGAAAAAGTCTTTTGAGATACGAGCCGGAAAACGGATGGGGGTCTTATGATTCATTTCTTAAGTTTCTTATCAAATACAAAGAGGCGTGTGAAGATCATCCGGGTTATATAATTGAAGCAAGTAGATAACAACATGGAAAATTATAAAAATACTTTAAATGAGGTAGTGGTGATCGAATCGTCACCAGAAACGTATTTTGTTTACGCTATTCGTAATGCTATTCGTATCTCTAAATGTGCGTATCCGACAGCCAAGAAAGTAATTTTCAAAAGAGAGGACGTAGAGGTAGAGATCTCAGAAATGGAAACTGAAAGCAGTTTGTATGAAAAGTTTAAAGAAAAACAAAAGAATAGGGTATGGAACTTAATGAGCGCCAACAACGGGTTTTAAGAGGCGAAATTTGTCCTTATTGTGGAAGAGAAACCGAGTTGGTCAATGCCGATAAAATATATAGCAGAAAAGGCTTAGGGATGGTTATGATGTGTAAACCATGCAATGCTTATGTCGGTGTTCATGAATCAGGGCCGAATAAGGGAAAAGCTAAAGGCCGGCTTGCGGGGCCATCACTAAGGTCTCTTAAGATAAGAGTCCATGCCGAACTTGACAGACTATGGTCTACGCCGGAGGAACGGGAAAGGATGTATAAGGATTTATCTGAATTTCTCGCTATACCGGAAGAGTACACACATATAGGTATGTTCGGCGAGAAGACGATGGGAAAAGTCTTTCAGTTCTGTCATGTGAACAAAGAGCGATCAGGTTCGAGAATAGAATGGCATAAGCCTGGAGATAAGTGCCCTAATAAGAACAATCAAATAGTGTCAGGAAGTAGCGCATGCAGAGGATGTCCTGAGTATCTTCATGATGAGAAAGACGGATATGTCTGGTGTGATCCTGATATGAGCTACGGCAGGTTGAAATAGGGCGCGAATTGCCTATCTTTGTGCTATTATTAATCAAAAAAATATAAGCACATGGGCAGATCAACAGAGTACTACAGGACTCATCCCGAAGCCAGGAAGAAAAAGGCTAAAAAGGACAAGGAGATAAATGCCAGACCGGAACAGAAAGCCAAACGCCGGGAGCTTGGTCGTAAAAACTACGAAACGGACAAGAAGAAGGGCAAGGGCTGGAGGAAAGGCAAGGATTGTTCTCATACCAAGAACGGTCTTAGGTATAAATCAGTAAAAGCTAATAGGGGGTCCAAATCGGATACAAAAGGTGACAAAAATGCAAGAGGAGATAGCAAATAGGATAGATATAAGAAGGATATTCAAGACCTCTAAACAGGTTATGGAAGAGGCGTATGAGAATATCTTAAAATACAGGCGGGGAGAGCTTATCCCCGCTAAAACCGGATACGATTATATTGACGAGGCTTTGCTTGGAGGTATTTTTCCTCAGCATGCTATTGCTATAGGAGCCCGGCCATCTGTAGGTAAATCGTATGTGGCCCAAAAGATATTGGAGAATGTGATGAATCCGATGATCAACCCGCAAGCAGAAGATTATTTTCTTGTCAATTGCGAGTTCGAAATGAATCCTCAGGATCTTCTTCTTCGCAGAATGAGCCAAGATATGAAAAAGCGAGCTCCTGAAATATTAAGAAGGCAAGATTCTAATACAGTAGAAGAGATGAGGATGTTTGAAATCCTTCAAGGTGAAATCAGAAATAATATAATATACATCGATGCTCCGTGTACAGTAAAAGAGTTTGAGGCGGCTGTGTATCATATAGCTACCAAACACAAAGACAAACGTCTTATAATATTTAAAGTCGATCATATTGCTTTGATAAAAAGAATGGGGTTAGATCCTAAGTCGGCTATAGATGATTTGGTGGCGGTTATGAACGAAGCTAAATTAGTATATAAAAACATATTTTTCCTCATCATATCCCAATTCAACAGAGAGATAGAAGGAAGGATAAAAAGCCCACAAGAGCAACCTCCGCGTCTTTCTGATTTTTACCAATCTGATACGCTGGGTCAGTTATGTACGTTAATGATAGGTTTGCACAATCCTCGTCGGTACGGGCTGGATAAGTATATGATATTTGGGAAAGATTGGTATCAGACTCTTGATAGGTTTAAAACTGAAAACAAAACATCATTCAGGACAGCCGGACTTGTGTTTCATCATATACTGAAGGTAAGGCAAGTTAGTATGGAAGAGCTTACTAATACAATCCACCCAGAGATACTGCCGGGACATGGATGGATGTACGGGGAGGGCGGGACGAAGTTCGTGAACCCCAACCAGCCGCCGACGCCGCCTAAGCTCTATACTGTGGAAGACGTTACGGACAATCAGGAACAAGAGACAAAAGAAGAACAGTCATTGTATTAAAAAAAAATAAGAACCATGAGACTAACAGTAGAAGAAAACGAATACCTGATAAGTAAGTTCCTTTTGGTTCTTACTGAGTTTGCAGGGGATGAAAGAGAGATGTTTTTAATCAACTCCATACATGATAAGGCGGTGGCGGATATGAATTATCGTCTTCCGTCTTTAATAAGCAGAGAACGTAAAAGACGAGTTATTGAGCTCCTTAAAGAAGGAACCAAAATAATCAAGGACTTTTCCGGCTATGCAGGTGATATGGGTATGATTAACGAATACGATCGTCTAAAGAAAGAAATAGGTACCGTCCAAGACCAGCTTGGTGACGTAGAAGGTCAACTTCGGGCAGCAGGAGAAGTTATTAAAAAAGAACTTGATATGATTGCTGACCGAATCAAAGAAGATCTTCTTGATCGAGAACTGGCTAAAAGTAATGCAGAGGCTGAAAGAAAAGCCAAAGTAGATCCGAGATACGAAGTAGCTTTAGGTGATTACAAGGAGATGCTGGAAGTGATTTTTACAACCAGAAACAAGTATTCTACGGTAGATTCTGTACATGACGATCTTCGACAGTCGGTATCTACCGGTAGAAATTCGATTATTAAAGAAGGGTACAACAGTTAAAAAACAAGGAGGGAATATGGAAAAGAAGGAATTTAAAGTAGGAGAAGTATTTACTGCCGGACTTGCAAAATTGAAATGTGTGGAAGGTGATACATGCGATGGATGTATATTCGAAGATTACGATTCTTGTTCATGTACAGACATAATTGTTGGTTTATGTGGACATGTTGATAGACAAGATAACAAGAATGTTATTTTTATTAAAGCTGATTAAGAATGTACATCAATTTCAGACAACTTGCAGCATCAGACATGACTCCTAATGATCTTGCCAATCTTCTTGCCATAAGACAGAAGGATACGGTTATGATCGAAGCCATGCCGGAAGAAGATGCTGGGAGGTATATAGAGCTTGGCCTGGTTGAGAAATTAAAATCAGGCGTGATGAGATTAACCAACAAAGGAACGTCTTTTGTGAATTATATAGAGACACCGGAAATGACAGACGAGGTTCTGGAAACGTTGAAGATTATGATAGGAATGTACGAATCGTATTCGAAAGACATAGGTGTCAGCAGAAAAGAAGCAGAATCCAGATTGTGTTGGTTTATGGGTAATACTTCATTTAAAAAAGAGGTCATACTTCAGGTAACGGAATCTTATATAGCAGAGTCAGGAGATTATACAATGAGCTTATGTAACTTCATATGGAAACCGCCTTCTCAGGCTTTTTCAGTCCATATGAACCTTAAAAATTCAAAGCTCTTTGATTTAATAGCTGAAAAATTTAAGATCGCTACCGAGCCTTATTTGGAGTCTAAGAAGAATAAGGAAATGGATTGGTTGTTTGCCGTATCTAAATTGCCTACGCCGCCGGCTAAAGGCAATCCGGATTATTTATTTACCGGAAGTTCTGAAACAGACAAAGAGAGATTGAAAAACATAAAAACATACTTATTTAACAAAATTAGAAAGCAATGGAAAAAGTAAGAATCAGAAAGATAATAGAGGATATAATTATTACTCAGTTTCTTAATTCGGAAATAGATATAGTTCATGAAGAAGATGTGTCGTTTAAAGAACTTGGATTAGATTCTGTTGATCGGATTGAGCTTGATGTGATGGTGGAACAAAAATTCAATATTGTTATTATTGATTATGATATGGAGACCATCAAAGATATGACTGATCTTGTTTACAAAATAATAACAGAAGGATATGGGAAGTGACATGATTTTATGCATGGCTTTAATAGCGTCATTTGCTTTTGTTATACAGTTTTTGTTGTCGATATTAGGATCTGATCTGGATACGGATATTGACATTGACAGTGCTTCTGATTTAAGCATGTCTTTGTCGGACATCATATCATTCAAGGGCATAACACATTTTATTCTTGGATATAGCTGGACTACCTACTTTTCGGGTTCCCATTTAGTAGGGGTTGTGATAGGGTCGCTTTTCTTTATCGTTTTGTTTTACGTATATAAGTTACTTCTTAAGTTAAAACAAGAAATGGTGTACGAATGTCCGGAAGATTTAAATGGCAGAGAGGTGGAGATAGTGTTTAGATCAGGGAAGAATCATTATATGGTAAATATTTCGAAAAATGGAAGACAGGAGCAAATGAGAGTAAGATGCTTGTCTGGAAAAACTTACAAAAACGGTGACAAGGTGAATATAAAATACGAAGAAGGAGAATTAATTATCTAATTTTTTTATCAACAATTAAATTTTAAAAGTTATGACAACAATTATGTACGTGTCAGCCATCTTAGCTGTAGTGATTATTTTGACAATCATCGGAGTCTTATCAAGGTATCGTAGATGTAAGCCTAATCAGGTCTTGGTCGTTTATGGTAAGACAGGTGGGGAAAAGAAATCGGCGAAATTATATCATGGTGGAGCGGCATTTGTCTTGCCTATTATTCAAAGCTATGATATTTTGTCTATGGAGCCCATGCAAATAGATTGTAGGCTCACCGGTGCTTTGTCGTCTCAAAATATCAGAGTGGATGTACCTACTACTATTACAGTAGCAATCAGCACAAATCCTGAAATTATGCAGAATGCAGCAGAAAGGCTTTTGGGGATGGATACTGAATCTACTGAAAATCTTATTACGGATATTGTTTATGGCCAAATGCGTTTGATCATTGCTGAAATGACGATTGAAAAACTTAATTCTGACAGGGATGAGTTTTTGGATAAGGCAAGAAAAAACATTGATAACGAACTTAATAAGTTAGGCCTTTACCTCCTAAATATCAACATCAGTGACATCAGAGACGAAGCCGGCTATATCATGAATCTTGGCAAAGAAGCTGAAAGTAAGGCCCTGAACGAAGCACAGGCTAATATCGAAGAACAGGAAAAGCTGGGTGCTATTAAGATTGCTGTACAGCAAAAGGAAAAAGAAACGGCTGTAGCTAATACCCAAAAAGAGCAAGAGATTCAAATTGCCTATACTGAAAAAGAAAAGGAAACGGTAGTAGCTGAAACAAAGAAAGAAAAAGAAGTAGCTTTGGCTTTAACCGATAAAGAAAAACAGATCGGTGTAGCTCAAGCCGATAGAGATAGGGCTGCGGTTATTGCAAAGACTTTGGCTGATAAGGAATCAGCGATCGCAAGATCTAAGGCAGAACTTGAGGTAAACAAAGCTGAAGCTGAAAGAATGGAAGAAGTCGGAAAGAATAAGGCTGAAGCTGACAAGGAAGCAGCTATAGCAATACAAGACTCTGAAGCTCAGATTAAGAAGGCTGAGGCTGAGAAAAATGCGTCTATAGGATACAACAATGCCCAGAAGGAGGTTGCTGTATCAGTATCAGAACTACAGATCATCAAAGCTCAATCAGAGAAGAAGGCCGGAGAAGAAAAAGTTAAATCGGAAGCGGCTGTAAAAACAGCAAAAGAGCTTGCCGACAAAGAAGTGGAAGAAGCTAAGGCTAAGAAAGTTCAGGCTGCGCTTAAGGCTGAAAAGATTGTGCCGGCTGAAACCCAGAAGGAAGAGGCTATCTTGCAAGCTGATGCTGAGGCAGAGAAGATCAAACGCCGGGCTGAGGCAGAAGCAGCAGCACATTTGGCAAAAGCTGAGGCGGAGGCAAAAGCTATTCAGATGAAGCTGGAGGCAGAAGCCGAAGGTAAGAAAAAATCGTTGATGGCAGAAGCCGACGGATTTAAGGCTATGGTGGAAGCAGCAGAATCCAATCCTCAGATCGCCATCCAGTACAAGATGGTTAATCAGTGGAAAGAAATTGCCGGAGAACAGGTTAAGGCATTTGAGCACATTAACCTCGGAAATATCACAGTATTTGACGGCGGTCAGAACAGTACCGGTAATTTCCTTAACAATGTTGTTAAGACCGTCGCTCCGGCATTGGGAGTCATTGATCAGCTTCCGATTGCAGATACTTTAAAGAAGTTAAAGGGAGATGACAAAAAATAAATACAATGGCCCAAGGTTACACTTGGGCCTAATTGAAGAAATAAAAGCAGCATTCATAGATTTCCTGCCGGCGGGGATAGTGCTTTTAAATGCTTTACTAATTACGATATTTTTAACATGGATTTTGGACAAGATTTAGAACCAGAAGAACTGACCAATCATTATGATCAGTGTTATGGAATTGATTTTGAAACAGAAGAAGAGGAGGATGAAGAGTATGACTGATGAGGAATTTGTATTGGATAATAAGAAAAAGGTTGTTGTAAGAAAAAGAATATCTTATTTAAACAAAGGGGATAAAGTGTGGATTGTGTCTTCCGACGGGTATCTGCTACACACGGACGTAGTTAGAGCCGAACGCGGACGGTCTTATGTGGATATAGACGGGATTCTGTATTGGAAGCGAGGATTAGATGGTAAGCATCGTAATCGTAATAACTACATGCAGTTTGCCATGACACCAGAAGACGGTAAGAAGTATGTCGTATATTACCCGGAAGGATTTAAAGACAATGACTTATGATGGTCCCGGAAACACATTTGCTATATAAGGAGTTTAATGGTGTGAAACGTCTTGCCATATCTTATTCCCAGATAGATACGTTTCTTACTTGTCCAATGAAATGGTATAAGACTTACGTAGAGGGCAAAAGGTCTACGGAAAAACAAGAAGCTACGTCTTATGGTACGGTTATCCATAAGACACTGGAATACTTCTTTAAGAACGGAAGACAGCCTTCCGGTAAAGACCTTGGAGAAGCAATAAGTTATTATTCCTATCAAGAAGACATACCTTGGCAATCACCGGAAAATATGATGATAGCCATGAAACAATCTGGAGAGCTTCTTGCTTGGATTGTGGATCTGTTTAAAAAAGACGGGAATAGGTTTATGATAGCTGATAGTGATCTTAATCCCTGTGAGAAACTTATCAGACACGGCGCTATAGTTGGAGTCGAAGAAGATTTTGTGCTGCCATATCGTCTTCCTAAGCCTGTTGATATAAATGGTGACGTTCATACACATGTGTACATAGTAGGATCGGTAGACCTTCATCTGGCTATAAAAAGCAAGAACGTAGTTCACCATTATGTCATAGATTGGAAATCAGGTAATAAGGTTTTTGATTCTAAGAAGTTGGAAACGAATTTACAGCATCCTATATATTCATTTTACATCTATAGAAAATATGGTGGAGTTCTGCCAGATATGAACATCTATTTCTTTACCAGGACCAGACAATACCAAAAGGTTAAAGTGGATGAGGAACGTAAAACAAAATCTATAGAGATGCTAAATGACACTTTATCTAAAATGTATGATTTTGAAGATAATAGTGTAAAATCATTTCAAGCGTACATCCAGGGGGAAGAAGGAGCCAGGTATAGCAAGCGGCGCGCCACCCTAAGCCAGCCTGTTCCGAAAAACAAGATGCCCTGCCCGTCAGCACTGTGTTATTATTGTGACTTTGGATTACATAACAAAAACGAATGCCCTTTCTCTTCGGATTGGGATCCGTCTAAAAAGATAAAACGATGAAATACGAGGATGTTCAAAAGTTAAGAACAAAATACCGGCAAGATCCGGAAGTCATATATCTTGAAGAGATGAGGAACGTGGCGGTACGGTGCGGAAATTTTAAAAAGGCGTTTGAGCTTCAGGAAAAGATGGAAGCTATTTGGTTTAATTACTTAAAAGAGGTGCAATGAAAGAAGCATTGATAACAGGAGCGGCAGTCTTTTTATTATCATACCTGTTTGTAACGGCTCTTATAAAAATAAGCAGGGCGATAGATCGGTATAAGATGAAGAAGAAAACCGACAAAATAAAAGTAGGTCAAAGATACGAATACAAAGGCTACTTCACGGATCCATTTGAAAGAGGCAAGCATGTGATTAAGATATTAGACATAAAGGAAGGGTACACTCTGTACGAGTACGAAAAAAGCCCAGGTTTGTTATTTTCTATGGAGCCTGAAGATATTGTTAAAAGATATATTTTAATAACTAATTAAAAAAATGTCATGGAAAAGATTGAAATCAAAAAAGCGAAAAGTATCAAGGAAAGACTGGATGACTTCTACAAAAACAAGGGGAAGGAATTATGGCTTTATAGTGGTCATTATGAAGATAATAATCTGACTATAAAAGTCGAAAAATTGACTGTATTGTGTGAAACAGATGTTGAGTACTGCGCTTTGTCAGAGGCAGATGACAAAGATTTTATTCCTGTAGCCAAAGAACCAGAGTTTGATTATTGTTGCGCATACACGATAGGAGATGCAAATACTATATCGTATCCCGATTATGTAGAATGTAATATATGCTTGGATGAAGACGATATAGAAATAGCAAGGAAAATAATGGTAGAAGAAATAAGATTTTACGCACAGAATTATAATATTGATTGCAGTGGGCTTTGAACTTAGACCTTACCAAAAAGAGGCAGTAGATGCCGGGCTTAAGTTTCTTACAGGAAGATCTAAGAAGCCTGGCATAGAAGTCTTGCCGTGTGCAGCGGGGAAGTCTTTAATAATTAGCAAGATAGCTCATGAATTAAAAAGACCTATTCTTGTATTGCAACCATCTAAAGAGATTCTGGAGCAGAATTATGCGAAGGCTATATCATTCGGCTCTGAGCCTACTATATATTCTGCTTCATGTGGTGTAAAAGAACTGTCGGCTATGACTTATGCAACATTAAAGAGCATAAAGAAAGATGTAGCGAAGTTGAAGGATATAGGGATAGATACCTTATTGATAGACGAATGTCATTCAGGATATTCCCCAGAAGAAGGTTCTGAATTTATGGAGTTTATGAACGAGTTCCCAGAGGCGAAGGTGCTGGGCTTCACTGCCACGCCCTGCCGCCTCCGGACCTACAGCTCCATGCTGGAAGGGAACTATAGCAAGCTCAATATGCTGACGAAAGACGAACATAACTTCTTTAAGAAGATAGTTCATGTGACTCAAATACAAGAGCTAACTTCTCAGGGATTTTGGTGCCCTCTTAAGTACGAACGATGGTCTTTTGATGAATCGGCTCTGATGTTAAACAGTACCGGGGCCGAATACACCAACGAATCTATTAAAGAAAGTATTGTGCGAAATGGCTTAAACAACTCTATCTATAAGCGTCTTCTTCAGCTTATGAACGAGCGTAAAGCCATTTTGGTTTGCATGGATTCTATCGAATCATGTAATAGAATATCAGAGTTCATGAATGCCAGGATGGGAGCCATAACCGGCGTCGTAACATCGCTAACAACCAAAAAGAAAAGAGAACAAATCATATCCGATTTCAAAGAAGGTAAGTTGAAGGTGGTTTTTAATTATTCAACGCTTGCTACCGGATTTGATTTTCCCGAACTTGATTGTGTGATGTTTGGGCGCCCAACATTCTCATATTCAACATATTACCAGGTGCTCGGCAGGTGCGTTCGTATTCATCCTGACAAGAAAGAGGCACTGATAGTTGATTGCTGCGACAACATGAGGCGTTTCGGCCGGATAGAAGATTTAACGATCGAACAATTTCCTTCTAAGGGCTGGTGTATGTTTGCCGGCAATCAGCTTCTATCCAATATAAGGATGGGGGATATTATTACCAAAGACGAAATCCTTCGCCGGGCAGCTTCTCTTAAATCTGTGAATGGAGATGGTAGGAGAGAAGACGATCTTGACAGTATAATAATGTGGTTTGGAAAATATGAAGGAATTAGATTCAAGGACATACCAGTGTCGTATTTTAGGTTCTTGGCTGAGAATATGGCAGTAAAACCAGGAGACAGGAAAGAAAAGATTATCGAATATTATAATAAGATAAAGGCATGAACAACAAGAGAAGAAAAAAAATATCGGATGTTATTAACAACGTAAATAAGTATAAAACAGATTTTGAATACATCAAATCAAAGTTGTCGGAGTTGAAGCACAACATAAATTCAGCCAAAGATGATGTTGATATGATTTTAGATGAAGAGACTGAGGCGAGAGATAATATACCGGAATCGTTACAAGACTCAGAAAGATATTGGGAATCAGATCAGGCTGTAACTGATATGGAGGAGGTGGTTGATGACATGGAAAGTATTATAAATGATATAGATGATGTGATTTCAACCATAGATGGGAGCATTAAAACCATAAATGGTTCTATTAAAGTAAATTTGGAAGGAGTAATATAAATGAAAACAAATGAATTAAGGGAAATACTTAAATTGTATGGTCTTCAACATGATGTTGTTATCAACAAAAGTTCAAGAAGGTATTCTATTATCTTAGATAATAACATAATAGGAACCAATCACGACAAAGAGAGGGTGGTTGTGTTCCGTCCTATACCGGAAGGGAAAAACACATTCTGCATGGAGCGAGATAGGTTCTACACGGAGTTTGAAGAAGCTTTTGATGATGATAAAGCCATAGAAGCCGTAAGACAATATTTTGAAAACAATAAAACAGAAAGTCATGAACGAAAACGAAATATTTAGATTAAAGGGCAGAATAGCCATATCCAACCTATCACGTGAGGACAAGGATATGATAAATAGCATCCTTGATGGTATCAATAAAAAGGATGAAGAAGAAAAAGGATATCTCTATACCGTGAGAGTAAAACTAAACAACGGAAGGGTTGTGCATGCTACTTTATTTTTTAAAGACAAGAAAGGCCCTACATTTGAAGATTTAAAGAAGGAGCTTGATGACATGGGAGTTAAAAATGATAGTTATAGCAATAACGGCATAATTATCATTAACCGCATTGTCATGAGCGGAGAAGAATTTGACCGCTTTGCAAAAGAAAAATGATGGACTATATTATTATATCAAATAATTAAAACAACGATAAAACAATGGAAAAGATGGACAATAATACTAAAAACATCCTTTATCCAAAAGGATCTATTTTTCGCATGTTGGAAAGTGATGCAATCAGTTCCGAATTAGAAATAGCCAGAGGAGCTATAGTGGAGGCAGTATCAGACATAGAGGTAGATGATGAATATGCTGAGGTTTGTTGCAATGGGGAGACGTTCGTCATAGAAACGGATATTATGGGTATTATTCCTGTCAAAGTATCCAGAGAAAACAAATCGGTGAAAAATGACATCATTGATGATAAACTACGATGGGATTTGCTTCCGATGGAAGAGATTGAGGATATTGTAAGAGTCTATCATGCCGGCGCCAAGAAGTACGAACCTAATAATTGGCAGAATCTTGACAACGGCTTTGAACGGTATCGTGCTGCAATGTTTCGACACCTAATGGAATACATGAAAGGAGAAAGAATAGACTCAGATACAGGAGCTTTTCATCTTGCACAATGTGCATGGAATTGTATAGCTATGCTATGGTATGATAAGCACGGAAAAGGATTAATACCATTAAATAAGAAGGAAAAGAAATGACAAAAGAACAAATGATTCAACTGTTAGACGACGAGTTTGAAGCAATGGACAAACACAGAAGTAATATTGAAAGAATTAAAAAGGATTATTTCGATTCTGTTTATGGATTCAAGAAGGGAGATAAAGTGAGCGTTCTTTACAAACGTTCGAAAGAATCTCTTGTTGGTTTCTTCAAGAGCGTTCAAATCATGAGTACTGGAACAGTTATATTTACGATCCAGGCACCCAATAAAGAAGGAAGACCTGGAAGAGGATCTTATTTGGTGTATGAAGACGATTTGAGCGAAATCAAAAAAGTAGAATAATATGATCAGAGCAAGATTTCACATTAGAAAGGATGACTGTGACAATGATTACCGTCCAGTCAAATGGCCTATAAAATACCCGTATTGGTGTAGCGCAGAATCCAGTAATTCATTTGTATTGGTGGCGTATGCTGAAGATGAAGACAGCATAAAAGAACTGTGGCCGGAGGCGTATGATATTAATGTCTTAGAGAAAGATACCGAAATTAGATTCACATTAAGATTCCCTAAGCCGGAATGGTATGAATTGTACGAAAGGGAATTAGAAGAATGTGATAGATTTATATGGGTTACGGATGCGTGCCTGAGAGACGGTATAATAAGAAAAGTAAAAGCTAAAATAGAAGAGTATGGTGGTCTTTTGTTAGCTGACATTCCTGATAGGTTTACTCCTTATGAAATAGGAAGGGATGCTTTTGAGAGCAAAGAAGAAGCTTTAAAACATGCAGAGAAACGGAGAACGTACCTGATCGAGTCTACTAAGAAACAATTGAATGAACTTGAAAATCTAAAATTTAAATGCGATGATTAATTACGCAGCAAAAGCCAGAAAAGTTTATTTGATAAACAATTTCGATAAGATTCTTAACAGCCTCAACACGCTTCATTCAACGGTTGAGACCATGACGTTGTTCGTAAACGACCAGGCTTATAATTACATTCTTAAGCTAAAGGAGGTAATTAAAACCAGTCCTATGTATAAGCACAATATCAAGCGTCTTTTAAATGACATGGACAAAGAGATAAAGAAGTACAATGCTTCTATCTACTACATAAATAAAGAGCGTAGTGAGGTTATGGCTGATATAACACAAGCGATGGAGGATTGCCTCATGCCATACATAGACGACCTGGCCGGCGCTATAAGGGCAGTCGTGTGGTCGAGGGGTGTGTCCGAGGAGCGGACGGAAGCGGCGGTACTGTCCCTAATCGTATCCTCCTTGGCCATGACATCAGGCAGACTTATTTCAGGTGGATATCAGATCATGAAAGAAATGGGTGGTGGCTGGGGTGGTAATCCATTTACGTTTATGAGCATTGATAAGATAAGACACTTATCTACATCATTATCTGATGCTATTACCGGTGGGGAAATAGCTCTTGAAGAAAAAGAAGCCAATGACATAACTAAGGCAATGGATATTTTTATTGAGAAAATGTCTGATTCGGATATTGTTGATAAGGTGATCAGCATACTTGAAGAGGCTGAATCTAAAAATAAGGAGGAGCGATCGTGAATTATTTGGATGGGTATGTAGAAGAAGTTCTTTCTGAGCCGTACTATGATGATTACGGATCTGGGATTTTTAGGTGGTGGGTGAAAGTATCTTACGTTTGCGAAGGCATAGGAGCTGTCACTACCTTAATGTTTGATACGAGAGAAGAAGCGGAGACAGTAAAACCAGGTTACAAATTTTTATGCTGAAAATAATATGAAGTATTTTATTTTATTGATGGCACTTGTGTTATCATCATGTTCGCATGATGATAGTCAGGTTAATAACGGATGGGTTATATATGATCTACTTCCTTTAGATGGTGGACGTGTGATATATTATGGTGAAGACGAAAGAGTTTCAATATTTAAAAATAATAGAATTATAAAATTCGTTGGATACCAAGGAGAATACAATATTGGTGATTCTATTAAAATCGTAAAAGTAAAGCAATATGAAAGATAATTTAAAACTCGTATGTCCAAAATGTGGCACCCCTCACCAGCCTCATTCTCCGCACACGTTGGATGCAGATGGATTTGAAAGGTGTGAGATAAGAACTATCATGGAAGACAAGGGATGGTGCTACGAATGCTCTTTTTGGCAAAATATGTACGACAAGCACAAAGACGATCCTGGATGGGTTAGGATAGACGGTGAAAGCTGGGTGCTTAAGCCTATGGTGGAAAACGTGCCAAGAGGATGGAATAGCCTTGGATGTGGTGGAAGAAAAATGTATATCAATATCGAAGGGAAGGGTATTGTTGCATCAAATAACTGCTGGTGCCAAGGTGATGTTTCGGATGCATTTAAGGATCTGATGCCTGATAATGCTACTTGGGCTACGAAGGAGGAATTTGATAAGGCTCCTGTAGTAGGATACGTTATAGAAGGTGTTGGTTTGGCTTTAACAGATAGGGAAGGTCATGAAGTTAATGCTTAAAAACTTAGGTAATTATATACCTTTTTTTCATAACAAAAGAAACCGGTTCTCTATCATCTCTGACTGAGAACCGGTAAGAAAACAATTTCAGAAAAAATTAAACCTACATAATCTTTCAAGCAAGAACAAAAAAACGTACAATCTACTCTTTGACGATACTAATATAGCATATTGGAATCATACAAAAACAATGCAAGTCCGATATTCTTCGTCTATTTGTAACTAACATCATCGTCTCCTTCCGAATCAGGAGTGGCGCCGATGAAGAACATCATTGACTTGTTGTTCGTCTGCTGCCACCAATTATAGGCGCGCGCTACGTCTTCCGGCGTCTTGATATTATACCATTGTTTGATAAACGTCTGTTTGGCGAGTTGCCTAAATAACTTAGCCTCCCCCTTGTATGTACCAGATGTTACTTTATCAAGTGAATAATTCCTAAGATCGGTAAGGTCCTTAAGTTTCCGTCCCATAACAAACGGGTCGTTAATGATATCAACCACGTTAAGCTCCATAATAAATGGCATCTGTGAAGCTATTTCATTTATGGTTCTGAATCCGACGTAGGATCCGAATTGAGTAAGCCAACTTTCTTCGTTTTCATCATCATCACGCCACCCGGCAAGAAGCATAGATACGGCTTGCATGATAAGGAACGTACCGGCATAGACACTGAGGCGTTTGAGATTAGTTTTCTCTACCTCATTCATATTGTCTTTATTTTCGTTCCAGGCATCTATGATGTTTTTCATACCAGACTCGGAAGCTAAGCTAAATGTTTTGGCTATCATATTCTTTAACGTAATTGACAGTCCCTCCTCTTCTTGCATTGTTTGGAAATTGAAGCCACGCCTTTTCCACAGACGTTGAGCCGCCAGCACCAACCATCCTCGGTGGGCGGTCATGAACCTGGCTATCCAGTTGCGTGATGCGGCAGTCCGATTTTCTTCATTCAAAGATCCGTTACATATCTGAGACAAGCTACGAACTTGATTACGGGTTATAGCCATTTGGGTTTCAACTTCCTCGGCAGTAACACCCGATCCAGGTTTTACGACCACCTTTCCATCCACGACGTCTACCATACTCCATAAAGTACGATCTTTTAATGCATTCCATTCTCTTTTTATAGTACTCTGTTCTTTATTGCGTTCTTTTTCCATCTTGAAATCCTGGAACGTGTAGAACCGACCTTTATAGTATCGCACGTTATCCATAGTGGCAATCATAACCTGCGGGTCAAGAGGGTAGTTCATGATCTCCATAAAAGCATACATCGGTGAACGCATTAAGGTCCTGGCCACTCTATTGTATCCGGCACCATACATTCTGTTTCGTATGTTGAAAATCCCCATTCTCTCACCTATGACATATAATTTGCTTTTCCTATCTATGTCTCCGATTTCTGCTATACAAGATGGCGCAAGACGTGAAAACTCAGCCGATGCGTATTTAAGGGAATCTTTGCTTATATACTGTCCTACGGCAGATTCCATGATGAGGTTAATATGACCTGTTAAGGCGCCAGTAGCTGCCACAAACGGGGACAGCGCCAAGTTCATGACCGACATAAATCTTTCAACGGCCATCATTATCCTGGTAAGGTCTACTGTGTATCCACCGATGTTTACCGTCAGTTTTTTGGTGTTCATCCTAATGCCATAATAATGGTCATTGAAGAAGTCCCTGAACATCTGATATGCTTGGGTTGCTTCAGCTTTCTTCCCGCCTTCAAATTGCTTATTCAGCAACATCTGTTCCAGTCCTTGGGCAAGCTCTATAGACTTCTGCTTTTCGTTGTATAACGATGACTGCATCATAAGCATCGAATAAGAGTAGCCAAAATCGTGAGATACATCATCTTGGTTTTCCAATTCATATATGTAGTATTTAGGTATAGACCTAAGTCTGTCTTCCGGATCATATACTTCCCCTTGTCTGGTTTTACCGTATAAAGAATCGTCTACTCTGTCCAGGCACAGATCTGATACAAAATTACGAACCGTATTTTTGAAGTTAATACCCAATCCTTCTATACGTTCTATATCTTGTTTGGATATCTGTGGAATAGCATACAGATTAGGGCTCTGCTCTTTATATAGATCAAGGGATTGTCTTTTTATTTCCTTGAGTTTTTGAATCATATTCCACTGCTCTACGTTTTTAGTAGCGACCTCATTACCATCAGCATCATACTTAATGCCGAAGTCGTTGAAATACGATTCATCACGATACAGGCTTTTCTTAGGCATTCGATGACCATACCCATGATCTTTTACATAATCAGGATTACGACCGCTATTTTCGGCTTCAGATTCAGCCACCAATGCCCTTGCAGGGTCGAAAGACAAGTACGATATGTCCATGCCATAATCTTGGGTGGATGTACCGTTTTGTACGTCCTTAACCATCTGCGCCACATCTATCTCACCTCGACCGATTTTGTCGATCATAGCCGCATATCCGGTAGGCGCCATGCGTTTATAGTACGAAAAGACCTGGCTCCTGGCAAATTCATTAACGATATCGTTCACTTCAGCTACTCCGTTATCGTGTCCAAATATGTCAGACATCTTGGCTCTAACCGCATTCCTAAAATCTCTACGATCTAGCTTTTTATCTATTCCCAATTTTTCTGACAAGTAGTTGGTTTCAGAGACGGTAAACATATACCTGTTATCTTGAGCCATGAATAACTTATCTCTAAGAGCCTGAATCCTTTTGGCTTTTTTGGCAGTAGTATGACGCTGTGCAAACTGCCATTCAATTTCCTTGGAGTCAGCAAGAGCATTTAAATAAGACTGATTTACTTCGTTTTCGGCCTTACTGCTTTTAGTAAGGTACTTATCAATATCTTCAAGACCCACCATCTTAGCATAATCTATCAAAATAGCGTAATCGGCTTCAATAGCTTCAGATGCGGCCCTAAAAGCATCTCTTTCAGATGAGGTAAATGTCGCTTCATTAATTTCTCCGATATCAGCCACATCTCGGTTGTTGCCGATTATTTCCTTGATAATGGCCTTATTTTTTTCTATATCTTTTACAATCGAATCCACGTCAGTTGCATCTCTATCACTTGTCGTAGAGCTAATGATATCATGCGCCATTTTGAGATACGAAGCCTTGTTATTTGATTCGGTACGCGCCGACTGTTCTGATTCTACGTCATTCCAAAACCGATCGTTGAATGACAGGTGGCCCCCCAACATAAGCGTCTTCAACGCAGCTTCCCCTCCTGACTCACGCTGAATCGTTCTTAATTTTTGCAAAAACGATTCTGATACGGCATTGGTAACATTATTTGATTCTTTTCTCCATACCTCATTTATGGCTTGTATTTCTTTGGCCATCTTAAGTTGGTCTCCGGTTTTTTCAACACGTCTGGTACCAACATATATGTATTCCGAAGCTGCTTCCTTACGTTGTTTACGAAGCAGTCCTTCTTCTTCGTAATTGCTGCTTTTAAAATAGGCAACCTCATCAAAATTACCACCGCTATCAATAAAAGGCTGTCTCAATATCCGTTTTTGCCGGGATAGGGCATTAAGGTATTCTTTGGTTGTTTGAGAAACCGGATGCCCTAATTCTTCTTCAGCCTTTTTGTATATGGATTCCATTCTTGTGGCATAACTTTCGCTAAATTCCAGTTCCGAATTTTCAGCATCCCACTTTTCCATCTGCTCTGTATAGATCTTTTCCTGCTCGATGGTAAAAATATCGGTATTAACTCTATCAGACGATGGTTTGAATTTAGCGTTTTCAGTAACCGTATTTCCATCCTTGTCAACTACTTCTCTTTTAAATACGTAATTACGGTTATTGTCAACCACATCACCAATTTCTTCTTCTGATATCTCTATGTTCATGGCAGTCGCAAACGCTCGCATCTGCGCCAGCTTCTTATTACGATCGTATTTAGCCATATCAAGAGCACTACGAAGGTAATTAGAAGTTTTGCCATCTACTCTCTGAAGCAGTTTTTCAAATTCATATTTGTTAAAACCATGCTTTTTCGCATATGCCAGGAAGTCGGATATGGCGGGCTGGGCATTCACCATCGCATTGTAATTGTCTTTGGCAATCATAGCTCCAAGAGCGTTATTGAACGGGCTGGAAGAATGCTCTAATATACCAAACCACCTACTTATCCAAGAGACATCATGTTGAACTTTGTCAAAAAATTCTTTTACTCTCTTTACCTTATCTGCCGGCACATGAAGTTCATTCATTAACTTATCAAGCAACGTACTTTCATCAAGGTCTTGTACTGATTTAATATCAGACTGAATACCATTGATGTCGGCAATGACGGTATTGATCCTATTTGTATAATCCTGCTTTTCACGTTCATCAAATTCGGTACTTCTGTTACGGATATATCCTCGAAGATCGTTCATGATCGGAAGAACCTGATTGTTGATAATATCTACGTTCTTTCGATCATTGGTATTGAAGTGAAGCTTACCGTCTTTGGTATCACCATGAAGGATGGTGTTCACCACATTACTTAAGTATCTGACCTGAGCTTCGGCTGTGGAGATCATGCTGTTCATGGCAGCCGCCATCTCATTCTTGTCTATCTCGGTCTCTACTTTATTTATCTTATCTTCTATGGTCTTAAGCTGAGCAAGGGTCATAGACGTAGTTACAGCCCTATCAGAGCTTATCTGACGTAAGTCTCTTAATGTTTTTCTTAGCGATCTGATCTTAGACTCAAGAAACTTGTTCTTGTTCATAGAAGAAAGGGAGTATAATGTAAAGTCATTATCCTTCAAAAGAGAAGTATCAAATCCTTTATCTATGTCGGTAATAGCAAGATCACGAATATTTTTAATAACGTTATTCAAATCCTGTCTTTGGGTTGATAAAGCTGATTTAAGCCAGTTTACAATTCCAGAGAGAAGCTGCCGGACGCGCCCCAGGAAGGAGGTGGGCTCTACCGGCGCCTGTGCTGTGCCGGTCTGTATCTCCCTGGCGAGGATCTTTCCAAGAATTTCTCTCCTAACAGCATTATCAAGTTCAGAGCCTTCATATACCTTACCGTATGTATTATAATACTGACCTGCATACTGATTCCATTCTTCAGTGCCTTCTACATCTTGCAAAACAGATTCAACAGCATTCTGATCTCTGTACGCCTCTACGAGAAAGTGTGCTGTTTCTTCTACTAAGTCAGACAAAGTAGCATCTTCACCGACTGCTATTACGTTATTGGCAATATCCGCCAATGCTTTAGCAGAAGGTTCGTGTCCGTATTTAGTTTGGTACTTCTCTATATAATCGGTCATGCCAACGACACTAACGCCCAGCGTTTTCAGTATCTCAACAATAGAATTTCGTTGATTACGTTCCTCTTGGCTATAATCCGATACGATCTTAGCTTTAGTATCAGCATAAAGATCGTTGTCTTCTAATATGAATGAAACTACAAGCGCATCAAAATGATCGTACTTGGCGTCCAATTCATTGTATCTTCCTGACTTGAGATCGTTCTTTATCTGCCCCCTGCTAACCCTTTCCGTTCCTCCGGTGGCGAGTCTCATAGTTACCTTACTATTATCCAATGAATTTATGGTTATCATGCCTTGATCATTCATGGAAACATCAGAACCAAAATGATTACGGAGCTCAGTGTAGGATAATGCTGAATTGAAAAGTCTAATTTGTCCTGTATGTCCTTCTCCTGTAATATAATAGCTTCTTGTTTCCGGATCGAATATCTTGGATCCGGACAAAAGACCTTTCTTTATAAGGTAGTTAATTATCCCGCCTTTTGTTGATAAAGAAGTAGAAGCAGAAGCGGTCATGACCGGTATAAAAGACTTGGGATTATTAAGAACATACTTTCCAGCTTTGTAAGTAATGTCTGCCACGCCATCCACGGTAGATTCTTGAACGGTTCCTGATAAGAATCCTATTCTAATATCATTCCCGCCAGAGCGAAGAGCTTCTCCGTAATCTTCAAATAATTGATTACGATCGTTCATGAAAAACAAACGAGGCTCTCCAGTCTGATACGTTACACCCACAGGATTAGAATCTGTTTCTGGTAGCTCTTCTGGGCTAAACATCTTAAGACCGTCTTTTATAACCATATAATTAACACCCTTATCCTGTACCACAGATACGGGAGTGAAGTCCGAAGATATGGTATCTTGTAGATACTGCCCGGCGTCTATTCCAGGTCCTTCCGGTACGGAAATACTTGACGGGACCATAGCATCCACCAACATAATATTATCACCCAGATTTTGGCTGTAGAATCCAAAGCCCGATTCTTGGATTTCATAAGGTGCATCTGATTTTGACACAAGAACAGGGTTACTCATCTTAGAAGCCTTATCCAGCACCCTTTCCCTATAGGCTTCCGGAATAAGATCGATGTTGGATTTCACCTTATTGTAGGCCTGTTTATTAACAGGTACATTCCTTCTCCAGTCGCCAAAAGCCTTTAAGAACTTGTTGGAAAATACGGTTTTAAAAACAGTAGTAGCCCGCTCCCTGTTCTCCATAAGAGGAACAGATGCTATTTTATCAAACAACATAGACCTGTCCCCTGATCTGGTAGAGACAGAAACAACTTTCTTTTTATTATCTCTTTTAATAATACACGTTGATACCATGATAAAACATTTTTGTTATGAGACAAAGGTAGTTAAAAATCAAACATATAATAAAAAATAAAGCCATCTGACTTCTCAGTCTGATGGCTTAAAAATGATATGGAAAAAAAATTATAATCTGACGAAAAATCGTCAAGTTCAGCTTATATGTAATGCATGTACCCATCTCGGTGTATAAACCTTCCCGATTCAAAGCGCTCAATATCTTCAGGGCAAATAGGGCCCGAATCCTCTCTCCTGGCTTCAAACCAAAGCCCCGGCTTACGAAGTCGGCAAGTTATGATATAATTGAAGCAATTGTGCGTAAAATGGAAAACAGATCCTACAGGGAAATACCTATCAGCTTGAAATACGATTCTTTTTCGTTTAGTATCAAACGTGATATCCCCTACTATCTTAGCCACGTAATAGCTTCTGCCATTTAACGTTTCATCTGTCTGCGGTATCCAATAATAACCTCTTGCCATGCCACAAATATATAAAAAAAGTCGGACAAGACACATGCCCGACTTTATATTACTTTGATTCATTTTCAAACCGCTTTATAAGAGAAGCAATATCATCACCACAAATAAACATCATTCGACGTTCTTCTTTTGGTTTATGAGACACTGGAATGGTTTTGTTTATCTTAATCTGATTCGCCAGACCTCTACCTAAACGAATATCAACTTTTTTACCTTTCATGAATTATTTGTTTAAACAGATCAATTCCATCTATTATAATATGACCGCTTTGCATACGACCATTATTAGGATTGTAAAGAAAGTTGAAACCACTTTCTTTTTCCTGTCTTTCAAAAAAACTGATATCCTTTCCTCTACGGGCTCTTTCAAAAGCTTTCTTGAACAACTTGCCTCTAAAGGTCTTGACGAGGTTCTTGGTAGCGTTATTGCCGGCTCTTACCATTGCTTTCCTTGCCTGGTCCTCCGAGACAAAACTGCTTCGGAAAATATACGATGTTGCTGCTTGTATATCTTGCTTGGTGATCATATGACAAACATTTCTTTCAAGATACTGATATTTATTGCGTATATCATTTTCATTTCGTCTTTATCATATACGTCAAAAAAGGATTTACTTAAGTCCTTTGAATCTTCGCTCAATTGAATTATGCAATTACCAGTATAAACCTTAAGCTTGTAATTATCGGAATATATATCATGCATGGTTTCAAATGTCTCAATTAAATTTTCAACAAGTGCTCTGTTAAATGAAAAAGATTCTTTACCATCACCTTTAAATGTGATATGATCTAAATCCCTGTTGTCAAATTCATACTTTAATTGATTGCCGTCCATCATATCATAAAATATTGACTTTCTGATTATAAATCCCATATTGTTTTATTTTTTAGTTAATACAAATCTTCTGAATACAACTGTTCTCTAATGGCATTTCTATCTACCACCATCTCCTGATTATTGTTTCTAACAAGTTCAGACGCTTCCTCTCTTGTTAAAAACCGATTCTTGCTTGTCAAAAATCCTTGAACACTGCGGTTTTTATGAGCTATTCCGTATGCCGCAAGTTGCGATATTATGGAACAGTGTCTCAATCCACAAAATACGGTTCCAGATGGTATATTTACTGGACCGTGAGGCTTGTTCTTGTGATCTTGAACCCATATAGCTGCACATACAACAATTTCCTTATCACACATAAATCAATAATTTAAAATACCGTTTTTACCAATATGCTTCTTTTCTTCTTCAGTAGGCCATTCTTTCTTGAACTTACCGTGCCACGTTCCAGGAACTACCACCACTTCGCCTCCCTTACTATATTCAATAGCGGCACATTCAGAACAAAGAGGCTTGCCTTCATATCCCTTTAGCGACTTATCGTAAATACGATTCTTACAAGGTCTTATAAGAGCCCAGTAATATGATGTGGCTGTATTATCTATACAGCCACATTTTGAACATACAAACAAACTCATCCCGCAATCTCCCAGTCATTAGACATAATATCATGTTCGGTTGGATTCCAATTTGATGCTACTTTTTGACCTGTATCTACCATCAATATATTTACGTCAAACATACAGATATACTTTTTACCCCAATCGATTCTTTTTATCTTACGACCTAATTTAAGCCGTTCTAAAGCCTGTTCGAATGTCATGCCACGACAAGGCAGTTTGAGATACTTTTCAAGTCTGTCGGCAGCTTCATTTGGTGTATGGCCATCGTATTCGAAAGCGGTTTCTCTTTCAGGAACATCAAGCAAATCCCAGTATTTGCTTTCATAGTGATTAGATACCTGACCGGTAGGCAGGATCGCCATCACAATAAACCAATCATCAGAACCGAAGCATTTTTCTCCGTCGCTGTGTCTCCTTGATTTGCAAACTTCAACCTGTCCGCTTCTGGCTAATAGATTAAAGAAGGCAGCGTTATACAACATGCTATACCGATACAATTCATTGAAAGTGTGGTATCCGTCAGAGACTTCTTCCACGTCTACAGGCTTCTTGTTTTGAATACTACCCAAAATCTTCTCTACATAGAGCTGTATTTTATACAGACCCATTTCGGTGTGGCCGTATTTGTTCAAGATATTATTGACATCGTATTGTATATTAAAATCTTTTTCAAATTCTACTTCAGGATGATTAGGATAGAAGTAATCTACTGATGCTTCTAACACTGACTTTACGTGTTCTATTATCCTCGTAGCATCATCATGTTTAAAAAAATGCTTAAATCTTTCAACGAATTTAATATCTTCGTTGATTGCTGATTCGAACTCTTCTTTTGTCATTACTCTAACCACATCTTTAAAATCTTTTAATTCCATGATTTGTTTTAAATTAATTGTTACTATACTTTCTTTATCCTACAATACAAACCCCACAAAAACTCAGCGGAGAAACTATCCCATACATTATTCTTCTGCCAAAGTTCTACTTTGTTAACAAACCAAGACCATATGGGACCCTCATATGAAGAATCAGATGATGATCCCAATCCGATTTTCTCCATTTCATTCGCCACATCAGAATAAGGATCTAAATCGACTCCCCTAATCATGTTAATAATATCATCCTTGTCTAACGTGAATTGAAACCGCTCCTTGTTAGTAGGCGGATCTTGATTCAATTTACCAGTCGCAAGCCATTCTCCATCATGATACAATTCGGCAAGTTTCTTTACCTTATTTTTAAGAAAAGAATACTCTTGTGTGACTTCTATAAAATCAGCTTCGTTAGCTTTACCTTCTATGAAGATAACGGTTTTGCTTCCAAGTCTATGATCGTCTAAGCTTGCCGGGATTCCCAATATCGTCCATCCTTTAAACTCAGCTATCTTAAAACGCATGACATCAAACATCTTATAGAAATCATCACAATCTACAGATTCTATTACCTTAATATCCTCTTCTGTGAATTTACCTCGTATTGGAATAACGTGATGACCGGGGCAGCCATCGGTTCCGAAATATGCGATTCTAACCACGATATTTACAATATTTTAATTTATTTTGCTAAAACATTCATATAACATGGCACATCTACCACATCTCTTCTACGAAGTCCCTTATCAAAATAGGAAACCATATAAGTATTTTTACCTTCGTGATCAGGTCTGGGATCAAAACATTCAAAAACGAATCTTGTTATACCTTCCAAATGACCAAGCATGAAAACAAATTCGCCACCGTATCTTTTATTAGCTAATTCTTCTACGGTCATAACCTGTCCCCTCCTAATCCTGAATTGATGCTAACATACTTAACACGGACATCATTTCCACGTCCAAGCTGACCCCATCCGGGCGATGGCGTTCCCTTGGCCGGAGCAGGGACAGCCCTAAGCCGAGACCAGTCCTGCTTTTGCCTCATGGCTTCAGCCTCTTTATAATACCGGTTACACAGTTCTTGATCTTCGTAACCAACGTAATCTTCCTTATTTTCCATATAGAATAGTTTTTCAACAAATGTACGACATTCATAAATTAATTAGATTTAAAATAAAACAATATGAATTAAAATAAAAACCCGATACGTTAAAATCGCATCGGGCCTGGTATTGGGGAAAACAGGTTCAGATCTTGGGTAAAGATTCGAGCCAATTTTTAACATCTTTATATTTAGGGTCTTTGTCTATTCTATCTTTCAGTTCATGCAATGCTGAGTCCATAACCGTATTCGGTACGCCAATCAACTCTCCTATTAAATACAATGGGGTTTTATTCGATTTAGATTCGTGTGCTATATTCATGTCAAAAAAAAGTTATGTGAAACAAACCGGCCACGGGTATTCTATTGCCCGCCGACCGGTATAACATTTTTATTCTTTTTTTCCAAACGGGAAAAACGGGAATGCGGGAATCATATTTTTTACTATGGCTCCCGCACCACCGGAAGGACCTGGGTCTGGATCTCAGGTCAGATCCTTCCAGTTTATTTTTTCGCCGAGGTAATCTTGCACGGCAAGCCATCTTATAAAGGCTACTCCTTCGGGAGCATCCGGATCATCCAAATACATTAACGTAGCTTTCACCAACTCGTTCTCACATTTGAAGACCTTCGGAAAACCATCCGAATAGTACATTGCAAAGACATATTGGACATCGCCCCATGTCGCTTTATCCGGCTTCTTCGCTCCGCACTTTTCAAAAATATCTTTTATTTCCGGCTGCTTCCAGATCCTCTTGGATCCATCGACGTTGACCATCTTCTTTACCGCCTCATCAGCGAGAGCATTAGAAAAATGGTAGCCGTAAGTATCTACATATTTCTGATAAGCTGGATCCTCTGCGTCTGCTCCTCAATAAGAACGACCTCTGCCACGTCCGCGACCTCTACGCATCTGAGGCCCGTCACCGTAGTATCTGTCGTCTCCATAGTAATCGATCGGGTAGGATTCGTAACCCATCCTCCGGTATTCCCGGTCCTCCATTTCATGACGACGTTCGCGCTCTTCAAGCCTTCTTTCCCTTTCTTCCAGCTCGTTTTCGCGTTCTTCCATCTCCTTCATCTTCTCATGCATACCGTAATGGTCGTAAATACCACCACCGTACCCCATGTACGTCCCATCAGAACGCCGGCTTCTGCCTCTGCCTCCACCTCGTCTGTCTTCTATCTCGTCATATCCAGGATATTCTCTGTGTCCTGAATTTAAATCATATACTATCATATTATACTTATTTCAAACGTTCTACAATTAACTTCTTTAAATCTTCGAATGAATCAGTAAGGTCATTCACCTTATTTTCTATACCAGCTATTTTACGATCCTGCTCTCTCGTTTGTTTGAATGCCGGATTGATGTCTTCTAATATAGATTCACAAGCCTCTATCTTGGCACGATGGGCATCTACGCTGTTTATTATGTCTTGACTGGTGTTTTTTATAGCATTCAGTTCGTTCATAATCGGATCTATGCTGGTAGATAATGTTATGCCCATAGCCTTAGCCACATTCTGGGATTCCGGGACCGTATAGGTCTTGGTTTCGCCAGTGAGCTCTACCGTCAGATCCACCACGCGGGTCTGCATCGCCTGATACTGACCTGGCTGAGGAGGAAGATACCTGGGTTCGGATACGGCTACTACCTTTCCCAATTCGTATTTAGGTACTGTATTAGTATCAAGGGTATGTACCTGAAACCCTTTCTTCAAATCTGAAAACATGATCAAAATATTAGTTAGGTGAAAATAGGGTGATGATCTTCATCACCCTACTGAAATCATTTACCTGCTTTAACTTCAGACGCCTGGGCTGCCGCTACTGGAACACAGCAATCCATTAATCTTAACACGCCACGAACTTTATTGAAGTACAGAAGGCGTTCTGTGCCATTTACCATAGCAGCACCCGTGACAGCTACGTTAATAGGGTTCACGACATTCACTCCCGTAACCGGGCAACAGGTGTCGGCTCCTACTGTTGAAACTGTGCTGTTTGCCGGGACCGCAATCTGTACCGGTAGAGCACTTCCGGCTGTAGGGACTACTTGCCTTATCTTAAGAAGGATAAGACCCTCACACGGAAGGGCGATCCAAGCCCGTGGGTTAATACCGAAGACTGTATTTGTCGTACTGACAATAACATTCTTCGTAACCATCTCATACAACGATCCTATTTTAGAAACACAAGCCATATTAGCCTCCTCTCTTAATAAAATCAGACAGCAGCGTTGTTATTGCAACATCCGTTGTTACATCCACATCCGTTATTGCAGCAACCTCCTCCGAATACCTGTCCCCAAGTATAAGCCTGGTAAGGAGAACAAGAGGGGTAGGCCGGGACGGCCGTCGGGCGTAATTGACCAACGATATTCTGGGTTTGTTGCTGAGATAATGCCGAAGCTGTCAAAGCCGCTTTTTCTTCACGAAGTTGAGCAATAGTATTCTGCATCTCCCTCATTTCCAACTGACAGAATTTGTCGTTGATCATAACGGTTTGGGCGTCAAGTTTCGCAGACAAGATATTGAATTGGCTTGTAGCTTGCTCACGATTGTTAGCCAGACCTTGGTTGAGACCGTTCTGCAAGATATTGGTTTGTTCCAACGTGCGAAGTTGGTTATCAAAACCTTGCTGAGTAATCATTCCCTGAGTCTGGCAAGTGCTTTGATTGATCAATGAACTCAGATTGCAGCAGCAAGAGCTGATTTGATTTCCTATTTCACAACCTTGTTGTTGAACTGCGTTGATAACAGCCTGAGAAGTCATACCTACCTGACCGGCTACTTTATCAATAGCACCCTGTACGTTGCAGATAGCGTTCTGAAGTTGAGTAGTAGAACAGTTCAAAGCAGAAGCGATCTGATCTATGGCGCTACGATTACCTTGAATTGCCTGCATCAAAAGTTCACGACCGTAATCGTTATTCAACTGAGCCGGCAAACCATTGGCGCAACAATCACCGCCATTTCCAAAACCGTTACCGAAGCCGCGTCCACCCCACAGCCAGAACAAAACAATTATCCAGAGCCACCAACCGTTAGCCCCACCGAAACCGTCCTGGTTGTTACGACCGTTCATCAAAGCCGCCACCAGATTCGGATCCATTTTATTACCACCTATCAAATTAGCAAACATGCCGGGAATCATTGAAAGAAGACCGTTAGTGGCTGCACCACCACCGTTAGCCCCGGCTCCATCTAAAAGGACGATTTTATCACCACCCATAATTTATAGTATTTAATTGTTAAACATACGTGCATGAAGCACGTAACAAAGTTCATGATTGTAAGGTGGAATATAGGTGTGTTTATTTCTTATAGAAGAGAAATATTTTCAGCAAAAACAGAAACAAAAAAAGGTAGTGTTTTTTATTCTTTCAAAACACCACCTGTAAATAAACTTAAGCAAACTTGCCATATTTTAGAAACACATTTTTGAGTTTTCCTTTTATACCATTTAAGGTCACTTCATATCCGGAGCCTGTCATGTATATGGTTTGTTGATTGATTCTATCACCAGAATACTTATCTATGAAATAAGACCTATACACTCCATACCCTTTAACTACAACATTGCTATATAGCTCCCATTTGCCAAGACCGTTCCTAAACATGAATTTAGCTTCTTCAAGGAATGAGCGAAGATTCTTTTCAGCAATAATAACACCATTTTGCTCTAACTTCTTTGCAATATCACGAATCAGCCACATATTATTATGGTCTACTTTCCTAAAAGACTCGGCAAATTCTACATCGGGCTTGTGTTCTTCTATTGTTTTCAAAGCTTGTTGCTTCTCTGCCTCTGCCTGCGACTTTTCGGCTATAGCTTTTTGAGCAGCTTCATATTGATCAGCCCAGGCTCTTGCTGCATCTGCCGGATTAGAAAAGTCAGGGACCAAAATTCCCTTTCCACCGGAACTTGTTTTATATTCTCCTGTTTTACGAATAGAAGGAAGAACCTCAGATGTTACCCATTTCTTAAATCTCTTAGCAGACTCTAATTTTGAAGATAATATAAGAGAATATAAACCAGATTCATTAATTATTCTTATACTATCTATATATCTGGTTTTCAATATAGATCGTTTTACGCCCCATTGATTATCAGATACTTGCAAAAGCATAGAATCATCATCATCTACATGTCTTTTTACCGCATCTTTAGCATTTATATATCCAAGAGATTTAGCCACATCTGACGCCACAAACCAAACATCTCCTTTTGGATCTACAATAATTCTAAGCTCTCCAAAATCCGAACTTTCAAAAACAGAAACTTTATCCATGATAAAAAAAATAGGCCCAAAAGAGAATGTCAGATCCCACTATGACAAACCCTAATGAGCCAAAAATATCTTTCAACATCAAACAACCAGAGGTGGGATCTCGTTGTTCATTGTTTCTGGAGCAAAGATAGGAACAGGATTTTAAATAGCAAATATTTTAATACTTTTTAAATCAAACCAGGGCCCGCATCACTGCGAGCCCTGATCTCTAAACTAATACCATGAAAAACTTAAATCTAAAAACTAAAGAACACACAAATGTGGGATATAGTTCTGATACTTAATCCGGTTTGATTTTGTATCAGATTATAAATATAGGATTTTGAAACTACAGTTCTTAATTGACCTAAATCATTCATAATGTTTTTATACATAAGATGAATGCTGTTGTTACGTTTGATGGTACTGATTCTCATTTCCTACTGTTATTAGTTACGTTCGGTTCTTACTTTTTCCCATTTCTATAATCCCTTCCTGAAACTAATATTGCAAACTTAACAAAAATAATCCATAAACAATGAAAATCTAACTTTTCTTGTATGTTATTGATATACGTACATATATAAGAAAAGTGAGACTTTCTCAAGCCTCACTTCCCAAATTATAACTATGAAAAAACTATATATATGTACACAAAAATTACCTACATTCCAATTTATTAAGATCATCCAATTCAGGCTTGCTTACGGTCATGTCTTGCGTCAAGCCAGATCTGTTTTGGTATGGAGCGTAATCGGTTTCTACCGTCTTAGCCTTCTGAGTAGAATCGTATTTCACCTCTGATTCGGTTCCTGTCAGATTTTGGTAGATAGAGCCGGAACTACTCTCGCTTACTTTAGACCATATCTTATTACCTACTCTTATAAAATTATCATAAATACCTTCGGCTGTTATAACACCATCTTGCTCTACGATATTAGGGCCCGATTTTTCTTTTAACAAATACGGGTGCCTGGTGTAAAAATAGTGTTCAAAATCATTCCCGGCATACGAAGGGTCATACTTCTCCAAATAAAACAATTCTGATAAAGAAGGGTCGGTACTGGTCATGCTATAATCAAACAACATCAACCTGTCTTTTCCAGATAAAGATAATTCTATTGATTTCAAAATATCAGGATCATCAGAAATAAGGCCCAAAGATGGACCAGGTTTGAAGTCAAGATACTTATAGGCATTATCATATAATTTTGTTTTATGGAGTTTGTTGTCAAGGTAAGATTGGTATAAATCGAATAAGGATAATGGGTTTTCGCTATCTTGTTTTTTGTTCATGTATCGACTATACTCCCGATCCACATCCACGTAAGGAACGTCAAGTACCGCCGGGTGTCCAAACGCCATCCTGGTCATTATCATGTCCTCCGTGTTCTGAGAATCCATGAACGATCTGACGTATTTTTTAATGGAAGCCATGAGCGTATTATTATCTACGTTCCGTACTTTCTCTTTATCCAAAACGCCGTTCTTAAAACAAGATTCAGGATATATTTTAGTAGAAAAATGAGTTAGGTTGTGCTTGGCTAACACTGTTGATATTTGATACATCTCGTTAATATCATCTTTGCTGATCCTTTGATATAGATTATCTCCTACCTTAAGCAATGAATGTTTCTCAAACGCTTCTACTGGGTCTATATTGGATTCAGAATAAACGATATTCAAATTATCCATATACTCCGGCAATAATTCAGAATAATAATCTGTACTATCACCAAGAACATCATCTATAGAAGATGCCAGCGTTGGAGCATAATTTGCATCATTATGCCTGGCCACATAAATATCAAGATCCAGCATCAAATTATCTATCTTATTCAAAGATTCTTCTGTGCCATCATAAGTTTCCGATGTCCCTATTATATCTATGCCAAACCACGTACAAGCCTCTTCTATATCCCATATCATGCTTCTTAAATCGGATTCGGTGTCGGCATTAGCCCTATGTAAATAAGCTGATATACGAGCTCTTAGGAACTCTATTTTGCCAGGATTGTAATAAGACAGATCTTGTAGCTTAGACAAGGATCTTCTCTTGCCTTCTACCACATCATCCCCTTCTATGTTTATTACCGGAATCTTATTCGTAGATGAGAACTCATCAAACATAGATTCGGCAAATTCTTTATCAGAAACGAATTTCTCAACCAGTTCAGGATATGAATTTCTCAACGATTCAAAAGCAGATGAAAATTCAGAAAAGTTTTTTATGCCGGCTACTGTTTTACGCATAGCATAATAAAGCTCAGAAGGATTATATGGTACCTTTTTACCAAATTGGTTAAACACTCCCTCCTTGTAAACAATAGGACCATACTGATAGTCAATAGACATAAAATAATTATCTTTTTCCCTATCATGTTCGTTAATAGAAGAATCTATTAACTTTCTCATGGAAGTCGAAACCTCGTTTAAAACAGAAGGATCGGATAAAATACGACTTATTTCTGTTTCATCATACAAACCGGATCTCCTTAATTTCTGCTCATTCAGTATCAAACTGCCATCTACATAAAAATCGAAGAGAATAGCATTAGACAATGAAGACGCATTGAAAAAATAATGAGTAGACAAAAGGAAATCCCTTACATCCTTAACATCCTGAGCCGTTAAAGGATCAGCAAAATAAGTCTGACGCTTCATATACGACAGCACGTCTTCTAAAAGAGGTTCACCATTGGGATCGGTATTAAACATCTCTCCTGGAGCCGGGTTATTCCAATGACCGTAATACGACAAAAAACCAGGAGTGTAAGCCTTAGCCCATACCTGAAGAGCCCGCTCGCTGTTTCCTAATACTTTTAAAGCACTTTCGTAAAGAACGGAAGGCTCCCCGTTAGGAGCCTTAACCCGTTTTATTTCATTTTCCTTTTTTTCTATCTGACATTTGACACCCATTGTAATTAACTTTTTTGCAAAGTTAATTATAAAACCGACTTATACAATGACGGATCCCAAATTCCTTCTATATAAATCTCCGGAAAACTCAAACTGCCATCACGAAGAGTGGTAACCTTCAAACTGGGAATGTTAAAAACAGTGCTAACATCACTAAACTCACCATTCAACTTAATAGCATTTCCACTATTATCAGCTTCATAATAATAATAACAATAATTTTCATTAATGTTTGGATCATATTCGTACCAATATGTTAGATCCTGTATATGATTTTCTATATTACCAATTTTATTTTCGCCTAATATAAAAATACCATTATTGCTATGATTATAAACCATAGAATCATAACCACCATAATTCCAATTACTATTAAACATTATGTAACTAACATCAGAATCATGATCTTTTAATACAGGTCCTATATGTATATGAATTTTATTAAACTGACATACATAAGGTCTTTTTCCTCCAAGCCTTTTTTATATCTTCATTGGATAACTTATTATAACATCCTCCCACGAAATTATCCGCAGCATTAAAAAATCTCCTTCTCATACTCAACACTCCTTATTTAACTCATTTATCGAATCCGAATTATCGGAACCTTCTACGAGATTCTTATTCCTATCTATCTCTTCCTGGCTCATATTACTCATCATATTTTGTATTTTTCTACCAGATTGAGATAAAGAGCGGATGAATGCACTGGAACTTATCTTAACTCCAAGATCCGGTTTTGCCCTAAACGCTTCACCGGTACTGATATTATACAAATCATACACACCTGAGTTCATATAGAATTTATATATCCAGTTTCCACCAGCTTTTTTGTACCCTAATTTGGTTAACTCGACTACACTCATACCAAATTTAATGCCATTACGACCCATTATCTTCTCCGGTATAGGTTCTACCTTAGCCGGAACAGATGTATATGCTTCATCACCGCCGTACAGGAAATAAGGGGTTGTCACCCTTGATATGTGAGTAAGCGGTTCTTCGGATATACGAGGCTCGTCTTTCGCAGCCTTATATTCTTCCCTTGGATTGGATATCCTAATAAAAGGATCGTATGTCAAAAAGGTTAAGCCGTATTCTACTTTATAACCTGATACGCCGTTAAGATCCCTTATAGCCTTAGTCGTATGCGAGTGATTGATGGTGTCTATACCATACCTTGATTCCATATCGGTCATAATACTATTAACCTCATCTCCCTCTACATAAACCTCTTCTCCTTCCGGGATAGAGGTTATGCCGGCAGCCCTTCTAAGTAGCCATAAAGTGACTTCAGCAATGTCAGAGAACTTATCTCCGTTCTTCCTATAGTTATCTACTCTTCCTTCTTCATATCCAGGTAATTCGACATTTCCTTTAACTTCGACATTTGTTCTGGATTGTCCTTTGCCTTCTCCATCTCCCTTTTTATCGCCATCTTCCTCAGTGCGTACTGCACCGCCTTCTGCACTTCCTTCTTTTCCATCATTTAAAATATTATCTGATTCTGACTCTATAGACTCCACGACAGCATCATACTCTGGTATGCCGCTAAGGAAATCTGCTACGTTATTCAAAAACTCTATTTTTTCCTCGTTTGTCATATCAAGGCTTTCCACGGGCTCCCATATGGCAGGCAAGTTGTTTGATTTTATTGCAATAGAAACATCTTCTATAGTTTGGTTGTCCACCGTAGGCAAAACTTTAGAAACCAAACTATTGATATCAGATTCCATTTTTTCTACTTCCTCTTTTGTGCCATATTCTTTTAGGGTATCCATGCCATTGACTCTAAGAGAATAATTCAAAGCCTTGCTTGGAACAAAATTAATATATTTCAAAAAGTTTTTCAACTCTGATATAATTTGTTCGTCAGATCTTGGCCCAACATAATCAACCACCACCTGATCTGTTTGAGAACGAAGCCAAGAAACGTATTCTTCTAAGATCTTACCACCTTTACTGGAAGGAGTGGATATTTTATCACCTACTATTCCTTTAGGTTCTAATCCCATTTCTTCCTTAAGGCTTTTAGGATTACCTCTCTCACGAAGAAACCTCAAATCACCTCCTACAATCTTCCTTGCTATAAAATCAAAAATATTAGCATAAGACGGCAATCCTTCTTTTTCTATATGAGATTCTATTTCGTTTAACATAAGAGAGAAGTTTTTCCTGGAGGTACGCTTCTTGCCAGGTAAAGACTGCGTAGCTTGTGCCGCAGGAGCCGGCTGAGCTAATGGCGCCGGCTGAGTCTCCCGGACAGCCCCTTCCTCTGGAATTTCCTCTTCGTAAACTTCCACGTCTTCCTTAGAAGTAACGGTCTTACCCTCATCAGAGAAAGGAAGATCATCCTCTATAAGTGACTTAGGTCTGGAAGATGATTTACCAAACTGGATCCTGATCTTAGGAGCGACAAACATCTCACCTTCGAAATCTATTCCAGATTCTACTTCAGACGTCACAATGTCTTTCACACTCCTGCTTTCATCTTCTACCCACTTAACAACATCAGGAACCGTAGATAATTTTTCTATAGCCTCACGAGCTTTTCTAAGCCCTGAAATAGGATTCAAGTACGATACTTGATACGAAGCCGGATCAAGACCTAACTTGGTTAGATACGCATTAAGATCTTGTATATCATCTTGACCCATCTGTAGCAATTCAGAATCACCAGATTCAAGTAGCATATCTATAAAAGACATCCATTTCTGCCCTTCCTCTGATTCTACAGAACGTAGGCTAACTGGGAAAAGATAATTAAGACCGTTTTTACCTTTGATGACGACTACCGGAACTCTTACATTTTTGTAATTATTCCCCTTGTCATTTAATATAGAATAAGCAAATGGGAAGCCTGTGTATTTAGATCCGTTCTTAAGCACGACTTTGCCATTTAATACATATCCAACATCAGATACTTTTTCAGCACCTTTTTCGGTAATAGGGAGATTTTCTATCTGGCCATATCCTTGACCGTTCACCTTCATGTTAAACACCGGTCTTCCGGGAAGGGTCTGGGCAACAACATGCGTGCCGACGCCGATGGTAGCCGACCGGCCGGCGTCCTTCTTCCACTTGTTAAAAGCCGTTCTTCTTATTTTACTTATACCATCTATGCCTCCTGTATCAGCTTTTACAACAGAAACGAATCTGTTCCCACTCATGACCTTGATAACCATATTGGACACCAGTTTATTCTCAGCAGATTCTATTCTTTTTTTATCGCCGGACTGAACAGCATCATTGTATTCGGCAAAAAGAGACTGATTATAGGTATCATTTACATCTATTTCGAGATTAACCTTATCTCCTTTTTTCAAAGAAGATAATGCTTCCTGATCTATTTTATCTACCTCATTCTCTCCGAATCCAACACCTGTTCTGTACGGAACCAACTCATCTGAATCAAGACGCTTATAAACCAAAGAATAGGAATTACCCACATCCTGAATAGACACATCTGTGTAACGGTTAAGAACACGAGCCGATTCTTTATCTATAGACCATCTCGCATGATAAGGAAGTTCAATTATAGTAGCCGTTTCCCCACCTATGTTAAGAGAATACCTTTTAGTGCCATTAGCGTTCGTTTCAGAGCTTATTTGAATAGGAACCAATGATTTTATAGAAGATATAAATTTATCGGCTCTAAGACCCGCAATTTCATACCTTTCATTGCCGTCATTGGATATTCTTCTAACCATCAACGTCTCTGGATTCTGGGCGCTATCTATGTTAGCTCCCGGTGTATTGTCAGATTCGTCTAATTCATTTACAAGAGAATCTATATTAGCATCATCCTCTCCAAAATTACTTAACGTAGATTCGGAAATACGACCTTTGTCAATAATCCTGTTTTGTTCAATATAAGGAAGGAGATCTGTGATGTTTCCAACCTGACCAAGATCTTCTATGGTAAATACCGAATCAGCAAGCTTATCTTCGTCAACCTTCTCCCCTTTATCCCGTCTGTTCATTATATCAACATACGAAGAAATAGCATCATCAAGTTCCTTCCTTTGATCTGGTTCTAAATTGGATTTAGCCATATCAATAATAGCTTTATTATCCTCATACACAGATCTCGGACTTGTAAGCCTATCAGCCTTCTCAGATAATGATTTTATGAGATTAACAGGGCTGTCACCCAAAGACGATACATAATCATCAAAATCTTGTTTGTATTTATCATACACATCTTTTTCTCTCGCAGTAAGAAGATCGGCATTACCTGTATATAGTTTATCAATTATAGACTGCCTTACGGCCGGAACCATAATAGGATTGTCCATCGCAGCCTCATAATCTTCATCCGATACAGACTCCGTAAGCGGTGACTCTTTTATATCATCTTCTGCTTCCTTCATCCTATCTTCCCTTACTTTATCAAGAGCATGCATAAAAGCCTTGATAGTCCAAGCTTCGTCTTCCGAAATCTTACCTTCTGACACAGCTTGATCTACTACCTCATCAGTGTCATATTCACCAACTTTATTAGACTCTGCAAAATCAGGAACCTTGTCATCCCCTTTATAAGGAGTAGACCATAGAGAAGACAGCGCTTTTGAAAACCCCCTGTTTTCCTCAGCTAAGAATCTTTTATCAAGCATCTTAGACAAGAAGTTATTCATATTCCTATAGTCCATCAAACTTCTTCGGTATTCATTTACCAAGGATCTCATGGCTTTGTCTTTGGCTGTAAACTTCTTTTCCTGTCTTGATTTTACATTAAAATAATCATCAAAAGCCACAAGCGTATCATAGGCTTCTATCACATCTTGTGAACTTATGGGAGAAAGAGGAGATGATAAAACAGATTCGGTTTTACTTACCAGCTCTTCTATCGAAAACTCTTTTCCTATTAACGTTGATAACTCAGACAACGAATTATTGTAATTGGTTCTAAGGCTTTCCAATTCTTTGGTTTTTCGTTGTATGGATTCAGCTTGTGGATCTTTCCCTTCTACGTTGCGAGGGCGGGTAGCAAGATCTTCTATTTCGGATTCAAGTTCTTCTATTCTTGACCGTATGCCACGGATAGCCATCGCCCGCTCCCTTGCCCTGTCCGACAGCCGGGAGAACGTACTTAGAGCATCCGCCACGCGAGGCTGCCCCGAAAGCGTTTCTATGACAGAAGCTATGTCTTTCATTCTTGATTCTGATTGAAGACCAAGGAAGGCATTACGAGCCACGTATTTCCTAAACTCAATCTTAGAATCATCACCTATAAGATCTTCGGCAAAACTCTGGGCAGATCTGAAATCCGAAAGACGATTGTTATAATTATCAATAATAGAATCCTTGTATTTCTTTGCCTCTTCCAAAGACATTCCATTAGCTTCGGCTATTTCCGAAATAGGCATCATATCAATCATCTGCCTAAAATTTTCAGCCGAATCCTCTAAGGTTCCCATTTGGTTGTCAATAGACATCTTTTCAAACATAGCATCATCAAGCTCCTTGCCAGTCATAGACTGGGCATCGGAACGAACTTGAGGCCCTAAACTCATTGATTTTTTCAACGTATTCAAAGCCGCCGTGTTAAGATTAGAAGATGCTTTGTTGTATTCATTCACTTGCCTTTCCAGCAAGATCTGACTATTGCTATACTCTTTCACCCCAAAGAAGCCTTCCCTCATACCAAACAAAGAACCGATAATAGCACCGATTCCTATTTCAGTCCATCCTTCTTTAGACGTATATTGCTTTTTAAATCCTTCAGAAATAGCATCAAGAACATCAACGGCTCCGTTCATGGCTACATTATCATATCTTGACTTAACATATTCCTCAGCCGTATTCTGAACAGCACCTTGAGATCCTTCTTCCCATAAGCCTTCGGATACAGGTCTTTTCATGATATTGAAAACATTGCCTGCTATCTTCTGTCCTATATTAGGATTGGTTATTTTAATAGCCATCTCTCCCGGCTTCGCAACTTCCGTCCCTAATCCAAATAAATGCTTGTTGAGCCTCTTTTCCAACCCAGGTATAGCCTTTCCTCCTAACCCTATATACTTACCAAAAAGAAGCCAGTTAGATAATCCTACTATACCCATATTGGCGGCAAATATAGCACTACCTACATCAGCATTAGAATTGCGAAAAACAGCCATCTCCTCTGCATTGGGATCACGACCATAAATCTTACGATAATAATCCTTGAAATCAGACTCGGATTGCTTCATAAAAGAATTTGCTTCAACCGATGACTCGAATCCGGCACTGGTAGCCAACAACGTCATGGTCTTAGCCGCCTCCCCTACATTTCTTCCGGTAGCAACTCCTTTTCTTACATAGTCGTTAAACACACCTTTAAGGCTTCCTATGCCCCTATTGGCAGCTTGCCTTGCTGCTAACTTAGCTCCGATTCTTCCACCTAATTTAGCACCTATATTGCCCAATGATCCAACTCCAAGTCCTCCGGTCATGTACGCTGATATCATGGCTCCTACGGTAAAAGACATACCATTACCAAGGACATCATTCCATAAGAAATTACCGGTATCCTTAAAAAGCTTCTGACCAAAATTATAATCTTCTACCTCTTTCTTGTAATAATGAGGAAGAAGCATGTCTATTTGCTGGTCAAGATCACCTACAAACTTATCCATGTTAGTGTTTAACGCAGCTTTATAACTTCCCTCAGATGCCATATTGATAAGTTTGTCAGGCAATGACACAACTCCTTGTGCACCGTACAATGCAGACTTTAAAGCGAATTTGCCTACACCATTCCAAAACTTACTCCATCCGCTCTGTCTCCTGGCATAATAATCCTCATTGTTTATACCCGGAATATAGTTGGGATATTTTGTACGCCATACCCCATCATTACCCATCTGATGACTTTCACGGATACTTACCTTTGGTCCATAGGGATTAAGAGGCGGCGGGGCAGGTGTAGCCCCCCTGTAGCTGTTACGAGCCAGTGCCTCCGAGTAGCTGTTGCTTATCTCCTTGGCTATATACGGTTCTTCGTATTCGGCAGCAGCTATCCTTGATGCGTAATCCGGAAATTTAGGTTGGGCATACACACCTTCACCAGGCATATAATTAGGAACCAGAGGCGTTGTCGTCTCTGGTAGTGTAGCCGGAGTATAATTCTCTTCTTCGGCTAATTTTCTTTGCCTTGCCACATCTTCGTAAGTGGTTTTAGCAGCAGGATTATATCTATCTATATTATTGTCAGCCATAAATTTTCTGCAAAAAATCGTTCAACTTACTAAACTTGTCATTCATGTTGGGCGTGATATTTATTCCTCTCATATACGGATCCCTCATCTGATCAAGACGTTCTTGAACAGCCTCCTTCACGTATTTTACAAAGAAGTACTGAGGACACTTCTGGTGAATGCTATTCCAGTAATCCGCATACTCATCATTACCTGGATCCAAAGGAACAAAATCCGAGAACAACAATGCAGGATTTTTAGAATTTTTAGTCCTTTTGTCATAGAAATTGACCGCTACCTCTCTTGAACCCCTATCGTCCATTCCCTCCAACTGAACTGATATATTATCAGACATGTCAATAAAATTATCAACAAGGGCTTTAACAACATTCATTTCTTCTGGCTTAAGGTAAGAACCATGAACCTTTACTATATCATAAAGATCATTCTTAACATCAGCCTTAGAAGCCAAACGAGGAAGGCCATTACGTATAAGATACTTATCATAAGAATAACCTTCCTTCTTTCCGGTATCTACAAAATCACAGATTTCAAAACTTGATTTGTAGCCATCTACCGGATAATTGCGCTCCTCGACCGAAGGATCTATACCCGCCTTAAGAAGCTCGTCATTCGTAATCTCAACCCTTTCTGTAACATAAGAATTTTCACCGGAACCTACTTGAGCAGTCAAGAATCTTCTAACGGTGCCATTATCTATCTCGGCATCCATATTAATGGCATTAATAGCAGTAGGATCCAGATTATTTACCTTTCCTGCCATGTAACCAGACAATCTTCTAAACTGAGCCTTCTGCAAAGACTTTTCCGGCGAATCGGCATTCCAATTGTATCTTTTGTAAGAATCAAGGTAATGATACTGAGATAACTTATCAGAAATCTGATCGGGAGATACAGACATTTTTATCTCATCCTGCATCTGACTTGCTATCATATCAGACACCCTACTGTTTTTCTCAGCATATCTTAGCTGGGTAATAGTCAATGGTTCACCTTCCTGATAATCTTTTAAATCTATATCACCATCCTTATCTATGGTCATATAATCAGATATATTAAAATCAGGATCGCCATTGAGTTTCTTCATTCCATTAATAAGAGCCAATGTACCAGTAGAAGAACCATTATTCTCGCTTGTAATAGCATCAGATATGTTTTTCCCCAACTTGCCGGCACTCGCCTTAGCTCCTAATGACGGAGATATAGCACTAAGAATATCTATTCCTCTCGAAGGATCCATCATGTACTCTCTAAACCCTACAGCATCAGATACACCAGTTGTTATGGCCGTGGCGAGTAGGAAAGCTCCAGCCTTATCATCTGTATCGGTAAGATTTATAAAAGAATTTCCTTTCATAAACTTAGCATTACGAACTTTCCTGATAATATCCTTATTTTTTTCAGTAACTATATTATCGATTTGATAATCAGTTATGTTATTTATAGCCTTTGTAGCTCCATTTGCCTTAGAATCAGAAAGAAGTAAAGCATCATAAGCTTCAGACAATCTGTTATTTCCTTGTCCGAAATATCCGTTTTTCTGACCTCCATTATTTTTTAAATAAGAATATATCCGTTCTTCAGGAGTCATATTAGCATACAATCCTGGGTCAGTTTTTTCTTCTTCGTATGATGCTGCAACGATATTACTTCTGTCTGTAGGAGATAATGAATTATATAATTTCAATAAATTGGCTTTACGATCTGTAGAATGAGATTTAAGTAACTCATAAGGAATATTAGCCAAGTTAATAGATCCTGTCTTACCCGTTCCAGAGTTAATAGCCGTAGGACCGTCCATAGGAGCCCTTATACCGCCTGCGCCTGTCGTGCCTGCGGATGAGCTTTTAGTTCCCATCTTGGCACCGTAAGTACGCATGTATTCGGTTTCAATCTTAGCCTGAGCAAGCTGCTCATTCGCCAATGATATTTCAACCATAGACTTGGCATTGTCGGTCAAAAACTTTTGCTGAGCCCTATCCTCTGCCAACCTTGCAAAATAAAGATCATCTTTCTTCCTTTCAAAACTTGTATTGTCGTATCTCCATGCATCAGTCATCTTATCGAAAAGATTATTGGTAACAACAAAATTAGCAGCCGCTACCGGATCTGATGAAGCTATTATCATATCTGCCTCCCTCTTGGCTTCTGCTTTCTGATTTTTAGCTTCCTGTATCTGACTGTCAATACGATCAATAATATCCTTATTATCCCCTACTGATTTCTTTTTTGCTTCCAATGCTCCTATATGCCTATCGTATCTTTCGACATAAGACCCAATGTATTGACTAACCAAATCCGGATTACTGAACACCGGATTGGTAGCTGCCATGTATGATGCTTCTATTCTCATCTGATTCCTCATGTTTTCAGATAAGTTAGCAGACACAAAATTCCTTATCTGGGAATCAGTAAGCTCATCTACGTTGACTTCTATGATTCCACCAGTAGGATTACCTTTAACATCATATTCTGTTGTCTGAATCTTCTTGCCTTCGTTGTTTTTCCTAAAGTCACTAACCAGCTTATTTATCTCCTTAGTATAATCAACATAAGGAGAATAATGAAGACCTCCCAACCTTGATCCTGCTTTACCATCTGACCTCCATTTGTAATAAGGGTCCAAAGCATGCCATTCATTAATAGGAGAATAAAGTTCAGGATGATTCTGTTTTATAGATTCTATTTCCTTCATAACCCTCCTGCCTTCTTTTGTGCCGGCAATAGCGTTAATGACCGTATCATCCAACACCGAACTGATCTCTCCTTGTATGGCTCTCGTAACACCATCAGAAGAAAGATCCACGCCTTTGAATTTTTGATTGATGTTAGCAATCACACCTGACATCTTATCTTCCATATAAGCGCGGGCTTCAGGCTTATCTATCTCTTGACCCATAAGATAATCTACCTGGGTATAGATCTTTTCACGAGCAGCATCAACCTTCTGCTGTTTGTACATCATGACGTCCTTAACAAGATCTATGTTGTAAGGACTAACATACGGGGCATATTGCCTTAAAATACTATACTGTGAAGCCACTATTTGGTCCTCCTTCTTCTTTTATTTTCGTCATCTTCTTCATTTAAACTTCTCAAGTAAGGTGTAGAATAATCACCCATATTCATCACATCCTGATTACCTTGAACGTAAATAATTTGACCACTTGGAAGCATTCTCATATTCGGAGCTATGGAAGCTATGGTATTCAACGATGTACGAACATTGAACTTATTCTGTATCTCACTGTTTATGCTGTCATAATAACGAGCAAGATTTTCATCCCTTATAGCCATAGCCTTCAATAACCCAGATTCATAACGTTGCCTTTCCGCTATGTTCTTATCGTCTGTCTGAACATAAGCCATTTCATTGAATCTATCAGCTTCGTTTATTTGCCTTGCGTTATTGAAATTTACTTCGTTAATGTACTTGGCTATATTGCTTCCAGCTATGGCGTTCATATTAGCCAGAATAGCAGCTCGCTGGGAGTCAGGTACGTCACCTACTGCGTCTAACTGAGCCGATGTCGCGCGGTTGAGCTCGTTGATATACTGATCAGCAGATTGAAGAACCGGATCTATTCTCGGAGCCTGATGTCTTTCCAGACCTTCTATCTCCAAGCCTGTATCGAGCGTTCTCAGCATCTCCGGGAAGATAGGACCGAACGCCGCCGGTCTGCCCTGTCCTTTAGGTCCGTTGTCTTCAACCACCTCCTCTGTATCGGTGTCGGTTGCAGTCGTAGGCGTACTTGCTTTCGGTTTTACCTCTATCCTTCCAGGAGATCCAATCTTAGGCGGTGTAAGGCCTGGTGCTATGGGACCGGCCTCAATAGGCTTCATTTCTGGTTTAACAGACTCAAGAACGAAGTCTATTTCCGGCATTAACCCACTATCTCTTAAAGCAACAAACTTATTATAATCGGAGCCCAGAATCTTCTTAGCGGCATCAGATTTATCACCAAATAAGTCAACATAATTCTTTATCCCTTTTTCGTTTAACAATCTTTTTTGCTCTGCCGAAACAACGTCCAATCCATAATAAGAACGGGTGGCTGTTGTCTGACCAAACTTATCATCTACGGCAAATGAATTATAAGCCTGATTACCTCCGTAGCTTCCGGCATCCTGGCCCCAGAATCCGTACTCATCTCTGAATTTCTTGGCTGCATCAGCATTCGTGATAGCACCTACATCAGCTAACGCCCACAATGCATTTAATTGCCTGTTATATCCTTTCTGAAAACCTTCTGTATCAAAATCACCATCCGTATTGTACTTGTTAGCCCATCGGTTTACATCAAGCAAATTAGATACCGCCTTATCATTTACCCTTCCGTATCCTAAATTGCTTCTATGTTGGAGATTCTGGTTGGCATTGACACTGGAATCAGGATTAAGAATCTGCTCACGACCACTAACATCAGATACAGTCATATTAAGAGTTCGTCCAAATAACTGATTGATAAGCTTATTGTAGCCGATAGCATTCTTTCTAAGTTCCTCCAGCTCCTTCTGAGTAGGTCCACCTTCAGCCATTTTTCTGGTTTGCTTAACATACTCGTCATATATCCAGTTCTTGGCATCTGACCCGGAAATATTAAAAGCCTTCGCCTGCTTCTTTACCTGGTTTAAGTCAACGACTCCTCCTTCTCTAAAGAAGGCCTCCATCTTCTCATTTCTCTTCGACTCTTCTTGCTTACCATAAACGATTTCAGCGAAAGCCCTAAATTGAGATTCGAGTTCGTCTATTTCTTTTTGATTATCATTGACGTACTTGGAAAGAATGGATTTATTCAACTCAGATGTGTTTTTATCTTTCACATCCTCGTTCTTATCCAATCTCTTATACACCTTTTCCTGTTCCTCATACTTATCAGACAAACCAATCTTTTTCTTATATCGATCAAGGAGTGTAGCATACGTATCTTTAGACGTTGCCTTAATACCGTAATTTTCTCTAATATAAGAAGCAAAATCATCATCGATAGTACGGTAATCTGAAATAATATGAGCTTCAGGCAAATCAACGGGAGTGCCACCATCTTCATGTCTGTTCCCTTTGGCTTCCATAGGTCCTACGGAGTCAGGAGTCAGCACATACTCGCCTTTCTCTATCTCTACGTTAGCATTATCATCCATAGATTTAGGAAGAGGATAAATGTATTCTCCAGTCATATCGGACGTATCCATCTTCTGACCGTTACCTAAATTCACGCCACCACCTTCACGTTCCCACTTGATGAATTGCTGACGGCGCTCCTTGGCAAGTTTTTCCCTCGCTGCCTGCTCGTCCCTGCTGGCTGCATACGCAGCAGATGAAGCCCCCATGATATTACGGGTAAGACCTAATCCTAAACTAACACCAGACAAGGCAGCTTGAGCAACGTTAGCGCCCACCTTATTACCGGCTCTTATCCGGCCAAGACTGGCACCAAACATCTGAGCCCGACCACCGAGATCAGGCGAGTAATACGGCATAGTCATAGGATCAAGAGGATTGCCGTCTTGAGATCGCTTATCTTTTTCATTGTTAGCATCATTAACATCCACTACAGTACCCTTCGGCATAGACGACGGATCTACGGTGACGTTATTATTTACGTTCATGGTGGGCATAGAAGGCTCCTGTAATTTTATAGTAGAATAATCAGGACCTACTATATTATCAAAACCAGCCTCCATCTTGTTTATATCCTCATTTATCTCAATCATACCAGGAACATTAGACATGTCCATATTGATATAAGGATTAGATGTCGTGTCCGCCTGCTGGGTAACGTCTTGAACACTACCTCCTGGTGCGAATATTGGACGATTTTTTATGATTCGTAATCTCATATCTTCTCTTTTTTCACAAAGATAAGAGAAACGGACGAGAAAATCCAACGGAATCGAATCAGTTTAAAAATCAAGATGGTAGAGGTGGAGCCTCTTTATTTATAGGAGCGTTGACAGCCTTTTCTTTCTTCTTGTACAACTTGAGAGCTTTCCTGTATATAGATAATACAACCGGGCTCTGGATTTTCTTCATAGCCTTGGCAATAACATCTGAAGATAAGGCAGACATCACCACCGCATTAAGGAACGAACGAACAGAATTGTATTTCCCATCAAATCGCTTTAATAATCTCATCCTGAATGATTTATACAAATATGATGCAGATAACTCCTTAAGACCATTATTTCTAAGACGCTTATTTAAAAACATCAAAGCCTTCCCCGAAAAACACATCCGGTTCTTGCCTTGTTTATCTGTTGCATGTGAAAACCAGGACCATGCCGTGCTTGGGTGTTTGGCAATCCTATCAGCAAAGCTATCCAATATGCTGGTTCTGAGATCTCTTTTATGAGCATGGCAGGCGGCTATCTTCTCATCTCTACTAAGAGCTCCATTAAGACATCTAAATGTGGTACGTTCTTTTCCAATGAAATATTCAGGATGCTCTTCTGCGAATTGAGCCCTAAAAGACTGATATCCACCCTTTCTCATCAAGTCTATCTGAGACCTTACATAAAATCTAACACACTTTTCTTCAGCTTCTTGAGCTTTCTTGCTACGAGGCTTACAGAGACGACCAAAACGACGGTAATCATAAACCATAGCCTCCACAAAATCATTGTACGGGAAATAACGACCAAATCCGTAGTTCCAGACCATGAAGCAACGCACGCGATCCTTCCAGTAGTCGGTGATGACAAAGTATTTACCAACCCTTTGTTTCTCATCAACTTTGTACCACCTATCAAATCTACCGTTATAAAATAGATTAAAATACTTTAAATTGCCTAAACATTGACCGGCTGGTCTACGTACTACATTATAGCCTAACTGATTGTGATTATTATAGATAACCTCAAGGGGTGAAACCGCCTCCTTTTTAAGGAGTGATTTGTGAAGCTTGTCGCAATATGTCATTTCTGCTATCTTTGCCATTGTTTTTGTTTTGTGCAAATATACGAAAAGTATTCATACTAACAGTAAAGAAATTGCACGACCCTGTATCCGGTTTGAGAAAAATAGGATACAGGGTTTTTTGTTTCATATAGGTATGGTAAACGTAACCGATTCGTACCGTACCCGTAAGTTCCTGAACGTCAGTGGTGGGACAAGTTATCTAAAGGTATAATAGGATAAATAAATTTCCCATATTATATATTCCATTCATACTCCATTCAGTCGTATTCATTTTATATATTTATATGTTATTCATATTTTTTTAAATATTAATACTGTTTTAAATATACTTTTATAGTTTCGGAATCGAATCGAACGTAGTGAGTGAGATTTCGGAACGATTAATAATTTATCATTACGACTATTTACTTTTTAGCCTGATTGAGATTAAAAGTGATTGAGGATATCGACCGGAGGGAGATATGCGAAAGAACGAAAATATATTTTTATATTTTCAATATCTATATAAAGCGATTGAAACCGAATCGACCGAAGGGAGTGAGGTTGAGAGAAGCGATAACAGTTTTACGAGTAGCCACGAGATAAGCAGGCAGGCGAGTAGGCGAGGCCGTCGTGTGTTGTGAGGCAGGACAGCGTTAGCCCAGGCGCAGGTCCAGGTCAGTCCCTATCATTGCAGATTGTAATCGGTACGAAACATAAGAAAGCCGAGCCCTCTTGATCACGTCCTTCAACCTTCGGAATCCGGGTAACGAGTCTATGGCTCGGCTTTAGAAACATTGATATGAAAAAAAATTGGTTTCAATTAAACTTCTGTCACTCCCTTAATCCGGAGTTGAATACTGGGAAGGACTGATTGGATAAAGGCTCGTCTTTTATCTTCTTCGTTTTCCTTCATATGCTGCTGGTATCGTAGTTCTTTATCATCATCCTTATCTTCTTTTAAACTCAACAAATGAGCTACGATATCTTTACCATACGTTTCAGTCCATGTACGGAATCTCTCTTCCTCGGACTGTCTCTCCGGGGACGGAGCTTCCGGGTTAGGGAGGGCGGCTGCCACTTCTACCTCTGGAAGTGTTACCGATGCTGCTATTTCTCCATCATCTCCGAATCCCATTTGACCATACGAAGATACGGAATTTTCTTCAATATCCAAACCAAGATTTTTAGCAACTTCCATAGCATAGTTATAACGGTCATCATTTCTTATAACACTCTTATGAGGACGTCCTGCTCCTTGGTTCCAAGCTACTACAGCATCCTTAAGGTTATCGGCGTTCATAAAATCCTGCCGGCTGTAGTTGTAATACCCTGGTCCTTCTTTTCCTTTTCTTGTGTATAAGAAATTAGAATATCCGGTCTTTCCTTCGTATTCGTCAGCCAAGAACTCAAGTTGGTCTTTGAATGTGGGTGTAGAATGACCTTTTTTTCTGGCGTGCTTGAATAACTTATCCATGCGCTCATTATGCCATTGTTGTATGCCGTATGATGTTCTGTTGTCTCCGTATATGTCATCTTTAAGACCGGATTCAGCCATGAGATTACCTATGATGGCGAGCGCCTGTATCTTAGACATACCTCTCTTTCCAGTAAAGTATTCATATGCTTCACGCTGTTTTCCAATCACGCCGCCTTCCTCCATCTTACTTACATCATCTACTATACCCAACGTTGATATAACAGGATTTGCAATATCAAGTATATCATCCACTTTGTTTCCATATCTTCCCATAAAAGACATATTCCTTACCACATTCGTTCCTCCTATTGCTTCTGCCGCTCCACCAAGTATGCCGGCATAATTAAAGGCATTATCACCTTCTGGATCTAAGGCAATCTGACTTCCATCAATACCTATATTGGATAATCCTGCTATGGTTTGTATCTTGCTACTTTCTGCTATTGTCTTAAGAATTGGCATTAAATCTAACCCCATTTTATTATACAACCTAAGCATTCCAGGTGTGGAAGAAGCAACATCTGCAAGTGTAAGTAAAGATTCGACCATTAACTTATAAGGGTAAGCATCCTCCTTGTTCTTGTCCTCCTTTCCCTCTTTAGCATCACCTATTCCCCCTTTTACTTTATCTATATCTATGGAATCTAAAAGATTATTTATAATAGCTCCTATTTTTTCCCCATTTCCATCTTTGGATATTATCAAATTTCCTATTTCACTGTTTGAAAACCCGGCTATTCTTCTAAATTCGTCCTCATTAATTTCACCTTTTTCAAGATCTGAATGAGCTTGTTCAAGTAATCTCCTCCTCTTTTCTTGCCACTCTCCATTGTCATTTTGTCTTTTTATAATCTCATCTCTCTTGTCTGTATCACTCCACCAATGTTTAGCTTCTCCACCTTCTTCGTATTTCCTTACAAATCTTTTAGGTAAAACCTTATCATTATTTCGAAGCACACTACCTTTTTTAGGATCGTATTTGATACGCTCCCTTATCCTAAGAGGGACATCCCTTTCTGGTATGATGTCTTCCGCTATCTTCTTTCGACTAAAATCATAATCATCCTTAACATCTAACATACCAGCATCCGGATCCCATCTTACACTGAAATTCTTCAACGCACCTAATCCGGAAGCTTCGTTTACTTTTTCAAAATTGTCACCATATACTTCTTCTCTAAATGGACTTACGCCTTCATTTACTAAAATCCATTTTCCTGGATTTTCAAATATATTTTTATTTAGTTTATCAAGTACCTTCTTGTAATCTCTTATTTTTCGTTTACTTTTTTCATCAGCATCCTTATATGCCTCGTCAAGCATTTTGTTCATATATTCTTTATCTAATAAAGATTGTATCAAAATAGCTTGTTCTTGAGGCAATCCCACGTACTGAGCATCATCATCATCGTCATCAAAACGATACTTGCTTGCCGGTAATCTACTTATATCTCCGTCCGTGTAAGCCTTCCACATTTTCTCTTCAAAATCGGTGGCGGTATCTTCTCCGGATCGCTCCCTATTAGGATCCAACATTCGTTTCACAGTAGGAATAAAATCGGCAATTAAACTAATAGGATCAGTGTCTAATATTGGATTAACGGATTCATACCATTTATTAGGATCAGCGTTATTAGCTATACCTACTGATTTTACATCAGAATCAGATATCCTAACCTTCTTGCCATCATATCCTCTCCCTACATGCCCTGTATCGCCGTATTTTGCGGCTACATGACGAGCGTCTTCGTATTTTGAATCATCAGTACCTTCTCCTACAGATTTGTCCTCTACGGGCTCGTTTTCAACCAGGACGTAGTTACTGTCGTCATCCACCGTCCAAGGCTGGTATGTCGGCGTAGAGAACACCCGGCGCTCGAAGGCACGGCGCTTCTTCTGGCCGCCCATACCTTTCTCGTTTTCATTGTGATTTATTTCTTTCACTGCCTTATCATAATCACCTTCTTTAAGGTATTTGAAAAGCATTGGGCTTTTAGAATACTCTGGTCCTCCTGTATTGTAAAACAAACTAAACAAAGCATCTCGCTGATTATTGTTTAGATTCTTGAAATTAGGAGTTCTTCGTATAAATTCCGGAACAAACGTATTAACTACACCTTCAAATTCCTTATCGGCCTCTTCTACTGTTATACCATTCTTGTATTTTTTAAGAAGATGAGGAAGATGAAATCCGTACCCGATTGTTATATTTCCCTTCTTATCGTCATATAATTCAGGCTCAAACTTTTCCCACGATTTCAAATATTTTAGGATATTTTCTGAGGGCTTCCAATCTGATTTATTCTTCTTTGCCATCTTTTTCTTCCTCTAAGAATCCAAACATTTCACCTGCGCAGTTACCAACAAATCCAGCTATGTAAGCTGCGTGTTCATCTTCTCCCACCTTAAAACCAAGAGACATATTACAATGTTGGCATACCGACATAGCTGCATGAAATGATTCATGACATATGTTTTGTATAGTCATATCATTCTCACTTTGAAAATTCCATAATAACTTAAAAGCTCTATCATCTCCCTTATCACGAACAAGATTCATAAAAGAGACTTCTGAATCTAAATCGCCTTCATCTCCCCATTCTCCTTCATGATCCAATTCTGCATTCTCAAAACGATCACACAATGTTTTGTAATCTAACCCTATGGTGATAATCAACTTTAGTGGATATATCACAAAATCAAATTCTTTTTCTTTCATTTTTCTTCCTCCTTCTTAAACTTATGGTAAGCATCACAGACCCTATCAACTAACCATCCCATCAGATAGGCGGCATGCTCATCTTCTCCGGCGTAAAAACTGTAATTTATGATTATTTAACCAATAAAACCACCATACTTTAGAAGGTGGATGAATTGGTTTGATTAATTTTGAATCAAAATTACAGATAAAAATGATTTCATACAAATACAACATATACCATTCAAAGAAAACGAAATATCTCGATAAGATGCTTCGTGAGTGTTGTTTTGTATGGAATCATGCGTTAGCTTTACAGAGAAGGTATTATGGGATGTTTGGGAAATACATACCGGTTGGTAAGATGAAGAAACATTTTACCAAAAGAATTAAAAGAAATCTTCTTCATTCCCAAACAACACAAGAGATACTTGAACGTCTTGACGAATCTTATAATCGTTTCTTTAAGAAATTAGCCAAACGACCATCTAAGTTTAAATCACCAGAGAAATTCAATTCTTTTGTATTCAAACAAGGCGGCTTTACTTTGAATGGTAATTGTCTAACAATCAACAAAGGAAAGAAACGATTTAGATTCTCATACAGTAGGGCGTACAAAGGCAACATTAAACAAATAAGGATAGTAAGAGAGACCTGCTCACGTTTCAGTTTGATTATAGTTGCAGATTATAATCCTTTTTCATCCAACAGAAAGACACATGATGGTGCATCTGTTGGATTGGATTTTGGGCTGAAAACTTATCTTACTGCAAGTGACGGTAGCAAAATCGATTCTCCATTATTCTTCAAACAATATCAAAACAAGATCAAGAAATGCAATAGATGTATTTCGAGATCGAAAATTGGATCTAATAATAGAAAAAGGAGACGTTTTGAACTTCAACAAACGTACAGGGAAATTGAAAATCTACGTAATGATTTCCAATGGAAATTGGCACACGAACTTTGTAAAAAGTATGATTTCATTTTCCTTGAAACATTAAACATTGAAGCAATGAAACGTCTATGGGGTAAGAAAATATCCGATTTATCCCATTCATCATTTGTTGACAAACTGGAATATATAGCAACAAAATATGGTGTAACAGTCCATCATATCGATAAATGGTATCCTTCTTCTAAAACTTGTGAATGTGGCTATGTCAATAAAAACCTGTCGTTAAAGGACCGCACATGGGTGTGCTCAAGATGTGGGTCTGTAAATGATCGTGATTTGCTTGCAGCCCAAAATATTCTTCGGAAGGGCATTTCCGAATTGGAGAGCATGGGTAATTCCAGCAGTAGAAATACTGGGGTTCCATGCGTTTGTATCCAAGAATCCCACGCACTTTAGGCGTGGGAGTATGTCAAATAATACTTGTTTCATAACAAACTGTTTTTCAACAAAGATAAATAAAATAGCCGAAGATATACTCACGTACTTCTTCGGCTATACCTTTAAAGCTAAAACTTGTTTACTATTGAAGCAAAATCAATGATTATATTTTTATTTTCTTAATTTCTTCAATCATATTCTTATATCCACAGAACTTGCTGTTAATAACATCGAAGATAGATTCTGACCAGCCAGCTATGTTCAAGATATTAGATCCTCTGTAAAACATCTCACTTCCATATCCTTGAATAGAAATAGAAACGATTTTGCAATTTGGATTCACTTTTTTAAACCCTTTCAAAAGTTCGGCGAATTTACCATATTTATAATTGGAACTTTTCTCCCATACAACAGATTCACCGTCTCCTATCTGCATATCTGAAATAACGTACAAGTTATCTACTTTGATCTTATCTTTAACGCACTTATCCAAGAACGCAAAAAGACCGTTTTCAGTGGCACCACCGCATTCTCCTCCGGCAGTAAAAGATTTTTTGTTATTCCATAAAACACCTTTACTTCTATCATATTCGTAATTGATAAGTTTGTCACCAAACATACCAATAAATACGTCAGGAAGCACAGAAGCAATCATACAGCCAAATAAGTTACCAATGACAGCCGTACTTGTTTTGCTAAAGGCAGATACCTCAGAAGATCCTCCCATATCTCCACGTACAGAGCCAGAGTGGTCAATCAGGATAGCCGACCGCCCCTCCAATACCGGCAGGTTCTTGCAGGAGATGGTTATGGCTTTCTCCAACGCATCTAAAATCTTATCTTTGTTACGCGCTGTTAATTTAGCACGTTTTTTATCCGACTCAAATACAATATCATTTTCGGAATCATCAGTGCCTATATTTTCAACCTCTTTGAAAGCTGAAGCAAAACGGAAAGGAAGCATCTTCGAATTAAGTACCTTCTCTTCTATTGTAAGCTGCCTACAAACTTCATCTATTTGATCAGGCGCGTATTTGATTATGTTTACAAGGTTACGAACCATATTAAAAATAGGCATACCTTTTACATTAGAAACCACGTCCCGAATAGCGTCACCTAAAGCTTCTTTCTTTTCCTTATTGTCTTTCTTGTCCTGTCCGGCTTTAGACATTTCTTTTTCAAGAATCTTGCTTTCGTATAATCCAGACAAAGACCGACCTTCTATAAGGTACTGGAAAGCCGTTTTGTTAGCCTGATTGCCTTTAGGGTGAAATAAGTTTACGAGGTCAACCATAGTAATGACCCTACTGTCCATCTTGTACTTGTCAATCCGATACGGATCAAGACCTTCCAAAGCCGTCTTAAATCCTTTCTTAATAGCGCTGGATATTCCTCTTAACTTCTTTGGATTTTTGTCGTTAAGAGCCGCATAACAGCCAAGGATTTCGCTCATATCATCAGGACGCATAACGATCTTGTTATAGAACCTTGAAGCCCATTCCTTACCCGATGCTTTGCTGGCAAGGACAGAAGCCATAAGATGCGTTACTGACCTAAGCTTTCCTTCTTTCCTGACATACAATGCTGTTTGTGCTGCAAAATACGGATCCACCTGATCCATAAGGTCCTTAATCCTGTTCACCTTATCTTTTTCTTTCTCATAATAAGAATCGGATAACATAGTAGTCATTACCGTAGCTACCAACTCTTCTTCTGCGTTAGGCTTATACGCCTTCTCTCCCATGTGATTCACGATCGTAGGTTTAACACCTTCATCCTTTTTGTTAAACTTTCCCATTTGTTGTTGTTTTCTTTAAAGTGTTATACAAAAAAAAGCAGTGATATTACTACCACTGCTTGAAAAAAAATATATCAAAATGAATACTCAATGAGGGAAAAGCTGAAGTTAGTGTAAACAATGAAATAATGGATTTGAACCATCGACCTATACTTTAAAAGAGTATCGCTCTATCCATCTGAGCTAAATTCGAAGTAACTAACCCCATCACCACTCATTAGTTTCTTATGTCTTCCAAACAGAGGAAAAGCGGAGCCGGATCTAAAATGAAAATATCGGATTCGAACCGATGAAAAGCAAATGTACCTGATGCTGCGTTAAACCACTACGCTAATTTTCGAAGTAACCGGACTCCTCACCATCTGTATATTTTATTAAAACAGGGATAACTTGGAAGGTGTTTTAAAGGAGGTTTTGATCTACCAACTGATCTAATTTTTCTTGCATGAAAAATATAGGACTCGAACCTATGACACAAACCGAAGTATCACCTTCCATCACCACTGTCTTGTATTATAATCTCTCTTGATTACGATGCAAATATAGACACTAAAATATGATTTACAAATTAAAATGATTTAAAATAGATTAATTTGAATAAATTAACACACAGACAACATAATAGGCAGTATCGTATTGTATATTTGCGTATAACATAAAAAAAATAAATATATGGATAGATATATTGTTGATTTACTATTAAATGAAGACAACTCTCCGTTTAATAGTAAAAATTTTAAAATAATAGAATTTGAAGAAAATGACAATGAAAAAGTATATAACTTATTCAATAAAGTGTACGGAGAAAATGTAAGTATTATTTTCATTGATAGTGGATTTGGAATATTAACGTTTATAAATGACAACATGGTTAGACAAGTTGATTTGTATATCATGTTGCAATCTTTATCCGTTATATACGAAGAGGCCATAGATATAATATCCATATTGTTCGGTGAAAACGCATCACTCCTTACAGTATGCAACAAACCAGCCCCAGTCACGCATGATAAAAATTCCAGTGGTGATATTAATACCTATATAATAAAAGATAGTTCGAGTGGTTTATTTAAAATAGGAAAAAGCCGTAATCCTATTGAAAGACTTAAAACACTATCTATTGGGAATCCTAATTTATCTATAATAGGAGTATGCAATAAAAATGTAGAATTATTAATACATAAAGAATATGATTCAGTAAGAGTCGATGGAGAATGGTTCAGGATGGATAATAATGATATTTGTCATATAATAAAGAAATACGGATTTATATGTGTAGAATAAAAAAAATCATCCTCTACTTATTGAAAAGTAGAGGATGATACGATATTATCTATTCTTAATCTTATCTTCAGAAATCAACCACTGGAATATAATTTTCCGGTTGCTAATTACTTTCTTTATCCTCATCAGCATCCAGCTACCACGCAACCTATCAAGCCATGACCGTCTGAAATTAAGGGCATCAGGATTAACTGACTTATTTATATCGTTATCGTCCTTGATCCAAATAGGGGTCTCTGACCGGTCGTCGTCAACCCTGTTGAAGAAGTCATTTAACTTATGTCTTCTATATACCTCAGTATCCAGGACCTCGGTATGGTCGCCTACGATCTTCGGATACGATATGCGTTGCGCTAAATTATTCTTTTCTTCTGGAATAAGATGAATTTCACCTGAGTTGTTTGTGTCGTTGTAGATAGTTATCGTATCCAAACCTACTTTCCTGTCAAGTGTGTAATTAACATCATCAACGTATTTCCTTGCATCAAGCTCGTATTCTACAGAAGCCAGCGTAGAGCCATTATATTTCTCTTTTATCGGCACTTCTAATATAAACGGATATGTTGTTCCGTAAAATGTCTGGAAGCTCTTATTCGTCAGCAAATGACTCCATAAGCCACCTTCTTCGTCTGATGCCGGGAAGTTTATACCTGTCTGGAAATATTGTTGCTGTTCTATATAATAGTCAGGACAGAACGAATAATAAGAAATCCATTCTTGCTTCAGACACGAATATCCGATAGTAAACGACACGTCTTTAAAATACTGTTCGTCTTTTAAAGATATTTCCTTATCGTTTGACAGTACCTCTGTTTCATTGTACAAGAACCTTCCACCATCATATTTGTAATATGCCGGGTTCTTAACAGGTATATAATCTTTTTTCGTGATAAGTACTCTCTTATACCTGTTATCCCATCCAAGAGACAGACCAAGACCGATAAATTTATTGTCTGTATCTTCTTCTGTCATCTCTGTGCCGGTTAAGATATTAGTTATTCCGTATCTAAGAATCTTAAACGGAAGATGACGCTTGAGCCAATGTCTGATACCTACACTAAGTTCCTTGAGATTACGTCCGTTCGGATCGGTCATAAACACCTGTGCTCTTTTAGTATCTACCCAGAAGTGACCAAATTCTGAACTAATTATTTCAGTGCTCTGTGTTCCAGAATAACCGAGGTCGGTCGTGTTGTACTCCAGAGGCCTGGACGCGAACAGACCGCCGGTGCCCATCTCAGCCTGCCCTGGGGAGGTGCGCTCCTTGATTACGTCTATGGCGTTATGGAGTGAAACCTGATCCTCGAACCTAACAAGGATCTGATCGGATTCAATACGCTTCATGTGAATAAGCTTCCCGTTGCTGGTTGGGAACTCATGATAGTCCATAGGCTTGTACGTCAGCCACGGATCTGTTTGACTGTTTTCAGATACGTCAGCCCTACTCCATATAACCCCATTAGGTCGCTGGTAAGCACAATCATAAAAACGACGTTCGTATGTCGCCGGCAATACATTAGGCGTCAATGTCATTCTTGATGAATAGATAGGACTTATCTTGTAATCATTGTCCCTATGGATAGATACGTTCTTTTCTTGTGTCCACCAAGCAAAATCACCATGAGCCGGATAAAACCATTCATGGGGCTCTACTCCTTCTAATCGGAAATTGCAGTTTATTTCCGATTCTACGAGGAATTGAGGAATACCATAAGACCACAGATAGAATCTACCATCCACGTATTTCTTAGCCTCGTTCTCACCATTTAAATTATACAAACTTTTTCTGTTTGGATAAAAAGAATACGTTCCTTTGCTTGATGATGTCCAGCTATTAAAACGTTCGTTGTCAGTATGCTCAAGCATATCTTCTCCAGTATCGTAATTAACGAAATACTTGGGAAATCCGACATTTCGGTAATCATTGTAAGCAAATGGTATCATATCCCCTATACCAAAAGCAGTATTATAAAAAAATGGGAATTTCCGTTTCATGGAAAACCTCGATATGTAGGTGTCACCGCCAAACAGCGGTTGTTTCCCTCCTTGGAAGAATCCACATCCTCCGACTGATATCCATTTGATGTCTTCTATAGCTCCATACTGATCGGGCCTGTACCGCATAAGCTTCATATATGGAGAACAGATATAAGACAACATCTTCGTTCTTTCAAAAGATTCTTTAGACCCGGCATCAGAAGCCATGATAACAGGGTCATGGATACGACTTGTATCATATACCTGAGCCTGCATAGGATACGATACGAGATACTTTGAATTTAAGATACTCGTATCAGGATCCTTTTCCCCCGGATCTCCAAAAGACAAGAACATAGAAGATTCTCTATCTATGTTATTTATAAACAAGAAATCTTTTGAAGCGTTTTGGCTATCATCACCCACATCTTCTCCAGTAACCCAAGATGATGTCGTAGACGGGTCGGATATGGGGTACATACCTGATTTAAGACTCTTGGTGTTAGCCAATCCCCTTAATCTGTTTTGTTCGTATGGAGCCGTATCATCGAAGCCCATCATGCTATTGTAGTAACCTACAGACGTGTAATAAAAAGCATGGTTTCTTCTTGGGCCATTGTTTATGAATGTCGTGAGCCAATCATATCTATACTTACCATACAATACCGGTCTTTTAGCAAGCGTATCAGATATGGTGGCAATCATTGAAGCAAATATCATTGCCATATTGATATTACCTATCACACCTACATACGCAGACGTAGAACGGTTCATAAGCTCTTCCGCTATCTGAGAAGCTATGGTGGCCGTAGATTCGATGTTAGCCAACGTAGCCGCCATCTTATATGATTGTTTCCCTAATATCGTCCATTTGGGATGATCTTCAACCTCATCAAAGTTTCCTACAGACATTCCCCTTATAAAACCTTCTATAGCCACCTCCGTAGGGGTTTCAGGCTTATTGAAATAAATATCAGGAGAACTAAATGCATACCACACGTTTCCTTTTCTGAAAAATGGGTGGGTTATAAACGATACCCTTTTTTCAGTTGCGTAATTAAAAGAGTCATCCGATAAATCATTATACGGATAATTAGGATACAGATTAAGATTCGGGTTTTGACCTGAATACCTGTACATATCGTAAGCTATTCCGGTAGCTATAACAGAACGATTAAGACGTCTGTCACCTCTATATATCTCATAGCCTGTAACCATATCTCGCTGCTCTTTGGTTATCAATCCGGAATCTACAGCAAAATCAAGGAAGACGTTAATCATATCCTCGTCTACTAATATTCCTATAGGATAAATATCGGAAGGAACATCATAAGACCTAACATCCCGGTTCATGAAAAGCATATGATCGTTGTCCGGGAACTTATAATGCCGGATAGGTTGCTGACAGAAGACGGTACTGGTATCTACCGTACCATATTTATGACCTTTAAAAGACATCATTCCCTTATCATCCGTAGAAGGGGAACCGTAGTATTCAGTAAGCTTGGATACGATATTGTTGTAAGCTTTCTTGGAATTGCCTTCATAGCCATGATCACTTATCTTAACCTTACTACTGTCATACAGTTCAAAATTAGCAGGATACTTCTCAGACGATTCCCAGTAAGCGAAATCACCGTACTTGTATTTCCTTGGAGCACAGTTTATGGGGCGATCCCCGCATATCGTACACTGGCTGGCGTATTCTACTGTGGCCCTTAACGATATTTCTTTTGCCCGTACATTTATCCGATCTATTTCCTTTTCTCTGATACCAAAAATATAGGGGTATATAGTTTTACCAAGGACGTAAGATGTACCCACCAAACCTCTTGACGGATTCTTACTGTTCTCCTCTTTTCCATCGTCTTTAACCTTACAGAAATCAATTTGTCGGACAGTAAAAATCCAAGGGCATGATACGATAGGGCAGTCTATGGCTACATACAATCCATCAGGGTACTTATCGAAGAAAGATTCGCCTATGTGCCCAAAATAAGGACGGGATGCTCCAACAATAACATAATTATCGCCTTCATCCATGACCTTCTCCCAATCAAAGTTGAGATCATCCTTATCTATCTTCCTATTGCTTCCTTTGTATCTTGGATCTAATGATTTCCAGAAAGAAAGACGGACATATTGTGTGGACACAGCATCCATAAGACCATCTATTTTACCCAAAGATTCCAGATAAAGAACTTTGTCCTTGGCCGGGAAATCAGGATCATCCCATTCTTTAGGTCTTGTAATATGAAGGAAACGGGCGTTACGAAGCACGCATTTCGTAAACCTCCATACCAACAACTCTGATGTAAACATCGTAGAACCTTTAACATCTTCAGGAATAAGAGCACCCACGTTATTGTCAGCTAAATTAGCATAAGAATCCCAGGTCCATCCATCTCCGTAATCTCCTTCTGGAACGTAACCGGTATCAAGGAAATTATATGAATAATCATCTATCTTCTTCTCTATCTCAGGCCAGGTGTCCCTTATCAGGGCTCCAGGCGCTATCCTTGACCTGTAGGCGTTGTTGTGGATAGTGCTCGAAGAACGTCCGGCACGCCAATCTGGAAGACAGTGATTGCTGTCCGGGAAGCAGACCTTACTTTCTTCTTTATCATCATTCCACACATCATTCATAAGAAGATATGCTCCAAGAAGTGTAGAAGATGACTGGAATGAGTTATAATCGCTTCTGGCAACAGTAGGATTAAGACAAGGCTCTTCTATAAAACATCCGCAAGTACACGGCATAGAATCCAGAACATAAATAGCTTCGGCTATAGACTGTAATATAACAGACGGTTGTAACAGAGAATCATATACAGCACACGCCTTGGTTCCGTCATCACCCGACCAGTATCCAGCCCAATGACCGCCATCTTCGTCATCGGCAAAGAAATACTTGTCCATGAACTCTATCATTTGCTCCTGTAGTTCCCAGTTAAATAACACAGAATACTTATCCTGCTTTTCACCGCCGGTAGTATATAGGTAGTCGGTGGATACGTGCTCCATATCCTCGAGATCCTTATACGTATATTCTTCACGGAAACCCACAATACGATCTACCGGAGCTGTAATAAGCGAATACTGGCGATGCGCATCAGTACACTCGGCTCCAAACTCAGGAGCCTCGATACCATCTATAACTTCTTTTTGTTCCTCCGTATTAGGATCGTCAGGGTCTCCGTAGCTGTTGAATATATCGCATATTTCGTTGGCAGCAGCATTATTAGGTTCTTCTGTAGCGGTATTACATGCGATGTCTTTTATATTAGATGAAAAATAATTAATCACCTCATCTATTATAATCTGACTTCTGAATGTAAAACTAACGTTCGTATAAGTTTTAAAATCATTTTGTAATGTTATAGTTTGACCGATAGTAGCCGGATTCTTACATTCTTCTTGTCCGGTTTCTTCACCATCAAAATCCTTCGGATCTCCTGCCGTATTATAATACTGCCACTTGAATTTACGCTCTTGCCCTGAGCAAGGAGGAGCATATTGGTTTATGGACTTATATACTCTATCAGTATCCTTATTTTCTATTTCTGCCGCAGCATCTTTATAAGGGGGAGGTATTAACACAAATGCCGGAGTTTTGTAACCGTTGGAGCACTTAAAAGAAATCGCAAACGGATACACTTCATTTCTCATATACCCCACATACAACGAACAGGCATTACCGTCCTTATACAGATCTTCGTGGGCTACCGATGCCTGCCATTGAAGGAAGTGTCCCATGAGGGAAACTACAGGCTGTAAATTCCATTCTTTTTCCGCCGTAAGACCATATTGGAGAAGACGATTCCCGACAGCTACAATCCCCCTTGATGTGTTATATACAGGTTTTTTTAAGGATATGTGTTCGAATGTCGTACGTTTGTTATTAAGATCCGAATAATACAATATAGTCTTTTCTGATACAGGATGAATACCTTCTACAAAATAGTCAACAACCGGTTGGGTTTCTCCGTTGTATCCTACTGTGTTTTGAATGATAACAACCTTAAAATATTCAACTTGACGATCTATGTTAGATACGACAAACCTAATACCTAAATTAGTACGTTCTCCCCATTTTCCATCTTTTTGAGTAATATACTGTTCATCGAATATAGGTACAGGATTAGTGGGATTAGAATAACTTCCAAGTTCGTTTCCAAACTCGTCACAAGGAGCCACAGTAGCCTGGTAGACGCCTGAGCGCAGACTGCCCCCGTACTCTATCTGAGCCGGATCTATGCACATGGGTTTGAGTAGCGGAAACACCCTAAGTTTCTCACATGCCAGAAAACAACCATTCTCCTGCATGAACTTTCTCCTATCGTATTCTTTATCGCATATCTTATACCCATGATAATGATACCATATATCACCTTCATCATCAGGAGTCAGAGCCTTGTCTACAATAACATACCTGGGAGGATTATAATCGTCAGTCCAGTAAATGCATTTCCCACATTTCTCTGTCTTTATTTCTATGGTTTTTATAGGATGGTAGATAGAGAAATTAAGGCACGGATCTTGCTCGTTGTCTTCCAGCAAAGTTTTCATGCCAGAACACAACGACTCCGATCCTTCTACCATAGATTCTATATCGGAATCGGATAAGATACTTGTATCGGATTCAGGCTTGAAATAAGTTATTTTAGATACGCCTGTTTCAGGATTTGTTATAAAAAAATAGATATTGCCTGAAGTAAGATCATTCTTGTAACCAATAACTTTAAACCCATCGAAATCAATGCATTTAAGATTACTATGCTCGTTAGATCTCATCCCAACATTACCATCCTCGGATTCGATGTTGGCATTCAAGGCAAACGTATAATGCTGATCCGTAAGACTCGACGGATGCAGATCGCGATTCATACCTGTTTGAGGAACCGCTATGTTTCTGTTATCTTCTGATGCCATCTTTGTAACTGTTTGTCACAAAGATAGCAAAAGAGATTTAATCATGGGCTTTCAAAGTGAGCGTAAAATGGAAGATAATCACCCTGTCTTATATCTTTTACCCCTAATCAACACAGTGCCATCACCGCCGGCTCCGGCATAAACCATAGAGTATCTGACGCCGCCTCCTCCGCCGCCATAACCTCCACCTCCTTTACCAGATCCGTTTGTTGATCCTCCTGTGCCAGATCCTTCACTATAATCGGATATTCCGCCTTGGAATACTACTCCGGTATTGGTTTCTCCGCTTCCACCACCGGCATTTCTTTTACCGCCGGATTCTCCAAAATCTCTGGTAGTATGACCTTGACCTTTGATTACTCCATACTCTTCTCCATTAGTGTCTCCACCATCCGAAGCACCATCTTGCGTATATGTCGAACTGCCGGCACTACCACCATCTCCTCCCCTCCACTTATTAGCTCCCTTTCCTCCATTTGCTCTATAAGACGAGCTCATAAATTGAGAATAACCACCATCTTTACCAGGAGAATTTTGTTCGGCTTGATAAACTTGTGCTCCTCCTTTTCCTACTGTTATAGAAATAGATTGACCAGGTTTTACAGCAATAGCTTCTCCGTCTTTCCAGCCTTTGTTATCAGATTTGAAGGTCTTGGTATAACCACCTCCACCGCCGGCAGAGCTACCGCCGCCTCCGCCTCCAACTAAAAAAACGTCTACGAGAAAACAGCCATCAGGAACTATCCATGTGTAATTGCCAGCCGGATAAAACCTTATAAGAAAGTCTTCAAGCTCCCTGTCTTTATATTCGAATCTCCTCCTCATAATTTACGCAAATATATAAAAAGAATCATTGTGATATATACTACTCTCTGTTGCAGAAGTAATACAATCAACATTTTCATCTGCATTATTAATAAGATCTCTCATTCCATCGTATCTATTAGAAAACATAAAAACGTACCTCTGGTCATTTATCTGAAACTTGTATATAATACCCTGTTGTTCACTTGCAGGATACGGGTCAAATCTAATCCATATTGCCATTGGTTCGTAACCGGTAGAGGTGCTTGAAAACGAAAAAGAAACTGAACTATGAGTATGAATATTAAAGGCCGTTTCTTCTCTAAGTTGATTCAATACGCTATTTATCTTATCCTGGCTAATTGTATCGGATTTGATTTTATTCATTAAATTAAATAACCTGATCCTATCTCCAGGCTCGATTTCTGTTTCTACACAATGATAAATAGCTCCATTACCAGATCTCTGTTCTTCAAAATATCTTCTCCTACTCATAATGATACTCCTTCCTATAATAACCGAGGAAACTAAACCCTTCCGACTCCTTCCTCAAAACATCATGCCGATTCCAATACTTTTCTAAGTCGAAGGCTTCTCTTTCAAACACGATATTATGATATGCCTTATCATGATCGCGATATATGCACAACCTAATCAGGTACTCAATTAAATACCATGAATAGTATAAAAATATCGGAATAAGAGACAACCACAGCATCCACCATCCTACATTACCGAATAAGAGACACAATCCTATTGTAAGCAAAGACACGAACATACCAAAACAAAACATTGTATGATACTGATTACAATGCGACTCTTCATGATATTCGGCCTTCAGTGATATAGCATCACGTTCGGTAAATACGGCTCCAAATAGCATAATTGTTTTGTAGCCGTCAATGAACGTAAATAACTTGGCTATTTTTGATTTATAATATATTTTCATTGCCAAAAATAATTTTAAACCAATTGCACAAAATCAAAAACTCAATAGGAGAATTAACTCCATCCCATTCCCATTTTTCGAGATAAGATCTTAACTTGCTTTTATCAACGTCTTCACCCCCTCTAAGAAAAACAAGATGCGGCATAAATAGCTCTCCCCCTTCCAGAGACTTGTTAAACTTATTAACCAACCTCTTTCTAAACTTAGGACCGTACCATGATTTTTCATTTGTGGACCCAAGGCAATAGTAAGAATTGTTTTTAGCCTTAATACCAAACCATTTACATATGTATGGATGATATACCCTATCTGCTAAGAATATAAATGGTTTATACCATAGGCAATGCCAGAATGTACTGCACTCGCCTCCAAACTTCTTAAAAGCCCATCTGAACCCTCCAGAGAAGTACCAATTGTTAGCCCCTCTCTTAACCTTAACTTTGTATTTAAGATTCTTGTTACGGTTGCTAACCCTATCCCACGGCTTGACCTTATCAGTGTCCATATCAGGAAGGAATGTCCAATGATGAAGCAAGGCACTGTAATAAGGATTGTATATCTTGTGTCCGTTTCTAATAACGTACTCAAAAATATCATATCCTACTTGCCTGGCTTCTTCAAATCCTTTTTCTGACAAGAAAGCTAATATAGGAGCCAGATTCCAGATCTGATCTTGTGAAGTGAATGGGGAGAAGCATGGATCTTCGTCTTTCAACTCTATACCATTAGTGTACCCGGAACTTATCTTGGTAAGACCGAATTTGCTTGCATCTTCGCTATGGATATCGTCTCTTAAGAAAAATCCTTTTTCGAATTTGAAATAAATACCTTTATTGCTATTAAAAAATAGATCATAAGTAGTATCAGCAAGACGAGTAAGCACCAGTATGGCATTACGAACATCATCTTCCGTCTTATTGCCGAGAATCATTTCCGTATATACAAACTGAAGATACTGGGCCAGGTTAATGGTTCCGTCGCCGACCCAGCCTACCCCGTTCTTCACCGACGACAGTGGGATGCACGAGGCCTGCTCTGTGTAGCTGGAATCATAAACGAAATCCCGGTAAAACACCTCCTTGATCTTATTGTATTTATTCCAAAGGCTTTCCATATCTTAACCTATAACAATAACACAATCACGCTTTTCCTTATTATAAACCATCGTACCCATCTTAGTGTACAGACCTTTTATATTTTGGTAATTGGTTTCACCATGAGCCGAAACGTTGGTAGTAATGCTGTCGGAGTAAACTTCTTCGCCGCCTTCGTTAATGAAGTTAAATCCTTGTTTAACCATCTCTCCTCCAAGGTAGGCTGTAAAAGACACAACGACATTTCCTCGCCCTCTATTCCCATACCAATTACCATAGATATCGGCATTTATATTAGGCTCAGACTCGTCCATGCCCGGCGCTGATAGCAAGGTCTTCATCTTAATAAGCGCCCCTTCAAGGCCAGACTGCATGTTATCACCACCATGAATAAGGTAATCACCTACCTGTTGTTGGGTAGTAGCCCACTGTTTACTCCATCCAACGTATTTATTATCTACATCCGAGATGCCTGTATTGGTGAACCCGGTTGCAGTATCAAAATCAGAACCGTCTTCTGATTCCCATCCGTATCTAAGAACAAGATAATCGAACTCAGGAATTACAACGACCTGCTCGCCGGCAGCTTGTGTGATTGTAACGCTCTTACTCTCTCCACCAGCCGCTACCTTAGCTACGCCTCTACGATCTTCGGCTACCAGATTAGGGCCAGCTGTGAAAATGATGTTTGCCGGTCCTACGCCTCTCATTTTGTCGGCAGTTACTATTTCGCTTGCACTAACTTCTAACATTTTGTTTATTTTTTTAATATTTCGAATACGTATATCCAACTCGACAAAAATACTATCGGGCAATACATTGTCTCTACCAAACTTGCATCTCCTTTAAATTGCCTGATTGACCAAACAATCATAGATACAATAACACCAAGCAAGTATATAAATAGAACTACTTCCGTCATACCAATTTAAGTATATTGTCAATTACAGGATACGCCTTAGTATATATCTCAAACTCAGCACGGCGCCGTCTAAGAGGTTCGTACATGCCTTTCAATGTCATACCCATCATCTTAAGTTCGGTCTTAGCATTTTTCAGCTTAACCAAATCTTGCTGTGCATATAACTTAAATAAGTCGGCGACCCCTTGTGCCTCTCCATTATACATCAGTTCCTCAAAGAATCTCATCTTTACAAAATTATCTACATAATCCAAAACCAAACCTTGAGGCGTATCTGGTATAATTATATTAGATTCTCCGTCAAAAGGAAGAGACCGGTACTGCATGTAAATAGGACCATCGAAATTAGCATACAGGAATCCGTTTACGATATTTATCTCATACGGACTATCCTTTATTACCTTATTCCGGCATTTACTTAAACAAGAATCACGAAGCATAGGCTTGGCAAGACCTAACATTACCGGCCGGTCATAATAGCAACGAACTTCATGATCGCGATCGTGGGTGTTAATATAAAATTTTTCAACTATCACTTTCTCGCATTCGTCTTTACAACATTCATCGCAAGAACACCACCTATAACTTCTTTCGGTGCGTTCTTTCCAGGCTATTGTATTTTGAAGTTCTGGTATCACCTTGTCACCTTCTGGCACCTCATATCCTTTAAAATCACATTTAAAAGCCAGAATAAGATCAAAGTAATCACCAGGCATACGGGCCTGCCCTCGCTTGACATCCACTACCGCTTCTTTGCGCATAGTAATATCGCCTCCAAACTTCTTCAGGGCAATTTCTACCCATTTGTAGATGGATACCTCATCTATCAGATCACGCTTGTCAAATGATCTTAAAGACGATTTTAACTCTATGATATAATTTTCGACTGTCATCTCTTAAAAAAAATGGAGGACAGGAAACGAACCTGACCTCCACAAAGATATAAATAATATGTATAACGCCCTATTTTGTGTTTTCAAAAGTTAGGATCTTCAAACTTGCCGTACTTCAAGAAAAGGCTCCTACACTTTTCCTTTATCCCCTTAAGTGTGACTTCATATCCGGCACCAGTCATGTAGATGGTTTGCTGATTAACTCTTTCCCCAGAATACTTATCTACAAAATATGATCTATACACACCAAACTTATTTTTGACAATATCACTGTATAACTCCCATCTACCCTGCCCATTTCTGAACATAAACTTGACTTCCTCAAGAAACAAACGAAGATTCTTTTCTGCGATGATGATTCCATTCTGCTCAAGCTTCTTCGCCACATCTCTGATTAGCCACATGTTTTCATGATCCACCTTTTTAAATGACTCAGAAAACTCTATATCCCCTTTCTTTTCTTCTAACGTATTTACAGCTATTTCTTTTTCCATTCTTTCTTGCTCCGCCCTTTTATGTTCAGCCAAAGCAATGGATTCCGCTTGCTGAGCTCTACGATACTGCTTAGCCCATTCTTCGGCTGCTTCTGCCGGATCAGTAAAATTTGGAATAGAAACCAAGTTTGATGTTAAAAATTCTTTTATCTTCGAGTTACACCATAATCTAAAATCAGTATCCAACCATCTCGCAAAATCTATGGCGAGATCTTCAAACATCCATGTACCTCCTCCATTTTCAGGACTTCCAAACATGGTTGTAACTATCTGATTCTCAGAAAGGTGGGAAAATCCCACCATTGACTTAATTAATTGATTTACAGACGGCAACCTTAGATACTCGGCAGGTTTCTTATTGAATGCTTTTGCCATCTGCGTGGCATTTAACAATATACCATAAGAAGTTTTTATAAAAGAAACATTATGGCCATTATAGCTAAAAATTTTAGATAATTTTACAGATAAATCCATTTCGTTGGATTCTGACGTCAAAATAATGTTACTACCCTTCGCATTGTTTTGAAAATTGTTTACCTTTGCCTCCATAGAGCTTTATTTGTATAAAGATATTTTGTTAGCATTATATCCGTCCGCTTGAGAAAGTAGACGGATATGCAAAAGTAGCGATTATCCTGTATCCACAAAGGGTGATCGCTACTTTTTTTTTCTACGACTTTCTATGTCCTAATTCTTTATCTTCGAAAACTCTCTTAATCTGGAAATCTTTAAACACCCTTCTTTTAGCAAGTATTTCATTGTACATAAATCGGTATCTTCGTCCTTTATTCATTTTAACCCTTAACTTCTTTTTCAAGCTATCTTGTATTACAAAATGGTAATATCTTTTGGAGTCTGCGAAATCCATAGCCAGGTGGTTGTAGAGGTAGCCGTTGGTGCCGAGCCTGCTCACGATGTCCAGGTCCCGCCTGACGGTAAAGCGCTGCCCCGGTATAAGCACATGGCATAAGTATCCTACGTTATCTACGTAAACACCGGCATCAGCTTCCACATAATGTTCTGATACGGTTTTCCATATAATAGACAACAGCCTTAAAACCTCTCCCCTGTCTCTTATCATGCCTTTCTTAAAACCATTCTTTCTCTTCATGAGACGATGGTAGTAGGCTGCAAAATACGGTGATTGTATCGATGTTCTTTTCATGTCACTAAGTTTATATAAAAATGGGTCTTGGTTTCACAACTAAGACCCAAATAAAGATAAATAATATTTTGTTATTGAACAATTTGACTTTTCTGATTGGAATCAAGATTCGGATTTTCATCGACAGGAATCTGTAGCCTGAACGCTACTTCCTTTATCGTCTCTGCTACCACATACTCAATTAGCTTGATAGGACAGATAAATTCGTATTCCCATTCAGACTCGCACCCTTTAGGTGTAGGATCGCAGGCCATTAATTCCAGCGCCTTCTTTCTTCTTGTTGTAAAGAACTCTACGTTAATAAGCTCTATATGAAAATCTGGTATATAAATATAGTCGTTTTCTACATAATAAAAAGGACGACGTTCTTTAACGTATTTAGCATACGGTCTTTTTTGTTCATTACGATACGACTTTATTTCAGCGAACTTAAAAAATATGGTGTTATCTACGTTAGTCACCTTAGTAATAGCCGGTCTAAGGGCAGAATAAAGAAGTCCTGGAAGTTTATGCTTTGACCGCATAAGTGTATTACACAACGCAAATTCGGCATCACAACAAACTATTTTGTCAACTTCAATCATCTCCAGACAAGTAACGTAAGTCAGGAGCCGGTGGTCGCCAAGCAACGTCCCATCATCCCATCTCTGGGCTGTATAAGATTCGGCTTTGGTTCTACCGATATTCAATATCCATCTCCGACTAACATGTGAATCTTTGTCAAGGGCATGAATACCGTTTACGACTCTTGATACAAATTCACCATTTGTAATCATGCTCCCCTCCTTTCTTTTGCTCTTGATTCTCTTGATTTAGCATTCAAGATCCTCATATAAATCTCTCTTTCACTCATGCCGGATATGGTTTTTATAGCCTCATCCAACATAACTTTCGTATATAAAGGTTTAGGGAATCCCTTTATCTTAACCGGATCAGGAACTAACTTCGCCTTCCGATATTCATAAAATCTTTTAGAAGTTACATTAAGATAAGAAACAGCCTCTTCCCCGGTATAGTACTTAGCCGGATTAGCAAGCTGCGTCCATGTCTCAAGATCGTTGGCTGTAAGATGATCGCATTCCCCGCTTAAAAACATCTCCTTTATCTTATCGCATACCGCCGCACCGCTTTTACGCAGCGTCTCTGTCAGAATTTCTTTCATTTTCAAAACATCCTGTTTTAAACCTTAAAACAATAGAGGCAATGATTATCAGAAGAGTAACAGCCATAACAGACCACACTACGATATTGTGTTCAATAGGCATCTCAATATTAACCGTAACCCGTTCTACACAGATATTAAAAATCATGCTATAGATCAATAACCTATGCCATATACAAAACCTGAACATTCTTGAAAAAGCCAAGAGAAATAGGTCCCATGATAGAGAATGACCTAATATCGGATACAGCCAATTAGTGATACTAAAAGGATAAAACTCATCAAAAATGCTGGCTAACATAATAACCTGCATCAATACAGGATAGTACTTTACAAACGTCACACAGACATTCCTTTGTCCTTTGCTAATAAACTTGTTGCTCATAATATGTTGTTGTTATGTTACTAAAATGGGGAAGGCGATCAGCACCTTCCCCTGGTTTTCAATCACTTTTTAGTGCTCGTCTTCTTTCTTTTCATCTTGCCTCCAACACTACCGCCTTGGCGCATTTTAGGTTTGTCTTTCTTATCGACTTCACCACCCTGACGAGCTTTCTTTTTACAAGCCATGATACTAAAATTTTAAAATTGAATGATATGCAATATTAATCATTTTTATTCTAATAGACAATACTTAAAACAAAATAATATAATCCAAAAAACATTCAAGGGAGAGAACTAAATCCCCTCCCTTGTTAATTATACTGGATTAAGATTCATCTGAGAATAAGAGTATTTTAAAGTTCCTCTATCATCACCGCACTCAGCTCCATCTACGATAAAGTTGTAAGAAGCAGGTGACTCATTATAGACATTAAATATACCACCATTCTTGGAAATACCTGTTTTTTCAAATTGCCTTACAGTAGCACTCTTATACAATTTGCCATCATAGGATACGTTTATAGTTCGTATATACCATGTAGTATCCTTATTCTCATCTCCAACATGAACATATCCTGCCAATATACCTCCCGCTACAGCTCCGAAATACGAACAAGAGCTTCCAGGCTGTTTTCTCTGGGTTGTAGTTCCAATGCTTATAGTAGCTCCAGGTATCTCACGGTAACTGGAATCTACTACCTTAATATCACAAGTATAAATTCGTATATCTCCATTTTCATCTCCAGTCCACTCGAATCCAGCAATACACTTGCCGGCACCAGGGTTATAAGAAACATTATTCTTCTTATAGGTAGCCCAAGAACCGTTTTTCAATGTGATATGAGCGGGTACAAGCTTGACCTCAGCAGCAGCTTGTGTAACATTTATTTTCAATGTTTTACCACTGTCATTTTGAGTAAGCACAACGGATCCAGTACGAGAAGAAGATGTACTTGTGTTGGCAGTTATCTTAAGAACACAAACCATACTATCAGAAGCCTGATTTTTATACTCAGTCGTAATCCAAGAAGGTTTAGACGTAGTGGCAAAACCATGATAAGAACCATTCAATGTACTTTTGATTGTATATTGAGCATCATTAGATGCAGCTTGAACAGATAAAGATTTATCTGAAGTAGTATTATCATCGAATGTGAACTTATACAACATTTGTCTTGCCTGCGAAATACTAAGAGTAATTGTCTTTCCAGATTCATTTTGAACAAAAACAATGTCACCAGATCTGGAAGAAGATGTTGTATTGGCAGATAACGTCACCACAGCCTTCATACTTTCAGATGTCTGATCTCTGTAATCAACAGAACACCAATCAGGTTTTGACTTAACAGAAAAACCTATGTATGAACCGCTTTTAGTACTTATGATAACTTCTTCAATATCCTGAGATTCTCCAGAGACGGATCTCGACTTGCTCGTTCTTCCATCATGGAACTGAAATTCGTATGGAGCATATCCGCATTTTCCAACTTCAAGCTCGTATTTTACATCTTGATTTCCACAATCATCGTAACGAACGTATTTTACCTTATTGCTGTTGCTTTCAGATCCACATCCAACTTCTCGCCAAGAACTGTAGGATCCACAATTACAGCAATTCCTACAACTTACAGAATATTGACGATTTATGCTACCAGAACAGCTATCACGATAAGCATCATACTGAGTATGGCCCACACAATCTCCTGTTCCGTAGTAAGACCAGGCTGTACAAGATTTTCCACCTCCATTAACCCATCTTGTGTCGTTATAAGAAGAAGAACATGGATTGGTGTCACGTTGTTGCTTCTGAGACGTACAACCGTCGCAACGGGTACTTCCGGTATCCGACCAAGAAGGAGTTGTGCTATCAGCTACGCAATCACCATTTTTGTTAGCTACTGCCTGACCTTGGGAATTTACAGCACCTTGAGCCTTCTTATTAGCATCAGCTTGACTGATATTGGACGTAAATGGACCACCTACTTGATCTTGGGTTACGGTAACAGACGAACCATGCTGACAGCTTCCGCAATTGTTTCTGGTGAAGACCTTACTTGCCTTACCAGTCCAGGTACAAGTTCCCTGCGCGTCGGCAAGAGCCTGCCCCTGCTGTTCAACGGCAGCCTGGGCCTTGCTATTTGCGTCTTCCTGACTTACGGTAGACGTAAAAGGACCGCCGGTTACATCATCCTGATCTATGGTAACCTTAGATCCGACACCGCCGTCAGCACACTGTTTTGTAAATTCCTTGCTATATGTTCCTGTCCAGGTACATACCTTATCTCCACCTTCTACCCAGCGTTCATTTTCTCCACCATAGCATTCGTTGGTATTAACCTGTTTTTTATAAGATTTACCACCTTCGCATTTAGTTTCAAGCGGTTCCGAATCTTCCCATACAGGATCGGTGTTGTCCGTTTCACATGTTCCGTTCTTGTTAACATAAGCCTGACCTTGGGCTTCTACGGCTTCCTGAGCTAATCTATTTGCCTCTTCCTGGCTTTCATTAGAATAGAACGGTCCACCTACCATGTCTTGTGTTACGCTCATCGGAACACCATGCTGACATGATCCGCAATTGTCTTTCGTAAATTCCTTACTATATACGCCTACGAACCTACATTTGCCTTTTTGGTTGGCAATATTCTGTCCTTGAGCCTTAACAGCTTCCTTGGCCTTATTATCAGCATCTTCTTGACTTACGAAAGAAATAAAAGGATTGCCTTCAACATCAGCTTCACTTACCTCTACTTCTGTTCCTGAATCCGGTATCTCACAGTCGTTCTTCTGGAACGTTTTTGAATAATGACCGGTCCAGCTACAAACCTTATTTCCGCCGTCTACCCAACGTTCCTGATTATGAGTTTCAGAACATTCATTGGTGTCACGTTGCTTTTTCTGAGACTTACCTTCATTACATCTAAGTTCTTCCGGTTCTACGTCCTCCCATACAGGATCGGTGCTTAATGGTGTACAAGTTCCGTTCTTATTAACATAAGCCTGACCCCCTTCTTCTACGATCCTACGAGCTTCTGCGTCTGCTGCATCCTGGCTTTCTGTTGATGTAACAGGGCTTCCATTTACCATCTCAGCCGTAACCTCCATCTCTACACCTTTATGACAAGCCTCGCATTCGGGAACGAATCTCTTGCTGTAATGACCGGTATAGACCGTCATATCTTCACAATTACCTTTATTGTTGGCAATAGCCTGACCTTGCTCTTTGACAGCAGCCTGAGCCTTGTTATTAGCATCATCTTGACTTACGGCAGATGTGAAAGGAGCACCAACAACATCTTGTTCGGTTACGGTAATCTTAGAACCTACCTGGCCTTCATCGCAATCGTTTTTGGTAAATTCTTCACTGTATTTACCAGTCCACGTACAATGACCGTCTCGGTTGGCTATGGCCTGGCCCTGTTGCTCGACGGCAGTCTGAGCGAGCGCGTTAGCCGCCTCCTGGCTTTCGTATGAAGTAAAAGGACCACCAGTTACATCGTCTTGGTCTACTGTTACCTGCGAACCTACGCCTTCTCCTTCACAATTGTCTTTTGTGAATACCTTGCTATATACACCAACAAATTGGTTTTTATCTATGCAAGTACCTTTCTTATTTGCAAGATCTTGTTTCTGTTCTTCCATAGCAGCTTCAGCCAGCGCATTAGCTGCCTCCTGGCTTTCCCTTGACACAAAAGCATCTGGGTATCCGGCAAGATCCTTTTCAGTCAAATCAACGAAGCTTCCGGTCTGAGATTCGGCATCGCAATCATTTTTCTGAACACGAGCCGAAGCCTTTCCTATAAAATAATTAGGATCCTCAATGCATTCACCATTAAGGTTGGCTTGTTCTTGACCGTTTTTCTCTATATCATCAAGAGCTTTCTTATCAGCATCTTCTTGACTTACGTCTGATGTGTATTTACCGGCTTCTACTGTGTAAGTGTAAGGAGCTCCGATAAACCCATCTTCGCAGTCATTCTTATAAAATACTTTTGACTTCTCTACGTTATACCATAAATTTGTTTCACAGGTGCCATGCTCATTAGCATATCCCGGACCTTCAGCTTCCAAGGCTTCCAAGGCCTTCTGATTAGCATCTTCCTTAGAAACAGAAGAAGAGAAGCGGCCGGCTTCTACAACGTACTCCACCATAGATCCAACTTCGGTTACCTCACAATCTGTCTTTTGGAACATCTTGGATTTCCTGTCGTTGTACCATTTTATGGTATTGCAAGTACCATGAGAATTAGCATAGTCTTGACCCTTGGCATCCAACTCAGCTTCAGCCTTACGGTCAGCATCTTCCTGGCTTATGGTAGAAGAGAACTGCCCGGCTTCGATAGTCATCGTAACCAAACTTCCTTCTTCAGTATCAGGATCGCAATCGTTCTTTCTAAACGACTTTGATTTCTTAACATTATACCACAATATGGTTATACAACGACCATGCTCATTAACCCAGTTCTGACCATTTTGCTCAATGTCTTTCATAGCCTTGTCATCAGCATCAGACTGAGATATGATAGACGTGTATTTTCCGGCCTCAACAACATACTCAAGCTCTTCCCCTTTCTCTGTTTCAGGATTACATCCTTCTTTTATGAAAAGAGCTGACTGTCTTTTATTTCTATAAACTACCTGTTCTTTTTTTTTATGAACTAACGTATATTCTTCAGATACGCTACCGTCCCTGGAAGACACCCTTATCTTGACACTTCTGTTGGCACCAGTATCATTTTCATCAAAGTAAATATTAACCTTGCTATTAAGGCCGCCTTCTTTCTTATCTATGTCTGCCCAACAATTACCTACTTTCATTCGCTAACCCTCCATCTTAAATTTTCGGGAGTTGTATTTACGTTGATTACCTCAGGAGACCCATCAAAATCAAGATCAACAACATCCTTGTCCAGGTAAATTTCCTCCTTATCCACAGACTCGCATTCAACTATTTCAATAACATAATCTTTTATATTGCTTTCTATACTTAACTGCGTGCTTGTTTCATCACCCTCAACCTGTTCAAATTCCTTATCCAATTTAATGTAAGGAACGACCTTTCCGGGCTGATAGATAGGAATCAGTACACCATTTATAGTTATGTTCTCATTAACTTCATTCCCATCCTCATTATCAGGCATGGAAACAATCATCGAAACCTGGAACGTGTCTTCAAGACCCGGATCACCAGGGAAACCATAATCAAGCCTAATATCATTGACGTCAATATTTAGACCGGAAGCGGTAGTAAATGCTTTTATAATACCCTTTATATCTTTCTCACCTGTAATAAGGGCATTGATAGAAGCGGCGTTGGTAGTAATAAGGATCTGCTTGTCTCCACCAGATATAGGGAACTCCAGCCTGCTAACCGAGACTTCTGTGATCTTAATGCCTTTTTGCCTGAAAGTAATAGCTTTCATACTTTCAGTATCGGATTTCTTCACAATTCGGATAGTGATTCTGTCTTCCCTTCCTTTCCAAGATGGAGCATCGAAATTCATTTTATCACGACCGACACCTTCCTTCTTGTCCGAGGTAAGCCAAGAACCATCATCCATCTTATATATTCTTTCTTTGCTCATAATAACCCTCCTTTATTAAAGTGTCAGTTCCCATTCAACGCCATCATCTACCACAACCTGTACCGTAGCCGTACCTCCTGTAGCTTCAAATGTTATGTCAGTAGGAATAACGTCGAATATCTCTTGTACACCTACACATCCTAAGCCACAGATAATGTCCTTAAACCATTCCTCTTTAGCATATTTTTTAAGAACCTCTTTAAAGAACTCACGAAGCCAATCTGAATCAATAGATTCCTTAAGTATGGTTTCTATTATCTCCTTAAGCCAAGATTCGTGCATTTCCTCTTTTAGAATCTCTTTAATAAGCTCGACAATAGTTTCTTTATCTAACTTATCAGAAGGCACAGAGCCATCAACGAGATTACCCCCGCATATAAATCCTTTGCATTTTTCTGCCATTTCTTATCCTCCTAAATTAACAATGGAACCCATAAGAACTATTTGCCTCTTCTCGGTAAACAACCCTCACTTCAGCAAATTCGTCTTGTTGACACATATCCCGGCAGAACCTAACAGTACGGCCCTGGACTTTATACATATCAGAAGGCACGACACCCCCGCAATAAGATACAAGCAAAATCTCTGCCGGATCTTTCTTTAGAACCACATGAGAAGTACCGTCAAACACTTCTGTATTGACAGATCCACTTACGTTAATAGCCCTTGAAACGTATTTAGCTAAATTAGCTAAAGCTCCGTCTAAAGGCATACCATGATATAAACCAGCTTCTTCTATAGTTTCTCCATCATAGAATATGTTAGAAGAAGGAATATTGCAATGATGCGGGCGTTCGCACCCACCATGACTGCCAAAACAACCGTTACCTGTTATTGCCATTGTTACTCAAAATATTTATTTTTTGTTTTAAAAATTCTATTTCCCTATCCTGGTATTCCATACGGCATATCATTGCATTGATTAAAGCCGTAAGATCAGATTTTTGAGCCAGACTGAAGTAGCCAGCGTTGATGCCGTCCGCGCAGTACACGCAGTTCGTGCAGGTGTATCCGTCCGGGCATGGCACCGGCGTCTCGTCCACATGTGGAACATATACGTGTTTGCCACTTAAGTCCTTACCAATTTGTGCACTCTTTTCCATTTTGTAACTGTTTTTCAAGTTGTTCAACCCTTTGTTTTAAAAGCGTATTCTCTTCTACCATCCTATCCAAAAACTTATCTATGTTTTCAAAAACCAGTTCTATATTGTGCATAACCTCATTATAAGGCATACCTGGAGTTAATTTGGATATGAATGTCTTGCATCCTGTATAATGAATGCAATGGTCGCTTAAATGACCATACGGGCAATCGCATTCTTTTGGAAGAATCTCGCAATTGTCCGTACAGTCATTACATGGATCAGACCCGATACAAATATTAGATCTCAGAATATCAGGTCTGTCATCTTTACAAGTGTTACATGAGTTCATGACTTTCTTTTTTTGGTGCAAGATAGTGATTTTCATCCACACCATCACAAAAAGAAGTCAATCAATGTATTCCAAACGGTTAGTGCTGCCTTTAAAAACGTATCCGCATCTGTTTTCTATCTCTACATCGTTGACATACTCCCATCGCTAAAGCAAATGGGATTCTTGGATACAAGCGCAAGAAACCCCGATGTTGCTATCGCTGGAATTACTCTTGCTCTCCAATTCGGAAATGCCCTTCCGAAGTATATTACGGGCTGCAAGAATGTCACGGTCGTTGATCGCACCGCACGCTGGGCATACCCACGTGCGGTCGCGTAACGACAGTCCTTTATTAATGCAGCCACATTCACAAGTTTTGGAAGAAGGATACCATTTGTCAATCTTGTGTACTATCACTCCATACTTTGAGGCAACATACGTAAGTTTGTTAATAAAAGAAGAATGACTAAGATCGGAAACTTTCTTTCCCCACAAACGTTTCATTCCTTCAATGTTTAGATCTTCAATGAAAATATAATCATATTGTTTGCATAACTGGTGTGCTAATCCCCATTGAAAATCTGATCGAAGATCGTTTATTTTACGATACGTTTGTTGTAGTTCAAACAGTCTCCTTCTTCTATTGTTGGATCCTTTATCAGCATTAGAAAGCCGTTTGTTTAGTTTTCTAATCTTGTTTTGATATTGTTTGAAGAATAGAGGAGAATCAATTTTGTTCCCATCACTTTTAGTTAGATAAGTTTTCAGTCCGAAATCCAATCCGATAGATGCACCATCATGTGTCTTTCTGTAAGAGTTTGAATGATTATGATCTGTAACTATAATCAAACTAAAACGTGAACAGGTTTCTCTAACTATTCTAATTTGTTTAACATTACCTTCATAAGGTCTACTGTATGAAAATCTAAATCGTTTCTTCCCTTTGTTGATTGTAAGACAATTACCATTTAGGGTAAACCCTCCTTGTTTGAATACAAAAGAGTTAAAACAATCAGCTCTTTTGAACTTAGGAGGTCGTTTAGCCAACTTCTTGAAGAAGCGATTGTATGCTGAGTCTAACCTCTGAAGTATTTCTTGTGTTGTTTGGGAATGAAGTAGATTTCTCTTAATTCTTTTAGAGAAATGCTTTTGCATCTTACCAACTGGTATATATTTTCCAAACAGTTTGTAGTATCTACGTTGTAGAGCTAACGCATGATTCCATACAAAACAGCATTCGCGAAGTATCTTGTCAAGATACTTCGTTTTCTTTGAATGATAGATGTTGTATTTGTATGAAATCATTTTTAACCACATTTATGATACAAATATAATAATAACTTTTTTGGCATATATCAGAATCAATTATTAAAAAATACATATATGAATAAAAGAATCATTGATCCCCTGCTTAAAAGCAGGGGCTTTGTTAAAGATCGTAATAGGGAGAATAGCATCTTTACCATAAGTAGGTTCACATTTTGAAATGAAATGCCCATCAAACCTGCGGTTGACCGACGTCTAACAACAGTTGGGCAAGGCCGCAATAGGTGCGATACGAACCAGAAACGGCGTAATGCGCATGCAGATGACGAGGCGAGCAAAAGCCATTGTACGCATAACCGCCGAAACGAGCAACCACTCTGGACTTTATGCCGATAGCTGAAGCCCAGTAGCAATTGTCATATGTATAAAAACATTCTCCTGTTCCGATACTTCCCCCTTTTTTATCCTTCCATCCGGCATAAGGGATACGGTGTAAAGTATAACTATCTCCTAAATTTTGGGTAGTTGCTATCTTTTTATATTTAGATTCAAAATTAAAAACCTCACCATTATTTATAGTAGACCTTTTCTCATATGTCCATTTCTTTTGATCTGGCTCTATATAAATATCAATAGTATTACCTATTCGAGTGACATTAGGATCATTTAAACAAGTTCCTACCTGTTCGTATCCCCCTCCACAATATCTAAAGATGTCTCCAGACAAATTCATACCATCGAATAAAGACATCCTTAAAATAACTTCCAAATCAAATTCTGCTGGTTCGTCATTTTCGTCTAAGGCTGATATGGTACCAGTCATTTCCTTAAACACAATAACATTCATATGACCTTCAGCCATACTTTTGGTTCCCTGAACGCTCTTATACCAATATTTTCCTCCATAAAAATCAAACTCTAATCCTTCCTCTACTCCTGTCTCAAATGCAAAAGAAGCAGCCATCTGACTTTCCATGCACTGTTCTTTAGGATACTCTGAATTTATGAGATTAGAAAAATAAGTTTTTTTAGTAGGTTCATAATGGATAATAGAAGCATATGTAGCCCATGCTCCATACAGCCACGACTCTTCTCCCTTTTTACGGTATTTCACTCCTCCGTATTTGCGATAATTGACATCATTACCTATTCCGTTATTACTTGATATTCCAGAACCGAAAGTGTCTGGATTAACCAAGTATTTAGTACCGTACAGCATTTCAAGGTATATGATATAGGCATTCAAGGTCAAAAAACCACCTTCAGAAAAAGGATAAGAAGATTCAGGATCTACGTTATTAGCCCTCGAATACTTAGCTATATTGATTTGATTTACGTCATTGCTCCTCGGATAAGTTCTTCCATTTAGAAACATCGTGCAGGCGTTACCAACTCCGGCTCCGGATTTACAATTTGTTTCTCCCTCATACAAGAAAAAGAAAGATCTTGCCTTGGAGTCTACTGTACATACCGGTCCAGGAGATAAGGCTGTGGGCGGCAGCACAGGGCACGTCTGGCGCAGGTCAAGTCCGTCCAGCATAGGAACCGTGTCTGCGTCGTACACACCAGACCATATTTTCCCACTTTTTCCAACTACCTTATCAACTACATACAGACTCTTGCTACATCCTAAGAATATGCTATAATTCTTTGAAGTAGTCTCCCAAGGTCTTAAAATCCTTACCTCTGATCCTGATACATTATAAAGTTTTTGACCAATACCATACTCTTCGTAAAAAGCCTTGGCGTCAAATGCTCCGGCATCACAATACTTATTTTTATGACCGTTATCCAAATACAGTTCCACATCGCATTCGGCTCTCATTTCCTCGGTTATACCCACCGTAGGAGCAAAATCTCCGTTTTCAAATCTAAGGAGATTATTCTTACGAAGCTTCCCGACCGGACGCACTTTGTCTCCGGTATTTTGAGTCATGTCTATAAGGTAAAAATCCCAAGAAGGGAGAAGGCTTTTGTCGCCAACTGATTCCGTGGCTTCTGGAGGAAGTTGGTCCTCAGCCCAAGCGGATGCCGATCCTGAAGCACCTTCTTTAAGAACATTGAAAGTATTACCATCAGACAAAACAAAAGGCTCAGATTCCTCCCCTTTCTTCGATAAAAACTTTTCCCTTTTACCAACTTGATTAACGACGATGTTCTTCTTAGCCTTATTCCCTTCATCGGAAATAGTGTAATTCAAAGTCGTATCAAGACCTTCATTTATTTCAGAAAACACCGACACCAGTTTATCGTTCTCACCTTCTGTCGGATTAAATTTTACGTTGCTCATTTTCAAAAATCAAATTGACATTCATCAACAACGGGCTCGCATTTGGTATTTTCATTAACCCATTTCATGCCCTCTTCTTCCAGTATCTTCTTAGCCTTTTCATTGGCATCATCAACACTAATGAAAGACGTTACAGTACCGGCGTATATCCTCCTGTATTTCTCAGGAGCCTTCCATCCTTCCTTACAACGTTTACTAAACCAACCATGTTGATCTTCGTTGTAATAAACGGTTTTACATACTCCAGATTCGTTAGCGGCAGCCTGCCCTTCTTGCTCAAGAATCTTCGCAGCTTCGTAGTTGGCTATTTCGGTACTGAACTTAGACCATACACGCCCGGCCTCTACCACATGATGTGTGGGTTGTTCTTGTTTTTGACCATCAGGACAATCATTTTTAAAGAAATCCCCTTCCTGTCTTGTGTTATAATATACCTCGCAACAGCCACCTACTTTATTAGCATACAACGGACCTTCTTTCTCCGCAAACTCTTCCGCTTTCCTATCTGCATCATCTTGGCTTATATCCGAACAAAATTCAGCCTCATGAACGATAAACGTTTCTTCAGAACCAAGATCTTTCGGACAATCCGATTTCTTGAAAGCTTTTCTGTATTCTTTGTTGTAATACATTTTTTTCATGACAAGATCTTATTAAGTTCTTCTTTAAATTTCTGAATCTCGTCCGGGCACAACCCGCATTCCCCTTCACATACGATTCTTCTCATACGATCTATTTTAAGAACCGTATCCATATCAGGCTTAATACCTACCTTATACTTATGATATTGTAGATACTGATCAGCCTTACATGCTATAAAACGATCAGCACACTCACATAAGTAAGATGAAGGGAAAAGAATTTGCTGTGTACTTCCGGTAGCTGACATATTATTTCACGGTAAAATACCTGGCGTATTCTTTATTTATGTATTCGGAATAAGTAGCAAGATCATCCGGATCCGGGCACTCGTTCTTCAAATTAACAATCCAGCCTCTTACCAGCTTTTGAATATCAGCATACCTTTTACTTACACCTCCTACAAACCTGAACTTGCGATGAAGGTCTATGATTTTCTTGTCCAATACAGCAAGTTCATCGTATTTCTGAATACAAGCCGCATTAGAATCAGCTTTAGGTGTCGTATTCGACTGAGGCTTTATAGCCCTATTTCTATTAACAGAAGTAATATTACTTCTTCCACATCCACATCCCATAACTTATTTATATTTAATTAATTACATTTTGCAACCACAATTCTCGCAATTATTGAGAACGTAAATCAATTTAGATGCCTTTTCGTATAATTGTTTTACGTTTTCAAAATTCCCTAATCTCATATTGGCCTCAGCCGCAGCCAGCAGAAACTCTATTTCTTTTATTTTGTCAATAACGTCATCATCCTCATGATCACACAATACGGTTGACCTGGCCCATATCTTATCTATGTTAAGACGAATCAGATCGGTTTTTAAATACTTTCTGTTAAATGAATAAGATGAAGGACTACCTTTTATGGTAATATCGTATATACCATCTTTTAGGTTTTCAAAATCATTTCCACGACCGGGATTTATGCCAAGGGTCTTACTGTTGAATACATTCAACTGATTCTTACCAAGATAATAAACATACTTATTTTCATCTTCAGGTGGCACAATCTCTATAATAGCCGGTCTGTCTGCAAGTATCCCCCATTCCGACTGATCGGCTATGCGAAGCGTTTTAGGGTTGTTGGTGCTTATAACCTCAAAATCAAGATGGATGTTGTTCATACTCTCCTCCCATCCCATTCTGGTAAGGGAATCATCGTATCTGGCTGTTATATCAGCTCCCTCTACCTCAGTGCTATTAACACGTACCTCGGTACCATTTATCTTGACTCCTACTATTTGGGCTACCAACGACTTAGCCATACCAAACATAGGAACAATAATTTCTCCACCGTAGTCAGTTCCTTCGTTTGGATACTGTACTACCTCCGTCTTATACAGACCATCATTTCTTCTGGCTACTATTCTAATAACCATCTGATTTTCCACATCGTAGTCGGTCATTACTATCCTGACATAGAAAATGTTATTTCTTATCTGTGGTAAAATATCAATGTAATTCATTTCCTTCTCTTTTTCTACAAAGATATAGAAATGAAGCGATAAAACACAACACTGACGTATATTGTTATGGAGAGCAAGAACCCTACCCGCACATTCGAAGATCTATTCCGTATTCCCGGAATATGTCGTCGAAGGATATATCTTCGTCAGAATAATACACTTCGCATATCTTACGGTACTTTTTCAATGCCGAAATATACAAGCTCATCATGTTCTTGCCTTTTATTTTCTTAATGGCTTTAGTGATGACCTCTTCAGTAGATGCGCTCATTAGGACATTATTGAAGAAGGTCCTAATATTGCAACCAAATCTTTCTTTAACCCTACTCCTAAATAGCCGATACAAAGTTATGTTCTTCAACGTATTCAAACCATTATTCTTCAACCTTTTATTCAATGACTCAACAGCTTTATCAGAAAAACATGTACGATTCTTCCCTTCTCCATCTACGTATTCAGAGAACCAAGAATGAAGAGTTCCTGGATTTTTCATTATTCTGCCAATAAAAGAATCAATGATGTAAGTTCTAAGATCTCGTTTATGAGCATGGCAGGCCGCTATTTTCTCCTCCCTATTTAATGACATGTCAAGACAACGAAAAACGCGGCAACTTTCATCTATGAAATATTCGGGGTGTTCTTTCTTAAATTCCTCACGATAAGCCTTGTATCCTACTTTTCTAAGGTGAGTTATCTGTGAGTTTATATAGAATCTAACACACCTGTTCTCGGTCTCCTGAACCTTTGTACTATATGGAACTGATCGACGGCCGTATATAAGATAATCGTACACCATAGCCTCCACAAAATCATCATACGGGAAATAACGACCAAATCCGTAGTTCCAAACAATAAAACAACGCACTCGATCTTTCCAGTAGTCGGTGATTACAAAATTACTGCTATGTCTTAAATTGAACTCTTTTTTAAAGAAATGACCTGTTTTGCTATCATAATTAAGATTAAAATACCTTAAATTTCCTAAACATTGACCTTCCGGTCTACGCACTACATTATAGCTAAAATGGTTATACTCATTGCGTATAACCTCTAAAGGTGAGACCGACTCTTTCTTAAGAAGTCTGTCGTGAAGCTTGCGCCCGTCTGATATTTGGAGTATATTCGCCATATATTTGTCTTTTGGAGCAAATGTAACAAAATTGTTTATTGGCTCCAAATTTTACTAAAAGCTTTTAGCCTGTCCTTGGTTTGAGAAAATAAGGGACAGGTCTTTTTTTGCACCTAATCGCATTACGGCAAAAACGGTACCGAATAGCGATAATCCTGTAATATGCTGAGCATCAGTGTGGACCAAGTTATCTTGAATAAAAACAGTCCCGATTTTATCGTTCCCGCTTTTATTATTTATTCCCTGAATTATTATTCATCTTGTTTTAATTAATTATTGGTTATTCATATTATTTTAACTTTTAAGACCTTATTCTTTATTCCTCATAATATGGAGTGACTGAAACCGAATCGACCGAAGGGAGTGAGGTGAAGGAACGTATTGCCCTATATATTGTTTGGCTTATTGTTTAATCCTTTAAGTGAACGAATATCGTGACCGTAGGGAGCGATATGAGAGAACATATCAATATTAATTTAATATTTAGCGAATTGATGCCGAATTGAGCGAAGCGAGTGAGGCAACTATGAGCTTTTTCTTAAGACCGTGAAGTAGCCAGTGGATAAGCAGGCAGGGCAGGTAGGCGAGGCTGTAGTGTGTCATGGCGCAGGACAGCCCAGGCAGCAGAGCGGGTCCCTTCAGGCCTCAGCACGAGGCAGGCGGGTAGGTTGCAGGGTAGGGGTTGCCGTTGTAGGATAGAACTTCAGGATAGGCGTAAGACAGGCTTTGTCCGTCTTACCCAAGTGGCTTCTTACCATATCCTATAAAATACACCCATACTCAAACAAGGAGAAAACCCATCTTTAGACAATCCGTATCCGGCGGTGATTCCTAATCCCCACCGTCTACTTTTTTCGTATATTATTTCTCTTTTGTGGTAGATTGTCATCGTATCTAAATTTGGTCGGTACCCACTTATTACCGCTCTATAATCATCCGTCTGATACGTTTTTCTCTGTATTGGTATATTGATATAAACAGTGTCTTTTATCGTATCTTTTTCAACTATAGCATCCATAGGGAAAGGTATTTCTACCTCCCCTACGTCAACTATATACTGAGGAACAGGAACAGGTTGGATAATGGTATCTACTACCGTATCTATTTCTATATCGTGTATTATTTCTTGTTTCTTGCATGTTTTACCAAACAAGAAAGATATAAAACACAGTAGAAGAACTCCTAATATATATCCTACCCTCATTTTTTGCAAACACATCTTTTACCCTCCTTATCTTCGTCTAAGAGTTCTTGTATATCACCGTTGTTAATACCTTCTTTAAGCTCTTCTCCGAATGGAACTTTCCGCCACCAACTTACTTTGCTAAAGAAATACTTAACGCCTTTTACTATCATCAAATCAGGTGCAAGGTCGCCGAGGCGTTTGAATGCCATTCCACCGTATAATATTAAGGCGAATATCGTAATCCACTGAAGAAGCATGTCTATAAACTCTGGGGATTTATGCCCTCCCATAGACATAATAAGATCCATTCCGGATATGGTGAACAACCCGAAAGAGCAGGCCGCGAACTCAAGAAGGATTTTCAAAACTCCCATTTCGCTTATGCATGTCAATATCTTAAAAGGCCTCTTTCTCTTTCTTCGGATATAGCAGTGTTTGATACTTTTTATAGTAGCTAACAAAAGATTTATAGCTAATATAAACAATATAGAATATATAAGGTGGTGAATCTCCTGGAAATTCATCCACAATGCTGATAATCCGGAAATGATAAAAGCCCAGAAACTTTCTAAATTCATCCTTCCTACAAATCTGTAAGCCATATTAGAACATAGTTACTTTCTTGCTACTTCCAAGAGAGTCATATACGTCAATATGGACCCAATTGGTACCTGATTCTAATCTAATGGGACAAGGAAGTAAATCCTGTGACTGAATTATTTTATTCCTTGTCTCTTCTGCCGTCATACCCTTGGCATCAAAATCGATGGCTGCCCCAAGCATATGAGGACTGATATACAAATACCCTGATACGGTCTTGGATTTTACTATATCCGAGATATTGTTCCTAAACCCACGCTCATCAAACCTTCCACCTGACTTCCATGTATTGACCGTCATCGGAGTTTTCAAAATGTCTTTCCTTAAAACCAGTATCGTGTGAAGCAACTCAGTTCTTAAATACCTCCAGCAAAGATCTTTGTCTCTACCGTATTCTTTAGGACCAACTAATTCAACAATACTAAAATACTGACTCAATTCTTTTATAATATCACTTCTTTCCATAACTTAACCTTTTTCACAAAGATAATCAGAACATTACCTATATGAAAAATAAGTAGAGTCGGGATTAAAGAAAAACCCCTGCATAAATAAATATACAGGGGTTATCCATAACATTAACAACAAATTACGACCTAAACAACCCTTACATATCCGGCTGATACAAGATCAGAAAGGTTCTCGTAAGCCAAAGGGATGCCTGAATCTCTTATGCAAAGATACTTAATTTCTTTGTCAATGTAATACTTTCCATTCTCTAAAATAGAATTATATACCCAAGGAATAGGATCGTCTATCGTACCTGAATGCTTTTCTTGAACAACCATATACAGGCTTTCAGTTCCACCTCCCTGACCAGGGACCCAGTCGGCTTGGAGATTGTGATTTTGCCTTACTTCAAACAGAGTCCAATCCAAATCCGAAGGTTTGTTTTTGCTACGGAAACGCTGCCCTTTTACAACAGCCGTGCCCATAGGAAGACCTTTGTCGCCGTAAACTCCATCCTTGTCCCAGATAGGGTACAACCCCTTTATCTTAAGAGCAAGATTCTGGTCAGTGTTTTCCAACATAGCCGGCGTGTTGATCATCGCCCTCATGTACATGGCTGTAGCCTTCTCCGGATCATTGGCTTCAAGGATCTTATTTTTTTCTATGATCTGATCCTTTGTCCTTACCAACTTCTCAGGATAGCCTTCATCTACTTTCATAGACTCAACTTCACTCCTGTCGGTTTTAGAAGCTATTTCCTTTTCTATGGCAACAGTACGATCGTTGCACTCAGATTCATATACATGCATTTCATTCATTGCCGTATTAGCAATATCAAGCTCGTATTCTGAATCTGCTACAGATACAGTATATATCCCACTTCCTTTTGCTACATCAATATCGTCTTTAACCCTCTGCCTCATGCCACTGTTATACCATATCTGTTTACCATCCAGACTATAAGAACGAACAGCATCAGAATAAGCATATTCTCTGGCTTCAGAAACCTTCCTGTCTTTAGCCTTGGCAAGCAACTCCTCTTCAGTTGGTCCAGGAGGTTCCGGGTCAAGCTGCATGGCAATAACTTCTTTCACACTCGCATCAGGATTGTCTTGATGGAATTTTTCTTGATCGGAGTCAAGTTGAACCCATTTACCATCTAAGAAATCTTGGTAAGAATACCCTACTTCGTAAGAAGAGGAGTCCAACTCGTATCCTTCCCAGTAAAAACCTTTTACGTTTTTATTTACATAAAGCATACTCTATCCTTTCTATTAAGCTTGTTCACCCACTCTGATAACCAACTTATCATTGATATACCAGATACTTAATTCTATAAAACTATTGGCCGGTATCGTAACACTGTCACCTGACATGCTCTGGAACAGGCCAGAGGTAGGAAGCGGCTGCGTGATGTCTGTGCCGGTAGTGTTGTTGACCCGCACCTGCCATTCCCTCCCAACATCCTCAGCAGATACGGCCATAGACAGGTTCGTAGCGGAAGCTACGTTGGCTATGATATTATGAGCATCTATTGGCAAACTTGCTAATGTTGTGACAACATTAGGAGTCTTAGCCATAAACTTCAAATAAGATAACATGTCATTAGACAACGTAGCCGTATTAGCTATAGCTCTATATGTCTTATCTTGGGAAACAACATAAGTTACCATCTCAATGTCTATATAAGATCCAGATACGTCTTCCTTTGAGTTGGTGTTATTAAATAAAACAGCTATTATTTTTAATTCAGAATTATCATTGTCTAAAAAATAATCCAAAGAAAAATAATAAAAACTAAGCTTACCTAATGTAATATTGTTATTGTAAGCATTCAGAACTTTTGCATACGAATCCTCATCAAGAGTTCCAGAAGTACTGGGAAATATGGATAAATCAAGATAAGATGAATCTACTCCTGTACTTACCATACCAAGTGATTCAAGCACCTTAGTTCCACCTTCTTCAGTAACCAAAATATATTCGTTATACACGTTTTTAGTTTCTGTAGATGCCACATCGTCTTTTACAAGATACATGACATTATCCTTCGCTTCTTCAACAGTAGGAAGTTTGCTAACAATCTGTTTCTTCCACCCTGCTGCCGAAACAGCATCATCTATGTACTGTTTTGTTACATGATCTCCCCATGTCATATTACTAAGAAGAGTCTTGCTACCGTCCTGACTTCCGGCAGGGGGAGCCGGGATGAGGCCTCCCTTCCCCGACTCCGAACCTGTTCCAGGAGCAGCCTGCACCACATTCTCAAGTCTGGAATCAACCTCCTGGCCTTCGAATTTACTGTTATAACCTATTTCTGCCATGTTTATTTTTTGTTAATTTTATCCAACAACTTCTTGACCTGGTCTACGATGTCCATCACCGCACCAACCTTGTTTTTTACGTCCTCAACCTTCTGATCGATCTTAGAATCCAAAGCCTTTAAATGATCTTCGTTTTTACAATCTTTAACAAAGCCCCTGCTTTTAAATAGGGGATCAATGATTCTTTTGTTTATATATGTATTTTTAATAATTGATTCTAATATACACCCAAAAGTTATTATTATATTCACGCTGTAAATGTAATTAAAAAAAATGATTTCATACAAATACAACATCTATCATTCAAAGAAAACAAAGTATCTCGATAAGATGCTGCGTGAATGCTGTTTCGTATGGAATCATGCTTTAGCTCTACAACGTAGATACTACAGACTGTTTGGGAAATACATACCAGTTGGTAAGATGCAAAAGCATTTTGCAAAAAGGGTAAAAAGAATCCTACTTCATTCCCAAACAGTACAAGAAATCCTTCAGAGATTAGACTCAGCATACAATCGTTTCTTCAAAAAGTTAGCTAAACGACCTCCTAAGTTCAAAAGATCAGATTGTTTCAACTCTTTTGTTTTTAAACAAGGTGGGTTTACCCTGAATGGAAATTGTCTAACAATTAACAAAGGAAAGAAACGATTTAGATTCTCATATAGTAGAGTCTACGAAGGTAATGTTAAACAAATTAGAATAGTTAGAGAAACATACCATAGATATAGCTTGATTATAGTTACAGATCATAATCCTATAAACTCCTATAGAAAGACACATGATGGTGCATCTATAGGATTGGATTTTGGTCTGAAAACTTATCTAACTAAAAGTGATGGTAGCAAAATTGGGTCTCCATTATTCTTTAAACAATATCAAAACAAGATTAGAAAACTAAACAAACGGCTTTCTAATGCAAAGAAGGACTCCAATAATAGAAGAAGGAGACTGTTTGAATTACAACAAGCGTATCGTAAAATAAACGATCTTCGATCGGATTTTCAATGGAAATTAGCTCATCAGTTATGCAAACAGTATGATTATATTTTAATTGAAGATCTAAACATTGAAGGAATGAAACGTTTGTGGGGGAAGAAAGTTTCTGATCTTAGTCATTCTTCTTTTATTAACAAACTTATGTATGCTGCTTCAAAGTATGGAGTAACGATACACAAGATTGATAAATGGTATCCTTCTTCCAAAACTTGCGAATGTGGCTGCATTAATAAAGGACTGTCGTTACGCGACCGCACGTGGGTATGCCCGTCGTGCGGCGCGGTCAACGACCGTGATGTTCTTGCAGCCCGTAATATACTTCGGAAGGGCATTTCCGAATTGGAGAGCAAGAGTAATTCCAACGATAGTAACATCGGGGTTTCTTGCGCTTGTATCCAAGAATCCCATTCGCTTTAGCTATGGGAGTATGTCAAGATACACTAAATACAGGGCTAAACCGATGATTGCTATCGTAAGGATATTAGCCAAAACGCATCCGATTATTATCTGAAACATGATGATTATATGGTAGATAACGCTACCACACGCTTTAATTATTCAACTTTTTACAAATATAGTAATTGCCCCAACCATAACAAGATCAAAGACACTCGTCATTAACATCAGACACCCATTCTTTAGATGAAAGAACAGATTCAAACTCAGAAGAAGGGCTATCATATACCGAATACGGATATTGAGGATCGTCATCAGCCTGCGCGTCTAAAGACTTAAATAGATGGTCATAATGTTCTACGTGTAAAATAACCCAAGAGCCGTCTACGCTCGCTCTTGGGCTACCTGTTCCTAATTCACGTTTCTTTTCTTCAGATACGGAATCATATACTTCTTTTGGTATGATAATGAATTTCATATTATTTTGCTTTTAGGGTTTGTAAATAGTTGTATGCTTTGATACAATCCTCCTTGGAGAGGACTGTAGGATAAATCGCTAAGTTTCTGAAAGCAATTTTAGTATAATCGTTACCTGAATATCCTATAGTTAAGAGATTTTTACTGGTAGATTCCGTTTCTTCATTATAAATAGATTCTTTCCAGTCTTTTGAATAAATCCTGCCATCAGAACAAATTGCATTAACGGTATTTTGATCGGGAATCAAATTATTTCTACCATTTTTTATGTTAATAAGTATTGGATTATAATTATAAATGACTATACTATTAAATTTTACAATACCAGCATTGTCATTTTTCCCTGTATTTATAAGCTCCCAATCTCCTATTACAGTCCAATCATTACCCATTTTAAATATAGACGAAGTTATCTTATCATCCACCCCATCAGTAACCAGATAGCCAGCATATTCCCCTTGTTCATTGTAGCCACTCCCTTCTGCAAACCCAAAATTAGACAGTATAAGATCATTACCATTGCCCGTAATGTTGGCAATAGTAGCACGATCTTCGTCCTCGTTGGTTTTGCCTACCACTGTCCATGCCTGGTCGGGGAAGAGCCAGGGATAAGTTTTGACGAAGTAGTCTTTGATCTTGTTCAGTTCTTCTTCGGTGGCGTCGTGGTCGAGAAATACAAGTTCCAAGATAGCAAATCTACCACAATGTTGGCCTCCAGACAATCCACATCCTACACATAATAGTTTTCCATGATTTTTGTCACCTTTTAAAATACCAACATTATTATATTGTTTTGATGTTTGCCATGTAAATGGTGATTTTGCAAAATCTATGATACCTCCAGCACCTAAATTCCAATAACCCTTATTTGAGGATTCTATTTTTTCAAATGCTACACCTTCTCCTGTAGAATAATTCCTAGTTGACAACAGTCCTCCTGTAAAAGTTGTATTCAAGAAATCCTGATCCCACTGTCTCAACGCCACAACCGTATATCCCTTTTCCTTAGTCAGAATGGGGAAGTTATCACAGGTACCGCAATCATTTACTCCGTCAAAAACGAGTGCACCTGGGTAGAGGGGTAGTTGTTCGATGGTGATGGGATTCTCCAATTGCCCCATATTACCACCAGGCACACAGAAATAAATCCTATTAGCCCCTTCAGTAGCAGTATAATTTATTTGATATATACCATCTTTATTATATTCCTGAGCATGACTTGAGCCTACGTTATCATAAATCTTAAAAGAGCTACCGTTAGCTTCTAGTCCGGTTATTTTAAGTGTTATATTGATGGTATTTTCCAGTTCATTTCGGATCAATTTAACAAGCTGTATTGAAGTTCTCTTGTTAATGATAACAATTTTATGACTGAGGACTACGCTTACTTGATTAACATCTGCATTCCAATCATTAGATAAAAAATTGTATTTATACCCACCAACCCCGCTCATTCCACCCCAAGCGAAATTCTTCATCTGTAAATCATGCCCATTACCTGTAAGGTTTTTCCATACAGGGTTCTCTGCCATTTGTTCATTAGTAAGACCTAATGCTGAATATCTGGCTACTATGCCTTCTATGTCTGGGAAAGAATCAGCATTACATGGTAAATCTAATATCATCTTCGCATACTCTTTAAAAGGTATGGAAGTAGGTACATCATACCCTTTGGATATAAGGGCTTGCCTTATATCCTCTTTGGTCGTAATTATTCTTGTTAATTTATCAGCTATCGTACCCATTACACAACCTCCCCATTTATGTTATCCAATATAGTACTCAAATCTCCTATCTTAGATTTAATATCTATAATATCCTTAGTATTAACATTAATATCATTCTTTATATTACTTACCTCTGTCTTGTGATTCTGCACATAAGTTTCAAGATTCTGGACTCTATCAAACAACCCACTTGTCTGATTCTGATCATCTATAACCGTATCCCCTACAGCCATAGAAACTGTATTGGAATTTTTATTATAACTGATTTTGGTAACAGAAGTATAACTGTTCTTATAATCAGGCATACCCTTTACAGTTGATACGTCAAAAGAATGGATTTTATTATATATTTCCTCTCCTCCGGTATTAATGAAATTATATCCATTCTGGGACATTTTACCACCTTTGTAAGCTATTAAATTAAAAGATGCTTTACCAGTACCTTTTGTCCCAAACCATGTGGCATATGTCATGAAGTGAGTAATAGCAGGAAGTGTATCAAGATATTTATTCCTAAGATCATTTACTGACATATAAACACATTCTTGACCAGATCCAGTGTTATCTCCTCCCCATTTCATTAATTCGGTCACAGTGCTATTGTTATTTCCAGGACAGTTCCAACCGACAGCCATGTTATCCACTCCAGGTATTCCAGAGTTGAGAAGCTCGGTCGCCGTGTCGAGGTCCTTCCCAGCCGATGCGTCCCACAGGTACCTAAAGACCAGGAAGTCCGCGTTACCTATAGATACTACTTGCGAACTGCTTTGATTTTCTGAAACAACTTCCCAGTACCAGGTATTATTTTTGAATGTAGCTCTTATAGGCACCGTACCATTAGCAGGTACGTTGATAAAAGAACTTCCAACATGAACATGGTTTACCACAGAAGTATCACCTTCTTCAACTTGGGGGAGGTAGATAGTAGAGTTGTTCTCACCTACGTTAGATACATAAATAAGATAATTATCTCCTTCGATACCTGCATTGTATTTCATGCTTATCGCCTCATGGTCTCCACCTGGAGTCCAATTAACTAATACAATGTGCTTATCCATCGGAATAGCGCTTACGGTATCTATTGTGTTAGAAGATGACATGAAATTATGGTAATTGTCGTATATCTCAGACACCTCATTATCTTCTGTGGCAGCAGCATCCAATCTTCTTATTTCATTCTGATCAACTATCTCAATATCGTTGTAATCTGACCAGGAATAACTTACCGGGGTAAATACTTTTGTATATTTACCCTTTCTGATGACATTACCGTCTACGATAATGTCTATCGCATAATATTTTTTACACCCTTCCATCACTCAATACCATTACAGTTACAAGAAATTTTAACAAATCCAGATGGTATGCTAATCCAGATAGTTCCAACAGGTGCGGAGGCTGCCGTGCTTTCTAACACCGTCAGACTGACACTACCAACATTCAAATCATTATCCATGACCTTATATCCTTCAACATACACCTTCCCTTCATCGCTGCTATAACATTCTTTTATTCCTACAATATGTCTTTCAGTTTTAGAATAGAAATCACATTCTATCATCTTAAAATTAGAAGGTATGTCTCCTATTTCATTTCCAATAGGATACAGATTGTCTGTGGACTTAAGAACAACACTTTTAGACGAACGGATATTCCCATATCCATCTATTTGCATAAACGTTCTTATCTCGACCTTCCCATTCTCAGTCTGATAGCAGTTGTCAACTACCTCAGAATCACTTGTAGAAGCATCTGGAAAATCACATTCTGCATTCAACCATGAAGTTGGAATATCTACTATTTCAGCCCCTATATTATAAGCAGGATCGGTAGATTTAAGAATAATATTTCTTGACTCACGCAAATGACCATAACCATCCAATGTTAGGTACGTTCTTAATTTAACTTTACCGTCTAATGTCTTATAACAATTTTCTACTATTTCAGTATCACTTGTAGTAGCATCCGGAAAATCACATATAATTTTATTCCAATTCTCAGGAATGGAAGTCATTGTTTCTCCTCTTGGTATATCCGAATCAGTAGTCTCGATAACAAACAGATATTCGGCCCTAAGACCAAGAATACTATCCACCGCTCTATATCCGCCCATGTGAACCTTTCCTCCAGGAGTAGCATAACATTCGTTTACTGTAATAACATGCCTTTCAGTCATATCCGGGAAATCGCAATCTGTTCTTGTCCAGTCGTTAGGAATACGATCTATTCTATTCCATTGTGGATAATTTACATCAGTCGTTTTGGCTATATAATAATATTGCTCCCTTACTCCAAGAACAGCATCTACCGACTGATATCCATTCAGATTAACCTTGCCATTACCAGTATAATAACATTCATCCACATACACTATTTCACGATCTGTCATATCGGGAAAATCACAGACCATTCTTACCCAATCATCTGGAATCACTTCAACGGTAGTTCCAACAGGGATACTATCATCTGTTGTTTGAACAACAGTAAAAATAGATTCTCTTACACCAAGTATGTTATCTACAGCCCTAAGACCTTCTACCTGAACCTTACCCCCTGGAGTAGTATAGCATTCCAGAACATAAGTAACATCCCGCTCTGTCATATCAGGGAAATCGCATACCATCCTGGTCCAATCTTGAGGAATAATTTTAAACACGTGTCCTGCTTGAAAATTATCATCTGTAGACTGTATCACTGTATATATAGATTCCCTGATATTAAGTCTATCATCTATAGCTTCCAAACCTTCTATTTCAACCTTACCATTCGGAGTCTTGTAGCATCTGCTTATAAACGTAACATCACGCTCCGTCATATCAGGAAGATCGCAGTCGATCATAACCCATTCGTTCGGTATTTTAGTGAGAACTTTACCTACCGGATTATCCATGTCGGTACTGTCGGTAATTCTATGAGTTTCTTTAAGAACATCCATCTGATCGTTAAGAAGATACCAACTCCATACTTCAACCTTCCCACCAGGTGTACGGTAGCAAGTTTTGAAATCTTTGATAACTTTCTCAGCTATATTAATCCACTCCCATTCGGTTGTGGCCGGAATACCAGAAACAGGATGCTTCTTACCTTCTTCGTCAAGATACCAATAACAGCCATTTAAGGACACAACCACTTGGTAGATTTTGTCCCCTATTTTTATACCGGATTTGCTGTCATCTACCGGTTGGGAGGAACCCCATTTTCCAACTATGTTGGTTATTTTATCAATGCCCCTACCAAAGGCACCGGATAAAAAATCCACGCCATTCATATGAAATCGATCTATTTCAAATTATTTTATTACAAAAAAGGGGGTGGAGGACCAGCCTCCTCCCCCTTGGGATATATAGAAAAAAGGAAAATCAAATCTTGCAGGGCTTGATATTTGCCGAAGCAGCTAACAAGTCCATAAGGTCTTGAATACCTTCGTGAGCACCATACGGTACATGGAAATGTACTGTAATGTGATCATCAATTACCCTACCGAAGCCATTAGAGTAACGTGCCGGCTTCAACGTTACTGAATAATCAGCATACGGAGCCAACAGATCTAAGCGAGTTTCTTCGTTGGTAAACATCCGTTCCATAAGTTCTTGGTGAGTCTTACGGAAGTCGAAGAACATACGTTGTTCGCGTTCTTTATCCAGCAATTCAGCGCCGAGGTGAGTGCGCGGAGCCCAGTGCTGTTTGTATTCGGTATGGATCGGGTTGAAGTACGTGCTGATAGCCTCGCGCTGTTCATCCGGATAACCACCATTTACAGCAATACGAACAGATCCTTCCTGGAATGTCAGACGGTCAATCAAACAGTCAGACGGAGAAATCATGTAGTCAATACCACGGAACAAGATACCGCATTTGCAGTTCTTAGGTGTCGGATCGGCTATAATAGACTGATCTCCTGCTACGGCACCCAAACGTTTCCAATTACGTCCACGATAAGATTCGGGAGCTTTCGATACAAAGAAGTCTTTGAAAATTTTATCGCATTCGTCGCAAACCATGTTAGTAACTACAACGGTTTTAAACTTATGCTGACATCCACCAGGTGTGCCATAATCTTCAATTGTAAGATACGGGAATGCTGCCTGCAATTCTTCTTTTGCACTGTTACCACATTCATCATCCGGCAACGTGATTTCATAAGCTTCTTTCGAAATCTTACAAGAGCCACATGCTTCCCAACTAACGGTAGTAACAGCAGGGTTGTTACACATATCTGCCGTTTTAGCAACGAACGTTACTGTGGCAGTTGGATTCGTTTCTACGAATGTGTCAATATCGGCCTTCGTTAGTTTCTTGCTTACAGCCACAGTGTACATACCTACACCGCCATCCTGAGCTACTGTTTTCTTAGCTGTGCTGGCAACAGCGTTTTTCAGACTTTCTACTACAGTAGACTGATCAACACCATCATCCTCTAACGTTACGGCATAGATCAGACCGCCGTCTACCTTAGTATATCCATCAGGACACTCTTCACAGCCTTTCATGATAGAAGACAGTTTTTGAGTGTAATCATCAGGCTTACCGCCTTCTTTCATCACCTGATATTTGGATGTAGAAAGATGACGTCCGACTCTCTTAATATCCAAACCTGGATAAGCGGCCTTAAGCTGAGCCAGAGCATAAGCGTCACCGGTATCACACATTTCCATACAATAGAAATTCATGTCGGTTTCCACCGGAGTTTTTCCCAGTTCATTGCAAGAATGGATAGGATGGATTTCTACAAAATCACCTACCTTGCCACCACCTGCAATCGGCTGATTCTTGATACGTTCGATTGTTTTCAAGATAGCAGCCAAAATATCAACATCTTCACAAGGATCACATTCTGAGCACATATCCTCACGACCCGGACAGTTTTCGAAAATGATGTAATCATCGATATTTACCTCACCCATCGGATAACCACGAAGCTCGAACAAACGGCCTGTCAACTTAATATGGATAGGGATACGATCGCCTTTTCTTGCTGTAATAGCGGTACTGTCGTCAATTCCGTTATAACCGAAAATAACCTCATCTACTTTAATTTCTTTGCTCTTCGGAGCAGAAGCATACACTTCTATAATTTCATCAATAGCAAACGTAGGTGTAGAGAATGATTTATCATCAGATACACGGTCGTTCACCATCTCATTACGTCCGATTCTGATCTGGAAACGTTGTTCGTCCTTACGATATCCTTTCAAGTCTTTCAACGCTTTCAAACCATCTTTAGTCTGCTCACCATCCAAATCATAGATAGCGATCTGACCTTCTTGGAGCAACAAAGAATCTACGTCCGCCAACTTAGCGTGCGGAGGACAGATAATGTGTCTGTCATACGGTTTATGGATAGCCATAGCCTTATAATATTTTAAAAATTAGTATTCTGTTATCTGTCTCAAAAATAGCGATAGTCATATAAGCAACAAAAAGCATTAGGAATTAATTAATTCTTAATGCTTTTTGATAATGTTTAATTTAAAATATGCCTCTTATTTGTCACAAAGGAGATTGGACGTTGTTTGAATCTATTTGATAACGTCCGTATTCGCTTTCATTCAAAGCAAATTGCTTTTCAATCATGTTAAGGATAATACCAATTAATTTATCATCTAATTCAGGATCTATATCGGTTGAATTAGAACCATCGGATTTAATATATCCTTCGATGTCAACTTCCTTCGGATAACGGTAATACGTAAGGTAAACGGTGTCTACATCAAAACCAGACTTATACACCCTTACCGAATCTTCTCCTATGGTGTAGAACGTTTCCCTAAAATCAAAATCAGGTTTGTTAAAAGAGTCGGCAAGAAGTTCATGCGGGTTTTCGTTCTTAGCCTCCCACATAGTAAAATCAGTGACCGTGCATTCACCTTTGGTAAATACGCCTGATATGTTTGAAAAAGAAAAGAAATCAGAAGGCAATGAAAACAAAGTGCTTTCCGGATTATCTTTATCTCCTCTCTCATCAAGTTCTTTCGAATACACAACCAGCTTTTGGATATAACGTATATCCTCTTCATTTTTCTTATCAAGGATATAACGAACAAGGCGGTTTTGCTCGTCATTAAAAAGCTGAACAAAACGTGCCTTGTCAAGTTTTATACCACCGTTGGTCATGTTTTCTTCAGCCTTCTGTAAGGCCCGGAGATAACAATCAACGATTTTCATAAATTATTATTTTTTGTCAGCGTATTGATCAACATCGAAACCTTTCTCATCTTCCTTTTTCTTCTTGTCAGACTTAGTGCCTTCTATTTTTTTATGCTTGTTCTTTAAAGCGTTATACGCTTCCAGGACACGTGACTTGGTTTCTAACATCGACTTATTGGAAGCAAGAGCCATAGATGCAGAGATGGCGTCGGCGCCCAGGAGCTCGCCATTCAGATACAGTCCGTCGGTGTTGACGGTGACAGCCAGGCCCTCAATCATTTCCCTGATCATACGATGGAATTTAATCACCTGCATTCCCTCAGAAGATTCATCATCAGACAAGAACCTTGAGCTTGCTTCTTTATACATGTCAACGTTCGTATTCTTGGCATCAATCCAATTAGTGAATATGTATTGAACCATGCTCTGATCAAGCTCTACGCTGTATATGATGTCAAGATACAAAAGCAGATCGTAGATGCTTTTCCTTTCAGCCTCTGACCCTTTCAGCTTGTTCATGAACTCATATAAAATATCAGCCTTGTCAATCTGACGTTGTTTCCTGATATCTACGGCCGTAGTCTTGTCTTCTACACAATAATAAGATTCGACATACATTGGATTACCGTCTTCCTCTTTAGGAGTAAGAGACTTGGATAAAATAGCTATATACAGCTCAAATAAATCACGAACGTCATTAGTATAGAACAAACGACCATCATACAAGTCAATTCTGTAAGAATCCCAGAAATCGAAATTCTTTTGGTCCAGGTCCTCATTGACAGTTTCTTCAAACGGATACCGAATATTCTTAATACGCATATCCATTTCAGCTTTCTTGTCTTCAAGTGAGTAACCTTTATAACATGCTGAATTAATGAAGAAACCGGTATCATATACCCTAAGATCCTTATCCCATCCACAACAAGATACTGTCTTGTTCCCAGGGAAAGGAGTCTTGGATATGCCTCTTTCCTGATATCCGGAAGGAGCTTCTTCATCCATCTTACCTGTTATAACATAAATAGAGTCGGAATATATCTTCATTCCTCCTACGGTAGCCAGCAGTTTCTTGGACTCATGGCTTTCTTCAAAAATCTTTTTTCCCATCTTTTTATATATCCTATGAAAACAAAATTTGCGGCCGGTTTTAAAGCCGACCGCAAGTTAATACTAAAAGTTATGATCACAAAGAACTCGGTAATAATTCAATTGTTACGAACCGGCTGGTATCTTTTACCCAACAAGCCGATACAGAGTGGCACCAGAATTGTTCTGACATACGAGGATGGCTGGATACAATTTCTTGAGCCGATACCCTGGATGACCATCTACCTTGTTCGTAACCCCACCACATAGAACCGATATCAGGCTTAACGTAGAATACGTTGCTGTTGATATTGCCAATACGAGCTTCGGCTGAAGCAGGGATGCCGGCGAATGCGTTAGAGTATTCAGGAGCGGTCAAGTCTTCCATAATACATGAATATGATGTGATAGGAGTCATACCGTCTACCAACTGGCTTCTATCTACCATATCAACGTAATCCAAAGAAGGTTCGTGTTCTACAATGACCTTACCAATACCCGGAATAGTAACACCCTTGATCTTTACAGTTCCTAATTCAAGAGCATCGTTTGATCCTGTTACCGGATTATTGATAATACGTTCTGTACCCATAAGCGGAGCCAAGGCACCCAATTGAGAGAAGAACTCATCACGGAAGATTTCAACGATGTTCTTGTAAGCCATAGCACCTACTTTGAATTTCATTACACGATTTTCAATCGGCATATCGCTACGACCACGGAAAATATAGTCAGCAGCAGCCAGGAAGTGTTCACGCTTGATACCGCCCGGACGTGCATATGAGATAACGAAACCACGGCGAAGTTGATGGTACAGGCCTTCGTTTTTCATCAAAACACCATTATGACCCTTGACTCTACCTCCACGCATGAACATAAGTTCGTATGCTTCCATCTTAGCCAACTCAGCCAAGCAGAACAAAGACACTGTATTGGCTACACGTGCTGTACGCATATCAATGCTTCCGTCACCAAGACGAGAACCGATGATAGCATAACTTGCATCACCTCCTCTGATTTCAGAAAGCTGACGAACTTTCTGGTAAGCCTTGTCGATGAAATTCTGTGTACGTTCGTCAGCATAAGCCAAAGACTTAATACCAGCGTACATAGTCGTTTCACCTTCAACACCACGGTGTCCACCAAGCGTAAATTCACAAGTCATAGAACCGGCCTTAGAAGCACCTCCTACACCAGAGAACTGAGTAGAGAACTCACCAAGAACGTTTGTTACCTTCCAGTATTTAATACCGGCACGAAGCATGTCTTTCGGGAAGTATTTAGCACGAGAACGACCCCACAGCTTACACCAGTATCTCCAGTTTTCACCTTCTTGTTTAGGAGGACGCTCTGTAGAGATAAGAGCCTGGCAACCGTTAATCACATCGTAAGTAATAACATCTCCTTGTTTAAATTGTGCATTCAATACAATTTCGAAGAAGCTTTCATCAATACCGGGTTTTGCATATTTCAAAGACGTATCTTCTACTGTAACCACCTCATACGTTTCTGATACCGGAAGATCATAACGGAATGAACCATTGATACCATTTACGGTAATAGTAGCATCCTGTTTGATCATACCCATATACATAGGCAGAGGATAGTTTGTAATGTTAGAAAACAACTCAAGCATACCCAGATGGTTCTTATCCGGATCTTCGTAGTACCAATCTTCTAAAGAGCTAAGATCGTGTTCTACGATACTTTGCTTAACGACTTTAGCGTCGGTATATCCAATCACCGTGTCACCATTCATGGTGGCCGGGAAATTTTTTGTTAAAAGTACATTAGCCATGAACGAAAAAATGTTTTAATTTTTAATCTATACTGATTTCACGTTATTAAAATATATTCATTAGATTTATATCTATTCTATAAAATATTTAATCTAATTGGATTAAACGCAAACCCACTACCGATTATCTTTTCAATAAAAGAATCACCGACTACTTTTCTTGCTATTCCAATTGCTCCATTAATATCTGCATTGATCAGCTTTCCAACAGAACTTTGGAACGATCCGCGTTTCTTTCTTCTACCTAAGTAGGATCCCTGTTTCTTTAGAGGTTCAAAAGCAAGATGATCGATCTTTGATGTATAGGACTCTTCATGTATAACAACATTAATTCCTAAAAGCTTTGCTTTGTAAACGATCTTATCTATCAATTTAGAATGAGGAATAGAAACAAAATGTTGGTTATTCCTTTTACCAATATTTATCTCGTTTTTCCATTCTTTATTCAATCCGATGATAATCGTACCAATATTGTTTGATTTACAAAAGTCTACAATATATCTACTGATCTTATGCAACTTGTCTTCTATCCAACAATTTCGGAATAAAGTAATCCTTTTAATCTTATTTGAAGTACCTACATCACTAATGAAAGACATCAACTTAGATTTCTTCTTATTGTACCACTGATTTACTGATTTCATAACCCGTCCGTTTATAATGAAAGAATTAGTTTCTACATTACTAATACATGAACATAAATTATTCAATCCTAAATCAATCGAAAGGAAATTGTCTTTATCTAAACCAAAATCAGTTTCCTTTCTTTCATAAACTACCTCTACTACATAACAGGTAGCTTGAGGTATTATTCTAACTTGTTTTAATTCATCTTTCTTTACATTTGTTTTGATTGGTTCGATTACATTTTTAACAAAATGAATATGACTATCATTTTTTATTCGACAATCTCCGTTAGTAAAAACAACTATATTTTGCTTACTTCCGTTTTTATATGAAGGAAGATTTGGTTTTCGATTATTGTATTTTGAAGGATTTTTTTCAAAATCCTTCTTCGACTTAATCCATAATTTTATGTTTTTAAAAACTTGACTTATTACCTCTTGGGACACATGATTAGGTAAATTCCTAAAATCAAATTGATTTTCCCTACAAAGTTTGGTCGAAAACTCGTATTCCTTTATATAGAAACCATCGAATATTCCCTTTCTGACATTATATAAGACATAATTATATAACAAACCAGATTTGAGGCATATTCCCTCAAATCTGCTGTCTTTAACTATATGTCTTTCAACTAATATCATTTCTAATCAATTGTTATTTCATCGAACTTCACACCTTGAACTTGATCACCTTTATCATCTACCGGAGCCACCCTCTTGTCTTTATTTGTATGGCTGATGAGCTTATAAATTTTCTTTTTCTCATCAACTACAGCTTGATTCGACTTCTGTTTTATGAACTCTCCTGGGTTCATAAGAAACATAATCAAATCTGGCGCTTCTTCCGGATTCATCATCATCTCCCTTACCCTATTAAATGCTTTGGTAATTCCGGGATTCGATTCAGAAGGTTTTAGGGCGAAATCAAGAGCTTTAGATACCATAGTGTCATTTAGCTGATACTTTGCCTGGATAGAAGACTTAAGGTCTTTCTTATACCTTCTAAAATCTTCTGCATCCTTCGCCTTCTTTTCGGCAGCCTCTTTAGTACGTTGCTGGATAATATCATCCATTCTCTTATCAAGCTCAGCCTTATACTTTATAGCCTTTGCTTCAACATACTCTTCACCTTTATTGATAATGCCTTTGAAAAACTCATCAGCTTCATCTTTAGGCAACCCAAGAAGATCAACATAATGGCGAACGATCTTAATCTGATCTGCTTTGTTTTCAATGTCAAGCTTTTCTATAGGAGCGACATTCGTATCATATTGCTTAAGAATATCAACGATATTCGCGCCGGCCTTATCAGCCTGGATAAGCTTCTTAGTAATATCAGAAACAGAGGTAACATCTATCTTATCCTTAACAATGTCCTCTTTCTGGCTTTCAAGGACTGTAGATAATATGTCACACAACGAATCTTCTTTACTAAAATCAAGATCATTGATAGTAATCTCTTCGCCGTTTTCACCGCTAAACACCACATCTTTCAAATCGGGAATGATTCCCCTTGAAGAAAGGGCATCCAATACTTTTCTGTAATTGACAACCGGAGTCTCTACCTGATCCTGATTAACATCAACTACATTCTCTTCTCCTTTTTTATCCTCTTTAGGATCAGGAGTAGGATCAACAACCGGCTCTTCTTTAATTTGAGAACCTTCTTCTACAGGCTTCTCATCTTTTTTAGCCGGTTCATTACCATTAATAGGCAGAATATCTTCTTCCCTATTATAAACATCATCAACCGGACCGATACTAAAAATATCGTCCAATTCTACTATTCCATTTTTTTCTAATTTTCCCATACTGCAAAAATATTTAAATACCTATATTTCAGATAAAAAACTTATAAGTGTTTAATCTTCACTAAAAATTAAATATCCCCAAATTTTATTAGAGATTTTCTAATGAAATTTGGGGATATTTAATTTTTAATTCTTATTGATTCCGGCTACATACCTTTTGGTGGCATCTTCCCTCGCTCGTTGAGCAAGCTCTTTGGATTTTAATTTTAACTCTTCCATTTTCATTCTCATTTCATCATCATGAAGTTTGGAATCGTTTTCAATTTTCTTATCCTCTATCCTTTCCTTGCTTTCTATATCAGCTTGCCTTACGGTCTGATCTGAAACAGAGGCCAGGAAGTTGAGGGAGGTGGCGTCGCTCTTGGCGTCTGCCGCCCTGCCTGCCGCCTGGATCTTCTCTTGAAGTATCCTGTATTGACCTTTCTTGTCTTCCAAGGCAAGTTCATGCTGACGTTGCTTATCCTTCTCAGCAGCTTCAGCTTGTATCTGTTGCTGGTTAAGCTGCATCTGATTCTGTTGTTGCTGCTGCATCTGACGCTCGTTGTATGCCCGAGTATTCCTTGCATTCTGTATAAGTTCCACCATAGAATCTGATGTAAAGATAGATGCAAGATCGTAAATGTCTCCTCCGGCTGTATTTAGCTGCAACATAAAGGTCTTGAACTTTTCAAGTTCATCCCTCTTCTTTGAGTTGGATAAAGCCTGAACACCAAGATGCCTTAAACTAAGACCGTCGGTTCCTATAGATAAAAACGCTCTGGTAAGGTCACTTTTTGTGTACATTACAGAAATATCCTTTCCTTCTTCCTGGCATTGTTGAGCAACGGCCAGATGAAGATCGAGAGCCCGTTTCTTGAAATAACCGAAGTTATCAAAGTATATCTGTGTTTGTAACATAGATGCCGTAACGCCCTGCTGAACCCCGGTGGCAGTCTCATATCTATTGGGACCGTTAATTACTTGAGGTGTGATACCAACCATTTCAAAACACTTCATCCTCGACCATTCAGCAAGCTCCATTCTTGTTTTAAGCTGCTCTGTCTGCGACAAATCATAGACGGCAAACTGGTTGAAAGGAACACCGCCTTTCGTGTTTTGAGATGAGGTATCTAATGTCAGAGCACCTACAGACTTAGCTACATCAAGAAGATTAGCCCATATATCAGCCACATCTTCACCCAAATCCTTGTATTCACTTGGAACCAGATTTATATCCCCTAAGAAGAATTTACCGATCTCCTTTTCAAGAATATTGTTTATCTGATTTATGGAGAAATTATAAAATATTTGATACGGCTGAATCCTGTTAGCCATAGAAGTACCGATATATCCGGCAACGGGTAGAACAAAGTCATAGATGTTGCTATCCCCTTTTATCTGGTGATCGATAGGTTCTCCATCCAGATACAGGTTGTCCTGAGCGAGAGCCCCGCCACTGATCTTAACCCCGTACCTTACCTGTGGAACGTAATCTACGAAATAGGTATTAATCTCCGGGTTCTCCATTCCCTTACTCATGGTCCTGGTAATTTTCTTAATACCATTTTCCTGTAAAAAGTCTTGAAGAAGCTCGTCGGTTACCATTTCGGTAGTTACTAATCCGGTTTCAGTTTGGTAGGTAATTACATACACCTGAGCCGGAGATACCCAATATGATTCAGTTACCTGATACAAATCACTACGAACATGCTCGTCGCTTAAACTCTGGGCACGGTTATAATAATTACCATGCTCTAAATTTGGCATGAATCTGGTTCTGTGATATTCGTTGCCATTACTATCGTATCCGGTATATGTGCCGGCTGGAATACCGTAATAATCCTCATAAGCTTTTATAGAAGCATAATCATTATATCCTTTCCAAGGTATTACCTTATTCTGATATAACATCCCTACGCTCGCCGATTTGGATAAACTTACATAGCTTCCATTATCACCATTATGATAAGTGCCATTGAAATTATCAGCACCTCCTATAAGCTTTTGCTTGTCTTTTGCCGTAAGAAGATGCCCCCACCTTACTATAATATCATTGGCAGTATAATAATGAACACGACCAATATAATCCCCATATTGAGGATACTTGCTATCTAATGTCTTAGAATAAAACGTATTCAACGGAGACCATCTTTCCGGCTTATAATAGTCGTATCCTACATGATAATTTCTAAAGCAACGACCGGTAAGAAGATAGTCGATGAAATTCTCAGTGTCTATCTCATCCATGTAAAAACGCCCCCTGTCCGCCTCAAGCGTATGAGAACCCCATATAACCTCGGCAGTCTTCCATTTTGTATTCATGAAGTTCTCTATCTCAGGAGGGGTCATAGATGCTTTCACCTCTTGTATCTGTTGAGCATAAGCCTGCTTTTCTTCTTCGCTGGCAAAATTATTATAATCCGGATCCAATCCTCTATTTAATAACTCTTGCCTAACCCTTCTGTCCAATTCCTCTCTAATGTAATTATAAAGAAGATTTTCCTTCGTGGCAGAATACTGATTCACTTCAGATTCGTCCAATCCAACTACATTATACTTATCAGAAAGGTTACCCAACCATCCTACAAAAGCGTTTACGATCGTACCTATTATATCATAATGACGTAAGAATGATGGAATATTCACATTGTCCCTTATAGACTGAACATCCTTAAGATAAGGAATTACATCTTTCAGCTCCATAAATGACAGCTTCCCTTCCATCATCCTGTAAAAATCTTTGAACTTTTGGTTCTCATCAAGCTGCTTCAAACCAATCAATTCAAGAGAATCCATAGTGGCTTTAAACCACTCCTTGGTTTTTCTCTTAGTCGGTATCGCCTGCACCGGCAACCCTGAAAATACTCCTCTGGCCGGAAAAGCCTGATCTCTATTGAAATATTCCATCCTATTATCCTATTTTTCACAAAGATAAGGAATTTGTTCTCGTCACCTCATTTTGTATGGGTTATGTCTTCTTACCGTAAATCCTTTAACCTGCTCTGTCTTCCTACGTTCTCTCTTCTTTTGATTCTCCTTCTGAGTCGTACTTTCAGGCATGTAACCCATATCATCATAATACTTAGCCAGGAGAAGAGCGTGGCCGAAGGATATGATACGGTCGGTGTTGGTCCCAGGACCGAAGGCTATGATCTCATCAAGAAGTTCTATATCAGGGATACGGTAAATACCTTTCTGTGTTATTTCATTACCATCATCATCATACCCAACAACAACATCCTCCCAGCAATATTGAATAACGGTATTGAAAAGCATGCGCTGATTGGGAACCGTAGGAGCCAAACCGAGCTTGTTGTTCTGACGGGCTCCGGCACGGATAATCTTACCGGCAAGACGTTCGCCATCTTCCAGTAACATAAGCTGCTTATTTCGTCTCGTAAGATAAAATTCATACATTCGGTCGGCATTCTCCATAAGACACTTAGCTCCATACGCCTCTTGAAGTATTTCACAATTCCTACAAAAATCATCGGAAGATGGAGGACGTGATGCGTATGATGCTACTATGCAATAAGCAAATGGATCGTTGATTTTTACATATCTTTTAAGTACATAAAACGAACCAACAGAATCAGTATCAGCCTTGTCAGATTTATAGGGGTCAAGCGATGAGACATAAGTGTAATCAAAAACACCTCCTTCTTCTGGTGGATCCTCATATATAACAACAGGAGAATCTATGTTACCACCTTGAAACGGATAATCAGCAAGCTGCTTATCACTAAAATTATACCCCATTTTCATGCCGTCTATCTGATAAATATCCACTGTTTTACCAGGCCTACCTTCTTCAAGAAGACGGCTTTTGTGCTTCAACGCATCTTCTACAGGGAACCTATTTACGTTCGTATTAAGGAAACAATCATCTATAGACAAAGGGAATGCCATTCGTTCCTGGACGTATAAAGCTCTATCCTTTTTGACAAGTTCATCAAGACGAGATTTTATCTTCTTAGTATTATCATCAAATTTTGATACCTGAATATCTATTTTCTTAAGACCTGTAGCTTTCTCTATTCCAAGGTACTTATCTAAGGTTGTTGTTTCCTTATCATAAGCATGAGACATCTGAGCAGGAACAAAACAACCGGATTGACTAATACGCCAAGTTGGTTTTAAACAACGTTTATTAAGCAGATCATAATTCATGACAATAAACCCGTATTCAGCAGGGTTATTCATCACTTTTTGAGCATCTTGAGACTTTTCAACGTTGCCGCCCGTACCGGAGCATATCATCATCCCCCTCATTCTATCGTGCATCATATGGGCAGGACGACCTTGTAAGTATGCTGCTAAAAATGGGAATTTACCTACCTCATCATAAATAGATGTATATGGTGTTCCAGATGCGGTCTTAAGAGAGGCACCTGCTTTACCGCTATCAATATTGGTAATACGAATACGAGCGTGAACGTCACGAATATTGTTCACCGTCTTAGTACCCATAATAACCTCTTTAAACCAATCATTACCTGTTCTATTTATTCTTAGATAAGGATGTATATTATCAAGACCAAACTCAAGATACTCACCAAGACTCATAAGGTCCTCCTTACTTGACCCAATAACATTATGCGTCAAATTGTATGTCATTGTAGCATTACGAGCCAAAAACGAGCTCATTATGGCCGTATTATGAGTAACGATGTAATTGGTGGTCAAAAATAAATGAGAGTCATTATCAACGGTTATACAAGTGGCATGCTCCTTTCCGTATATCGATATGGATCTTATTTTTAATTCCTTACGATTCCTTGATAGTATAAGTTTGTTCCCCTCCAATTTAGCATACCAACCTGAAGCCCAAAACATACGTTGTACAAAATTTATGACATCCATGTCAATATGAGACAACGTAAGCTCTTCTTCTCCGGTTACTACGTTTCTGAAAGAACGAATGAAGTTTTCTATAAAATCTTTCTTTTGATCTATGGACGATCTTAGAAATTTCTTACAAATGTATTTATCGAAAAACATATCCCCACTATAGCCACCGAGATAAGCCGCCAGCATCGAGGCGTAGGCCGACGGCGGAACCGGCAGCTTTGCCGTAGGGTAGTTCAGGGCCTCACCTACTGGAATAGACATACTCTTATAATCCAATCCAGCTATGGCTCTAAGACTCCTAACATGCCATTTTCCTCCATGATTGACACGCCATTGATGATTACCGCAGCAAATAACATTACGACCGTCTTCAAATACGACTCTGTATGTAGTTACTTTCCCTTGAGGATAGACACCTACGACTTCTACTAAATTCCCTTTATCGTCATATATCTTATCCCCTACAACGATATTTCCTATCATCTTTTCCCGGTTCTCAAGATAAAGTATCTCAGAGTCAAGAAGGGCTTTTCCAAAACGACGGCACCCGAACATGAATATTCCTTTATTCTCTTCTTCAGCCTGCTTTAGAAATTCGGCAAACATCCATTCATTATCACGAAGCTGAGAATTTCCAGGAATACGATCATCTCCCACGTCAATCATCATCTTCCAGAAATTGATATGCCAGTATAGCCAAGGATGGATAAATACACCATTTATGGTAACACCGTTAAGGAGTTTCATAGCCTCATTCTCCCAGAATTGCTTGACATCATCGTCTTGCTCTTCATAAGAATAAAGGTCATTCCATAACGGAATATCGTTACCCATATTTATATAAAGTTCTTTACTGTTAATATTCATGACAAAACTACTTATCGAGCTTGTTCTTAGCTTCATTCTTAACAAAAGACTGAATACCTGATACTGTTTGTCCTCCTTTTAGGCTTTTCTTATTTTTGGCAGCCTCAAGCTGATTATAGACATCCATTATCCCACACATCTTAATATAAGATTCAGTCCATTGCATTAAGCTATCAGACAAGCTCTTTTGAAACTTAAATTCTTTCTCCCTCTTATCGGAATCTTCTATTTTATCCCAAGGGTTTTCAGATAGATAACGTTCAGCCTTATCTATCTGATCCCTTAGCACAAGGAGTTTTCGATCTACGTAAGAGACATCATCGTTAGTCGGCTTTCTTACCTTCATTATTCACTATTTTTAAAAAAAACTCATACTGAGACTTAAGCATATTAAACCTGTCTTCAAGAGAAGATGGATCAACACGATACTTGCACATGTTTTTTATTCCTTCCTCAACAGATTCTTCCTTGAACATAACAGAATCAGTATTATTGTCAACGTACATAATAAAATCCGATTCTCCGTCGTTTACTATCCTGTCAAGAACCTTCTTGCTGTCATCATCTATGTTAAGATTATGACCGGCGTTAATAGATAACCTGTAGACGGTCTTAACAGAAGAAGATACTTTCATTATCTCTTGTTGATACAAGTTGGTCATAAACGACTTTTCTTCTAAATCAATAAAGTCTTCCAACTCTATGTTGTCTTCCTCATCCTTCTTCCTAATAATATCCTTAGTTATCTCTTCCATCTCCTCTCCCACCTTATCTTGCGCAGACAGTAGATGGTTGTAATAAGAAATAAGATGCTTTATATCTGAATCAAAATCAATCTTCTTCATTGTCAAGAACCTTTTTATCATGAATAATAACGTCCATCAACTCCATTGATAAATTATAATCAGCCACTTCAAAAAGCTCGCTGTCTGTCAACGTCCTTAAAAAAGAAACAGACAATCCTCTTTTCTTTGCAAAAGATCTAAGTACGGCATAGAGAATGTCCCCGGCAGAATAATCGGGGAGATCGTCACAAGATGCCTGCAACATAGAAAATAAGGACTTCCTTTTATCCTCGCATTGTAAATGCCTTGCTTTACCACATCCGCCCATAACTTAACTTTTTTGAATTATAGTACCTTCAAAATTAAACGGAATCTTTTCCTCTTTTTGAGACCCATCTTTTTGATAGTGAACAGTCATGTGCTTTACGAATCTTCCTATTCCAAATCCTGCTGTATGTATCTCTATATTGAACTTGAAGTGACGGGAGTCAATGATATTCAAATTAGAGGACGTACATCCACAAGATGTCTCTGATGCTGTTATCTTCATATCATGCTTCGACTCAAGAACGAATGAAAACTTTATACTGTTTCCTTTCTCTACCGGTTCGAAAATGATTTCAAATGATTTACCGTCTTTAGATAGGTCAATGTTATATTGCTTGTCATCTGTAGAAATAACATTAAACTCATCAGAATCCATTGTAATAAGTTCTAACCTGTTCCATCTTGACTTCTCATCATAAAAATCAATAGAATACTGACGATCCATCCACGAAGGACGGGGAAGCCCCTCCCCAAGCGCACATTCCTCTGTCTTGCTCCAGGCCTTCTGCTTGATGAAGCACGTACATACAGAACAACGATTTTTACCTATTTTCTTGCTTACGTATAAAGAAAGAGGAAGCATAGAGTTAGGGACGTTCTTGGTATTGAATTTACATCCCTCACACTTTTCAAGACGTTCCTTGTACCAATCGGGATAATCTTCTTTTTTTCTTGGAAGTTTTTTTAATATCGTATCCATAAAAGCATCGTATATAACTTCCGCTTGCAAAATTTTTTTCATTTCATTATCTATTAAATTCTTGATCTTGAATATTTTGTATTTCACTAAAACTATGACCCTTACGAGATTTAAAGATAGATAATTTGTTGTGTTTTATCAACATATCCCCACTTTTTATCTCACCTGAGTCATAAGCATCCTTTATCATCCTTATCTTAATATCAAGACACTGAAGCTCTTTTTCCTGATACTTAGATAATTTTTCCACCTTAGATTTAAGACGCTCAAGATTGTGTTTGCGCCTCTCCATCTCATGAAGGTTACAAACCATATCACCTACATACGGGAACGATACAGACACGTTATCTGTGTACGTACATAAGTTATTGGCATAAGAAATACTGGCTCTGAAAACGTCACGTATTTGGTTTCGGTCGTAAACGCCCCCGGTCTTATCCATCACATCATCTATAATATGTGACTCAAATGATATAGGGAAATCATTCTTCGGCATCGGCTTCAAAAGTTTTCTTTCTGTAAAATAAAGAAACCAACGCACATTGATCTCTTGAACCCTCCAATACAAAAAGACGGCGCATGTTCTCTATATCCGGGCACAAACACCTTGTCCTGTAATTCCCTTCACGGTCAATCAAAATACCACGTTTCTTCATCTCCGTATCCAAAACCGATACATATTGAAGATCGGTACTGAAACAATGAGAAAACTTCTTCTTCGTCTCATACGAATATCCAAACACAAAATAATAGGCAAGAAGATTTAAGTGCCTCGCATCTATGACATTCTTCTCATTGCCTGAAGCCATTAGGTATCCGTTATAAAACAGAAGTATCTTCTTAGCCATATCTACCGTATTGGAATAAGGCACTAAAAGCCTATAAGCTCTATTACTAACATCTTTATTATCACTTTCTTTCATGAGATTATCGTTTTGATACAAAGATAAGAATTAAGGATTTATAAATTTAAAATTAACGTATTTTATGACAATGGATTCAGGATTTGTCCCGATATTTGCACTGTAACATTAAAAAAATAATACCTTATTATTTGATATTCATTATTTGTTTCTATATTTGCTGTACGTTACAGATTAGAGAAGTACGAGAAACAAATTATGATAAAAAAAATATTACTTGTCTTAGTTTGTTCTTATATTCCTCAAATCTGTAACGGGATTTTGGAGTTTTCCGGACGAAAAAAGACACAAATCGGATGGATATCCCCAAAAATCCATCCGATTTTTTTTGTTATAGATTATGAAGCTGCAATTAGGTAGAAATATTAACATAAGTCTTAGACTTTTGGAGCAGTGGTCATCAGATTCGCTGTTCATGGAATTGTATGCTTTATACTGTATGATAAAAATCTCCCGCCGGGATTCGAGAATAAGATTCAAAAACCAGAAAGATCTTCTTCATAAACTTGGAATCGGGTATTCGAAGTTCAAGAACATGACAGGACATCCGATGTTTGACGAACTGTTCCGTATGACGGATAGTACGTTTGTCGCAAGAAGATATCGTGTTAATGGCGTACAGCTTACTCTCGGATGCGGGAAAGTGAATATTCCAAAGAATAGGATTTTAATTAAGATAAAGAAAAATGAAATAACAAACCATGAAAAAGTCCTTGACAGGATAAGAGAGGCGATGTTTGTTAATTTAGTCAAAAACAATGAGTCTGTACTGAACAGTGGAGAGACAAACTCTCAGGCGGAAGTCGTAGACGGAAGCCACTCGTATTATGGATTAATTGATTCGACGATAAGTAATAAAACAATTGCATTGTACTTGAATGTAGGACTAACAAAAGCGAAAGAGATTGTCGGTATGGCAATACAAGACAAGCTCGTAAAAAGGTTCGAAAACATACAATTTATAACATACGTAGATAATCCTCGTGCTTACATTGAAGCAAACGAACATAACTACCCAATAGGTAAGCTGATTCCGGTATATAGGCACGGAGCTGTTTTCTGGCAAATAGCAAATACCTGGACCTTGTATAAAAAAGGAGCAACAAACAGATGGTATTTTGGAGAGAAGGATATAGAGAAAGGGAAAAAAGAAAAAGTGAGTAAGAAAGACGATTTCAATTTCTTCTTAAAAGACAATACTCATATCCTACGTTTCCTAAACGCAGATGAAGTTGTTTCCGAAGATGGCGAAATCCTTGGCATAGATCGTAAAAAGACAAAAGAAGAAGAAGCAAGGTCATTGGCTTCTTCTATGGCTAAAGAAGCGCACAAAGACTTCTGGGAAGGATATGAGCGAAGTACACAAAACCAGATTATAAGGAAGTACTATCGCGCTATCATAGCAGAAGATAAGAAGCGAAGAATGGACATGTTCTTAAACCGTCTTAAACAATCATACGACAAGGTTAGTGGATGGAGCAAGGAGAAAGTAGCCACAGTAAAGGCAGGCATGGCTGATGCGGAAGCCTGCTGTGCTGAGGTGGGGACGTCCGTTGCCGGGGTCTGCGGTAGGGTAAGTAGGAGAATGAAATCCTATAACAATACTGCTCCTGACAAAAAGGCAGGTTTTAATGAGGTACGGGATATGTATGCTGAGTTCGCCGGCGAGATGGCTAAAGCGGTTGGTTCGGTAAGCGAAGACATCTATATGTATGTTAAGGCAGAACAGTTTAAGGAAAAGATAGAGAATATGGATATATCTATCCAATCATTACCTAATTACAATACAACAGTAGGTAATGATAAAGAATTAGATGGTGAATCTGTATTCAAGGATATACCATTTGAAGAACTATCATTCTATAGTGATACCTATCTTTATCCTTCATCTCAGTACTCATCATTATAATGTTTGGTACTTGAGAGAGGGTCTGTTCTTAGTAGTCGCCAACAGAGCCGAAAAACGATAATCTCGTAGAACATCAACGGAAACACCCGTTAGCCACTACTATGCCATTACTGCACCCATACTAAACCACATTACTGTCTGTCACAAAGAAACTTATCCAACTTATTATTTCTTTTTAATCCTAATTAATTCATTTTATATTTTATGTTTTATTTTATTTTCATACTTTTGTTTTGTAGAACAAAATCAGAAAAAAGATGGCTATAAGTTACGACAAAAAAATCATGGAGTGCGTTCTTCGTTCAGTTATGTCCGAAGGTAATGTCGCCCAGGGAGAGGCTATTAAGTCTATTTGTAAGTCACCAAAACCGCTGTTTATAACCGGTAAAGGAGGAAGTGGAAAAACAACGTTCCTTAAGCGTATTATACCGGCATTAAAAAATGCGGTTGTTGTAGCTCCTACAGGTGTTGCTGCTGTTAATGCAGGTGGTCAAACCATTCATTCATTTTTTAGAATAGGAATGCAGCCGTATATACCTGAAATACGAAAAGGTGCGTTTATGGATAACTGCGAATATAAATTCAACGGAGGTTCGGAGAAGATTTTACAGAATATAAAGTATCTTATCATAGACGAGATTTCTATGGTTCGACCTGATCTTCTTGACAACGTAGCTGATATACTTCGTCATGCAAGAGGAGACAAGGACCCGTTTGGCGGAGTGAAACTTATTATGGTAGGCGACCTGTTTCAGCTTCCTCCTGTGATTAAAGAGGATTTTTTTAGAGAAATATACGATACATCTTATTTTTTTAGTTCGAAGTCTCTTATGGCTTCTGGTATGGAAATGGTGTCTTTTGAAAAAATATATCGCCAGAAAGATGAGAAGTTTATTAGTGTCCTTAATAAGGTGCGTGAAGGGCAGATGGATGATGATGTATTTGATACAATAAACAGCAGATGTATTCAGTCTGATAATAATCAAGGATATGTTGAGATTGTAACTACCAACTCAAAAGCTACGGCTATTAACGAAATGAGAATATCATCGTTACCAGGCTCTTTAAGAAAATTAGAAGCTGTTATAAACGGTGATTATCCTAAAGATGCTCCGGTTGAAAAAACTCTTTTCTTGAAAGAAGGATCAAGAGTTATGATAACAAGAAACGGAGGAGAGTACTTCAATGGCTCTCTTGGTACTGTATTATCTATAAAAAAGGGGGAGATTGAAGTAGTCCTTGATAAACCAAAAGATGATGAGCATACTAAGGTTGTTATAACACCATGTTCGTTTGAGAAAGTAAAATACGTAAGAAACGGATATAAGATAGAATCTGAAGTAGTAGGAGCTATTATTCAGTATCCTATAAAAATAGGTTATTCTATCACGATCCATAAAGCCCAAGGTCTGACATTGGATGCGGCTATGATGGACGTATCTAATTCTTTTGAAACAGGACAGCTATATACGGCTCTTTCAAGAGTAAAGTCTCTTGATGGATTATATCTTCGTCAACCTATTCCTAAGACGGTAAAAACCAGCGATCAGGTGGTGATAAACTTCTATAAAAGGACTCTTGGTAATGGAGGTATTGTGAAACCGGTTCCAATGGAAGAGCTTGAAAAGTCAATGATTAATTTGTCAACCGGATCTGAAATAGATTTTGCAGAGTTTAATTTATAAAAAATATAGTTATGAAATTTGGAGAAGCTTTAGAAGAAGTAAAAAAAGGTGCGTTGATTGCACGTGCCGGATGGAATGGTAAAGGTATGTTTGTATTCCAGCGTCCGGAAGATTGGTTGTCTACTGATATGATAGTTAATAAAGTAAAGTCATTGCCGGATTCGTTTAAAAAATACGTAAACGATTATTATGACGTAACTGAAACCAACATGATTAAATTTTGCGCTTATCTGTGCATGAAAGATGCTAACGATAATATCGTAAACGGATGGTTAGCTTCGCAATCAGATATGTTGGCTGATGACTGGATGGTGGTTGGTTAAGATAACTTAGTTTATCACCGCTTTATTTTTTTATAAATCAATTAATTATTCACTTTTAAAAATTACAGTTATGAAAACAAAAGAAGTTTGTGACAGAATTTGAAATCAATGGAGAAAAGTATGGCGGATATATTTATGCTACAACTTTTTCCGAAGCTGAAGATTTTGTTAGACAAAGAAAAGCGACAGAAAAAGTTGTAGGTGGTCCGTGTCTAGAACAAGAAGAAATTAATCGTCTTTATAACCATTCCTCTTAGAATTTTTAATGATTCTTGTTTGTTGGCATAACCTTGAGATGGTGATACTATAGTATATAAGTACCTAATAAGAATATGGCAAGAGTAGATAAAATATTTCAAGACAATTTGGCTCTTATAATGAGCCAGCCGTGGGAAGAAGTGAAGCGTCCGGTCTACGGTGACGGGACAGGCGTAAAGGTGAAGCGTATCCTGCAAGTATGTAACCAGTACGATCTTCGTCGGGAATTTCCTCTTGGTTCACTTAGACCTACTAATCTTAAAAATTCCATAAAAGAAATATTGTGGATTTGGCAAAAAAGATCGGTAGATATCAAAGATCTTGGTCTTCATATATGGGATCAGTGGGCTGATGATAATGGAAAGATCGAAGGATGTTATGGAGATATGGTGAACAGACATGTTTATATGGGAACCGGAAAATCTCCAGATGGTATGACAGATATCCATGATGGTCTTTATGGTTTTCTTAACCAAACAGACTTCATTCTTTGGTCACTCAAGAATGATCGTTCGTCAAGAAGAATAGTAGCATCCATGTTCGATCCTGAAACCAATGGACTAAAACCTCTTCAAGAATGTGCGTTTCAGATCAATTTATCTGTTAAAGGAGATGAGTTGTATATGACGCTTTATCAGCGCAGCCAGGATATGATTACAGCTTCTTACTGGAATGTAGCTCAATATGCGGCGTTGATGATGATGTTCGCTCACGATGCTGGGTTAAGGCCCGCAGTTTTCACTCATTTTATACAAGATATGCATGTGTATGACCGTCACGAAGAACAGGCAAATGAGCTCCTTCGTCGATCTCTATTCGGCCCGGTTCCACAGGTTACTATCTCGTCTCGTATGGAAGGGAAAGGGTTTTATGATTTTGTAGCTGATGATTTTGAGGTATGGAATTATGAACCGAAGGAGCAAATCAAATTCGAAGTAGCAAAATGAAAATAAGCATAGATAGAAGGGTCAAAATGATTCCTATTATGGAAATCAGTGCCGGAGATGAGGTTAATATCGGAGGCTTTGATTATGTTGTTGAAAACATAATTCCATGTAGGAAAGGATCTTATTCAGATGCATATGGAATTAGGTTGGTCATGTCTTCTTACAAGCATGGCCAACTTGTAAGGAAAGTAGATAGTGTTTTTTCTATCGATTCTATTTTAGTATTTCTCCCTAAAGGAGATTCTGTTGTAGTAGAGTGCTCTTATAGAGAACTTGAAGAATGTTTCCCTAAAATATGATGTAATGACAGGAGAAGAGAAATGTAACCGATGCGAGCAGTTTGGACCGAACGGTCTCACTGACTATCCATGTAAAAGGATTCCATCAAGGAACTGTCCTTGGTTTATTAAAATATCGGATAAGAAATATAAGAAGATTCTTGCCGATAGGGTGAAAAGAATTAAGGAGAATGAGAAACTTAAGCAGGAGATGATGAAAGATCAGGATCTTGTTGAAGAAGTAAAACAAAACACAAAAAGATTAATGCAATGAAAAAGAAAAATATAAAACCAGAAGAAGTGGAAGTCGTTATTCCTAAAGAAGTAGAAGCTATTAACATATGTGGAGATATCAATAGTTTTATAAAACATATTATATATGTTAGCTTGGATAAGGTAAGTAGTGATAGGGCGTTTGTTAATAACGATATTCTGTATATGGTTACATACGCATCTATAAAAGGTAAAAATATACCCGTTGGTGTATTAGCAAAACAGAAGGATGCTAAATCAGAAGATATCGCTATGCCGTTTGAGGATATTGGAAGGGACGTGAATGTCGTGTATCCTATTGAGATAGGAAAGATGTTTAAAGGATTTTACATTCTTAGTAATGGTGCTGTGGCTATTGATTACGAACTTACAGACAATGGAGGCTTTGAAAATGACGATAGCATTGGTAAAATCGACATGAATCTAAATTAGTGTATTATGGTACTATATATAGCCGCAGATCCAGGAAAAGATGGAGCCATAGCCTGCATCGATCAAGACAGCAAACTAATATCAAGAATCTCCACTCCAAGAATATCAGCTTCAGGGCCGGTAGACTTGACTAAAGAATATGTTTTTTGCCGGGATACGATCGTAGAAAACAATCCTGATAGGGTAGTGTTTGTCATAGAGGACGTCCACGCACTGTACGGGGTCAGCACGTCCTCTACAGCCTCCCTCATGGAGAACAAAGGCCAACTGCATGGGCTGTTCCTCTCCCTTTGCATGGCATTTACGGACATAAGTTGCTCCGTTAATTTCATAGCTCCTAAAACATGGCAGAAATTAGTTTGGAGGCATTCTGATAAGGTTATGGAAGCCAGTAAGGTAAATACTAAGAAAACGTCATTAGCTTGCGCTAAAAGGCTGTGGCCGACAGATACGTTCGTTAAAAACGAAAGATGTAAGACGGCCCATGACGGTATAGTTGACGCGATGCTTATAGCAGAAGCAGCAAGAAGAAGTATTTAATCTATTTTAAATCATTTTAAATCCAATTAATTCGTAATTAGATTTTAAAATAATACATTTGCAGTGTTAGATAGTCATAATCGTAAGTTTTAAAAAATGAAAGTAAGAGTTCCTGGCATACTAATGAATGAGAAGCTTTCAAATATTTCAAAGATGTTTGATAAGGTTCTAAAGGATTGTGTCACATCGAATATAAAAATTACTTTATATTTTGATCATATCCGGATACAAGCCATGAACGAACGTATAACATATACGGATGATATTTTCGATGTGAATACTGATATTTCTTGTGACCAGAAGTTTTCTCTTTTAGTAGATGCCGGGACTCTTATTTCATTTTTTAAAAATCATAACCAGGATATAGAGATAGAGATTAAAAATGATTACAGTATCGTTTTTAAATACGATAGAGGATCTTTTTCTTCTACTTGGATTGAGGATAAGGCTTTCCCTGATTTCTTTTATCCTGTAGGTGACGGTATTCGTGTTATGAGTTCGTCTTTCATTCAGTCTATGAAAAGATCTTTTGCGTTTGTTGGATCGGATGAATTTAGACCAGCTATATGCTCGATTCTTCTTAATGTGAAGAAGGACTATATTGACATTGTTTCTACTGATATGTTCCGTCTGTTTATAAACAGGAAAGAGTATGCTAATGCATCAGAAGAAAGGTCGATTATGCTAAGCGAGGTTGCGGCTTCTATCTTGTACCGCTTTCTATCTGATAAAGATACGGAGATCAGTATTTCTACAGATGGAGTTAGGACGTTCTTATGCTTTGATAATGTAATTATATCGGATATGAACGTAGAACAACAGTATCCTAACTACGAATACGTATGTAGCAAATTCGAAAAATCGTCGAGAGTTAAGTTTGACCGGGATTTACTTATATCGGTTCTTAATTCCATGACTTTGGTGGATAATGTTGTTAATGTCAAGGTAGATGAAGAAAACGGCATAACGGTAATGTCTGAGGATTTTGGAAATAGAAAAAGAATAATGGAATCAATGCCTTTGAATGCGCTCGAAGGTCCGTGTTTTAATTTTTCTATCGGTAAGGAAAATATACTGTCTTCCGTAAAATCACTTATAAAAGGAGATACTGTCATGGATTGGTCTGATCAGTATAAGATGATAAAGATGTTCAATCCTAAATACGAATCAACATACGTCTTAAATCAAACATTGTATAATCTATAAAAAAATAAAAATATGGCTTTTAGAGAAAACAGAAGTTTTGGTACAACTTATTATCTATATATTAATTCGGATGGTAACTTGTATGAAAAAAGTAACGAACCGAAAGAAGGTTTCGTTCAGCACATAAATCCTAATAACGGTCAGCCGGCAGGATATTGGAAAGAGTATTATAATGGAATAGTTGGATACATCAACTACATCGGGTTAAAGACAAGTACTTTCTCTAATGGAAATACTGCTACTAATTTCCTTATCGTGTTGAAAGATTACGAGCTTAATGAAAACTATTGTATTTCCATACCTCTCGTCAATCAAAAAGGAAATATCAAGGGCTTTGTTAAGAGCTTCGTAAAATACTACGAAAACATCGATTTCAGTCGTGAAATTTATTTCAATGTCTTTAAGAAGAAGAAAGATGACGAGTTTGGATCTTCGGAACTTATTATCGCATATGCCGGAGTAGACGGAGAAAAAGATCAGCTTGTTGAACGTTTTTATAAAAAAGGCGTAAATGGTTGGCCTGACCCTGTTGAAGTTACAGGATTTGATGGCAAGAAAAGCCTCGATTATTCAGCTCAAAACAACTTCACTTATCAGAAGATTACTGAATATTCAAACAGGTTCAATGCTTCTATTAAAGATATCAGAGCAGGTATAATGGCTAAATTAGGTTTAGGAGGAAATACTCAGCAAGAGCCTACAGCTCCTCAGACTTATCCCCAGCAGCCGGCAGCGCCTCAACAGGTTCAACAACCTCAGTCTGTTCCGAGTGCTATTCCGTATCAGAATTACCAACAGCCAGCACAGTATCAGGCACCGGCTCAGCCTGCTGCACCTGCCCCGGCGCCTACTACAAGGAGCACCAAGCCTCAGCATCAGACGCAGCCACATCCGCAAGCACAGATGCCGAACTTCCCTCCTATGGAAGAAGATGACCTTCCATTTTAATATAAACATCAGCCCAGGAGAATAACATCTCTTGGGCTTTTAAAGATTGTGTAGAATGATGGTAGAAATAGTTACAAGATTTCCCCTTATTAAACTTCGTAGGAAAGTGACAGAAGAAAGGATTATGGCGAAGCATGGGGATAAATTATGTATGATCTACTCAGAAACCAGAGAAAAATATAAGCAAGGAGATGAGTGGGTCGATGATCCTAATGATGCAGACATAAGTACTTTTCGTGAGTGCTATGAATCAACGAAGGATATAAAAAAAGAAGGTATTGTTTATTGTACTATAAAAATATAATTATGGACAAGTTGGAAGATATTGAAAGACTTCTTTCTGAAAAAGAAGATAGCAAGAAGGATACTGTTTCTGAAAAGAACAACAAACATAAAAAAGAAGATAAGGTTGTTAATAAAATACCTGAATCTTATTTGACTCCAGGTTATCAGAAGACTGTGCAGGTAGGTATTAAGAAACTTTATCCTGATGTAGTGGTACCTGAATACAAACATGATGGAGATGCATGTTGTGATATTCGTGCATATAGAGTGGTGAAGATGGTGAATGATATGGGAGTGGAAATAGATGTTCCTTCCGATTTTGAATCAATTACCTTATATCAAGGTTATTCTGTTAGAATAGGAACAGGGTTCAAGTTGAATATCCCAGAAGGATGGTGTGCGAATGTAGAAGGAAGATCAGGATTCTCTTTTGACGAGGGAGTGGTAGTTACTAACGCACCCGGTAAATGCGAATTTACCTACAAAGGAGAGTATATGGTTAATCTTACTAAAATCAATAAAAAACCGACCGTAATCCATAAAAACGATCGAATAGCTCAGATGGAAATCGTTCCACAATACAAAATGGTATTGGAAGAGGTGACAGATATTGAGGTAGAAGACGGGAATGAACGTGGAGAAAAAGGTCTTGGTAGTTCTGGAGTTAAGTAATGTTTAAATATTTTTAAAATGAGCATGTTAGGTTTTACATTCATCACAGACAGCAAGCTGTCAATGTACAGGGAGAAAGCTATTAAATCCGAAAATCTTGCAAAAGAAATTGAGGAAATGCAGGATAAGGCCGCTTCTTACAAGGAAAGGCTTTCCGAACTCAAGTCAGATATCGCTTCAAAGGATAAAGAGATTTTATCTGTTGGCAAAGATCTTTCTGAGTCTAAGGAAAAGATTGACGCCTTGAAGGAAAATCAGAAAAAGTTGATAAAAAGCGTCAAGAAGAAAACGGAAGAACTTGATGCTGTCAATGTCGATCTTGACAAAGCCAGGTCTGATCTTGATGAGGCTAATTACAAAATCAGAAACTTGGAAGAAAAGAAAAACAGTATCTCATCTGAATTAAAAAAGAAATCAAATGCATTGATTGAAGCCAGGATCAGAATCGGAGATTTGGAAAACGAGGTTTCGGTTGGGTCCAAAACAATACAAGAGTTAGAATCGAAGCTGAAATTAATGCAAGTAGAATTAAGAGGCTACCAGATAGGTATAATCGGTAAAGACAAAAACGATGCCGCTGAGCCGGAATTGGATAAAGATGAGGAGTCAGATAAGGATGTGGCAGAACCAGAGAAGTCTGATGTTGTTCCTGAGACGGATGTGATTCAGGAAGAAGCCGGTGACATTGTGGAGCCCGAAAACGAAGCTGAACGAGTAAAAGACACTAAAAAGAAGAAGAAAAAAAAGAAGTAGGTATTTTAATCCTTTTTATATTTTAATGTTTGCCATATTATGGGTTAGTACTTAACTTTGCGTTGAGAGAGTTTTTAGGATAATTATTGGTTAATATTTAGCTGTTATATGCAGGCGTCTGTGAAGGCTCCTGCATATTTTTAAGGTCCTGTAGCTTAGTGGTGAAAGCAGGCGGCTCATAACCGCAAGATCGTGGGTTCAAATCCCTCCGGGACCACTGTCCAATGGTGTAGTGGTAGCACAACAGATTTTGGTTCTGTTAGCGGAGGTTCGAATCCTCCTTGGATAACGATTAAGTTTTTGTGGAAATGTTAATTATCTGAATGTTTGCGGTGTGTGAACATAGCAAACATTAAATGGCCCATTAGTTTAACGGATAAAACCTTTGAGTCCTAATCAAAAGTTGCCTGTTCGATTCAGGCATGGGCTACATGGCTTGTTGGATGAGTGGTTTAGTCAGGGATCTGCAAAATCTCGTAGGGCGGTTCGATTCCGCCACAAGCCTCTAAAAAAGTAAGACAATGAACTACCCAGAGCAACAAATGCTTAAGATCCTTAATAGGGATCTGTTAAGTAATCCGATGTATGTTATTAACAATCTCCATATATATGATTGGGAATCTGACTTCCTGGCCATAACAAGATCATTGTACGCTTATGAAGTAGAGGTTAAGATGTCTAAACAAGATTTCTTTAACGACTTCAAAAAGGATAAAAAACATAATGTTCTTAAGGACGGCATTATTAAGGTAGGTGGTGTCATAAGCTATCCTCCAAATTATTTCTACTACGCCTGTCCTCCTAATATGATTGACGTAAGTGAAGTTCCGTCTTATGCTGGTCTGATTTATGTCGATGTTAGTAAAAATAGGAAGAACGTCGTTAAGGTCGCACCTTTAATTCATAGACAGAATTTTGATGTAGTGGGTAGGAAACTGGTGGATAAGTTTTATTACAATATGCTTACTTGGAAGAAAAGAGCTATTTCAAACGTGTATGCTGACCCAGCCAAGGAAAGAGAGAAAGGCGTGCGTGCCGGGGCTGAGGCTGTGAGGAAGTCGGCCTGGGATGCGTTCAGGGCGCAGTGTCCGCACATTGCATTCCCCTATGGAAATGAATTTCCGATGTGTGACGATCACGAACAAGATCATCCCATGAGAGACTGCATTCTTCAGTGTGAAAAAGGTAGAATATTTAAAAACAAATTAAAATGAGCACCCCACGTGAATTAAGCAGGATAGCTAATAGGATAGCCGGTAAGATGACTGATGATGGATGGGTCAGCCCCGGTAGAAAGAATCTTGTCTCCGATAAGAAGGTTATGGAATTAATAGATTTGATCTTTAATGAAATATGGAGGGAATTAGATGACGGGAAAAGAGTCCATATCAGAAAACAGATGATTTTGAAAAAGATTTTTGTCAGTAGGCAAAAAGATAAATACTACATACAATGCATAGAAAAAAGGGACGCCAAATAGACGCCCCTTTTCTTTTTCTGTAAGTAATTGTTATTTTATTACTTTCCTTACCAACTTAGAAACAGCTTGCGTGATAGTCCACCTGATGTTTGCATTAACATTGATAGTCTGAGGAGTACCGTTTGCATTCAAGTTAATTACCTCCTTGTCTATCTCCAAGAACGGATCACCTGCTGTCTGGGTAATAACCGTATTAGCTGTCTGACCACCAGCGGCCGTCACCTTAAGAGTATTTACCAGATCGTTTATATTAGTGTTCGCTGCAATACCGGAGAATACGATACTGAAAGCAAAGCCCCCTGTTGCACCAGGGTCGTCGGCAATAACAGCGCCGTTGTTGGTAGCCTTGCCTGCCGCCTGATAGGAGGTAGGTATTTCCAACGTCAGAGGATGAGTTTCGTCCGGAGTTAAGGAGAACGTTAATTTAGTTGAGTTACTTGTACCGTTGATCGTTACAGCACCACCTCCTTTTCCTACTGATGCAGTAGGATCTATTTTTACGAACTCAGCTACCGGAGCTTGGTTTATGGTGGCACTTTTCTTAACATCCCCGGATTCGGCACCAAATTCTACTTGTAACGTGCGCTGTACACGACCTTCGTATTTTTCACCTGATACGGTAACCGCCTGATCACCGTCACCTGATCCCGGATTGAAGGTTACAAAACCTATTTTCAATTCTGCCATGACATAAATAATTTTGTAGTTAATTAATATCTTGACAAAGATAGATTTATTATACGAAAATCATATTATTCATGTTTATAAATTAAAAGTTATCTTTATCCCAAAATAAGACAATCATGAGAAGAAGATTTTTTAACAAAATAGGGGGGGGGCGATCTCCCTACTGATAATTTCATGGTTTTTGATAAATCAGTATCAGATCCGGCTAATATAACAATAAGCAAAGACAGCGATTTTTTATATAGGTTGATTACCAGTGGCTTCTATAGAGTTCTTTGCAAGAGTGCTATGGGAGGAGGAGAGGTTTTTGTATGTAGATTAAAAGATAACGACAGTAACTTCTATATTGATGGTAGTCCGGCTGATCTTACCGGACAAGAAGGTGATGTGATGGTCGTTTTCTTAGAATTTTGGTATAAATGGTATAAGGTGGATGATAATAAATTTCTTTATCATTTTGCTGATCATGATATTGACGGCACTTACATCCATGTCCCGCAATCTCTTATTGGAGCATATAAAGGATATGTATCTTTGAATAGATTATATAGCTGGAGTGATGTTACTCCTACGACGAACGTATCATTATCTGATTTCAGAAGTTACGCAAAAGCACGTGGTACCGGATACCAGGTGATAGATTTCCAGCAACATTGCGTGATTGCTATGATGTTGTATGCTAAGTACAAAACACGAAACACGCAAGCTGTATTAGGAACCGGTGGAGCAATCTCTGATCCGGCTACAACAACTGGCAGCAGTAACGAGATCGGTAATGTGGATACCAAAAACGAAAACTCTAAATACGTTTCAGGCTTAGGCTTGGAAGGTGTTTTCGGCGGTATCTTCGAATGGGTGGACGGTGTGGAAATCAATAACCGAGTTTGGAAAATAACCGATCCTGACGGTTCGACTCGCAACGTGAACGCCGCGACTTCCGACGGCTGGATAACGAACATCGCAGCCGAAAACGGTCCTTTTTTCGATATGGTACCAACGAATGTAGGTGGCAGCGAAACGACACATTATTCAGATCACTATGATCAATCATCGGACGTCAACCTTGTTTTGGCGCGCTCCGCTTACGACTCGTATTCGTATGACGGTGTGGCGTTTGTGGATGCGTTTTACGATGCCTCAAGCATGTATCCATACTACGGTTCGCGTCTCGCTTTTCGTGGAACCATATCCGAAGTAAGTCCGGAGCAGTTTAAAAAATTACCAGCATTATAATATCATATTTTAACTGTTTTTAAATAGTATTGTTGATATTATTATGTATGTTTGCAACATCAATATAAAATATTATAGTCATGAAAGTAGATTTTTTTAACAGTAAGGATTTTTTAGGATCTAAAACTAAAGAAAGCAAGATCCGGAAGTTGTCAATCAGCAAAAGTAAGATAATGACTATCTCTGTAGATAATTTGAATTGGATGGGGGTAACGGATGCGGTTGTTATCGGCTTAGAAGAAGGGAAGATATTTGAAGGAGTTGAAAATACGGTCTTTTATCTGGCTGCTTCTGATGTTGAAGACGAGAGATCGTTTAAGGTAAATAACCTTGGTGTAAAATACAAGAGAGTTTACTTAAAAGACCTGCTCGATTATCTTGGATGGGATATAGGAGAAAATTCTTATGCTGTGTATGATATTATAAAAGAAGACAGTAATCTATTCCGTCTTCAGCTTAGGGTGATAAAAAAGAGTAGGAGTGAAAAATTATGAACGATGTAGATATTAAAAACAAAAGAATACTGCTATTCGATTTTGACGGGACGCTTATAGAAACCGCTTCTGGGAATACGTTCGCTACAGACTTGACAGATATGAGGATTAAGATGGATGTGGTGAATAAGGCTCTTGACCTCATGCAGGAGAACGGTGTTAAGGTATTTGCTATCGTAAGCAATCAAGGAGGAGTAGAAGCTGGGTTTGTTTCTGGATCTGATATTGAAGCTAAGATAGAATACGTACTGAGGTCCGTACATGATCTGGCGGTAAAGAGAGGCATAAGAGGCGTCCTATATGAAAAAAGGTTGTGTTATTCAAATGACGAACAAAATCCGATGAGGAAGCCTAACACGGGCATGATTGATGATATTCTTATGAAGTGTAAAGACACGGTAATGCGTGGTATGAATTTCAGTCAACTTAAGGGATGTTCGTTGATGGTCGGGGACGCCAGTGGCCTACCAGGGCAGTTCTCTGATTCGGATAAGGTATGTGCTGAGAAGGCCGGCGTTGAATATATGGATGTTATCACGTTTGTTGGTAAAGACCTTGATTTGAATTATGTGTTGTCCAAAGAACATACAAGTGAAGGAATAGTTATTCTAAACAACGATCATATATATATCCTTGAAAATCCATATGGTGTTGGTCTTAATATAAAAATCACTTTAAAAGATTTTTATAAGATTGAAACCGATGATGGAAAAACTGCAACCGTAGATGATGTGCTGAATATAAGGATTGATAAAGATCAGAATTTCAATTCATATAGTGATGTTATAAAAATAGAAACATTAAAAGACGGTAGTATCAAATATACAAGCTTATATCATGAAAGTAAAGAAAACAGCGATAGTTTATCATAAATCGGATTTAGATGGCGTTGTGTCGGCAGCCATCGCAACTATGTATGAACACAGTAAAAACAAGGATGTTGTTTATATCCCGTATTCGTATGAAGATGATGTTAAGAAAGTTACCAGCAAGGTGCGTGACTTAGATGCTGTTTATGTTCTTGACGTGTCTTTCGGAGCCGATTCTAAAACGGTTTTCAAAAAGTGGCTTGATGAAGGAAAGAGCCTGATGTGGATAGATCACCATAAGGGAATTATTGAGGACAGTAAGACATGGGGGTTCGTAGTTCCAGGGTTGAGGAGAGTCGGCGTCGGTGCGTGCGCACTTGCCGCCGACCTGCTTATGGGGAAGGTGCCGGCGATCGTCCGGTGCCTGTCAGACTACGATGTGTGGAATAAAGAATCTGAATTAGGCTGGGATACGGTAGTAGCTGTCCAGTATGCCTTGAGATCAAAAATGAGATTGAATGTATTAATAGCATTGTCGTATTTGTATGATCACTTTAAAGAAGATATGAAGGACAATGAAATTGATCTTATTTTTTATGATCTCGCTAAAGAAGGACGTGCTATAATTAACTACATGGCTGGTAAAAACGAACAAGAGGTAAGTGCGTTCTCGTTCGAAGCGTATGTTGATGAGGTGAAGGTAGTGGCGATGAATACCACCGAATTTAGTTCTAAAGTATTTGATTCTCTTACACCGGACTGGTTAGACGGTAGAAAAATTAAAGCCCTGATGCCATTTTGTATTATGCCAGGTGGTAAAGTCCGGTTCTCTCTTTACGAATGCGTAGAAGACAGCGCGGATTGCTGTGAAGTAAGTAAGAGATTCGGTGGTGGAGGACATGCTGGTGCTGCTGGGTTTGTGCTTGATGTCACGGATATCAGATTCAGGGAATTTATAGAAAAACATAAACTTATATCACAATGAAGTGCGAACTGTATCAATTTTCCCCACAAGTCTATCCCTTTAATCTGTGGATATATGTAGGTAAAGATGTTTCTGGTATGGTAGAGTGTTTCAATAACGATTTTAGTTACATAGATAATAGTATGGGCGCAACCATAACCGTACCGTATGGAGGATGCAAATTAGATCCTTGCACAGGATTCTTGATATGGTTTATTAATAAGAACGTTATTGATTTTAACACAGTCTCACACGAGGCAGCCCATGTGTCTCTCAATGCATTTGATTTCTTAGGAGAAAAAGTAATGCAATCAGAACCTTTCTGCTACCTCGTTGGATGGGTGGCAGGAAAGTGTGAAGAAGTAAAGAAAGGAAAAGTACGAGATAAATTAATATGGGAAAGTAAGTGAGGTAATTTTAAAATATTGTTGGTTGTAGTAAGTGGGGAGGTCCTAAATAGGCTTCCCTGCTTTTTTTTATGTGATGAGGAAGAAAGGTAAAAATGTTTATGTTACGGGAGAGAGATTAAGAATGTTTATGTGATGGGAGAGAAGCTAAAAAAGGTTTGTGTGATGAGGGATATGAAAGATGTTTATGTGATGGGAGAGAAGCTAAAAAAGGTTTGTGTGATGAGGGATATGAAAGATGTTTATGTGATGGGAGAGAAGCT